TAGTCTGCTGCTTTTTCATACCAAGCTGGTTCTTTATACTGTGATATGGTAGCTCCTTTTTGAGCTTTAGGTAATGCACCACCATATTGAGCCATTTCAGGTTGATCAGAATTATTTACAGCTATTTCATTAAAATACATTTTCATTTTAGGCAATACTTCTTTTTTCTTTTCATCAAAAGTATTTTGAAGGTTTATCTTTTTTTCAGTATATCCCTCATTTAATTTATTTTTTACCCCACTATATATTACATCTAAAACTTTAGTGGCTATTTTCTTTTTACGTTTGTTTTTTCCATTGTAATCTTCTAATAAAGAATTATAATCAGAATACTTTTGTTTATCTTTTAAATCATTTTGACTACTATTAAATATAGTATTAAAAGTATCCATATCCATAGACGGTTCATATTCTGAATTTATTATATTGTTTATTATAAAATCATTATTACGTGAACCAGGTCTTGCCTCAGCTATTTCATCGTTAAGATCCCCTTGCTCTATTTTAAGTCTTTTGATACCATATTGTATTCTTTCCAACTCTGAATAACCTAGCTTATCTAAATGCATTCTTGCTGCACTTTCAGGGTTAAATCTTCTACTGCTTAACATTTTATTTAAATTACCTTCACCAAACTCACCCTTAGTGTTATCCCAAATATTGGCATTTTTAAGACTTTGTTCATTCTCAGATCGTACAGAACTTATCTCCCAAGGTTTCATAGCCCAACTACCATATTTTTGTCCTTCTTGAGTAAAATAATCCTCACCAAATAAATTAGACAACCAATTTTTATATCTTTTACCAGGTATTCTTTCCCAAGTATTTCCTTTATCTACTACTGTAAAGTCTTCTCCTTCTGGTTCAAACAATGGTGAATTCTCTGTATTATATGAATGTGCATATTCATGAACTATAGTACCCTTTTCTTTATCAAAAGGTACTACATCACGGTCACCCATAATATAAGGATCTCTCTTGTCTGCTAACTGAATTAAATATGAGTACTGATCAAACTCAGGAAAATCTGGAGTGGAACCATCTGGATAATCAATATTAAAATTTTTCTGATACAAACCTCTAGCATTTCTATAGTCAAGTTCTTGACTACTAGAAAAAGGATAGATAAAAGGGGTTATGCCTCTCTTATAACCTTTGTTTGAACTGTGTGTAACAAAAGGCATCTTTACAGCAAAGTCTGGACCAGCTGCCGTAAAGTCAATTTGTGAATTTATTCTAGATGTTAATTCTTCATCAGATAAATTTTCTCCACTTATATTAAATATATTTTTTTTATATCTTTCTCTAAAAGCTGGTGTTGACAATTTATATAGAAGATCATCTTTTTGCTTTTGAGTATCTATCTTTTCATATTTGTCTTTAGCAAATTCAAAAAGCTTACCTTCATCATAACCCTTCCTGGTATTTATTTTACCTGTTCTATCATCTATTTCAAACTCTTCCTGAACTGTCTCATCACCATATTGAGCTTTAGGTACTTCAAACACTTGATCACCTGGAAACTGATAGTTCATACCTGGCTGCATCATTTGACTATTACCTAAGTTATCTATACCTATAACTGGAAAGTCTACATCCTCCATAGTTATATTGCCTGAGTCAATTATATTAAATGGATTATTTAAATCATCACTATAACGTTTATAACCTTCTACTGATATATATTGTGTTATATCTTGTAAAAACTCATTTGGTCCACCCGGCAATCCTATGCTTTTTTTCTTTCCCATGTTATCTCTGTGATAATAATAATTTAGTATTCTCTAATCTTAATAGCATTTTTTTATTTCCTGATACTTGTCTTCTAAGTAAAACATGATTAGAATAATGTCTAAACTTTTTTCTTTGAGTTTCAGGTTTAAAGTAATTAAGATTTGTTTGGTTTAGTGGTCTAGTATACCCATTGCATTGAGTGTTAAAGACAGATTGCTCTGCATTAGTAAACTCACCTCTATCATTAGTAATATCCCAGAATTGGTTTATTCTAAATTTATGTTCTACTTTAGATGCTAACACTGTCATATCATTAGCAGTTACTATGGGGTATGTTAATTCACCCCATGGATTATTAAATGGCTGTGAAGTAATATTTAATAAACCTGATACCTGATCATTATTATAAATAATAGCTTTATCAAAGTTAAATAGTAAATCTTCATATTTATCACCACCACACATATTATACTCTGGCTCACCTTTGTATATATATGTTTCTAATTGATATTCTATACTTCTTATAGTATTTACTTGCTGACCAGTGTTGTTAATTAATTCTACTTCCCAAGCATAATTATCACCATAATAATTTGCAAATAAATCACATCTAACATTATGTCTCCAAAATGACCCTACTTTATAGTTAGCTTGTACAAAATCAGCATAGTAGTAATTACATTCTGGCGGAGTTGGATCAACCCAATTAGGATCACCTATTAAACCTAATTCAGGAAATGTATCTGGACAAGTTCCAAGTGTAGTTGTTGTTGTGCCTACGGGTCCTGGAGGACAATCCTCACACTCTACCTTTCTACAAACAGGTGGATTTATATCATCACATGTTCCTGTAGCATCCGTATAGAATCCATTAGTAGCATTAGGATATACTAGTGTATAGCCTGCTGGGCAATCACAACTAAATGGAATAGTACAAACTTGATTTGCTATTTGTTGTGCTGTAGCCTGCAATGATGCTGGAACACTTGCATTCATTATAAATTGATTTGGTCCAGGTGTTATTGGAGGACCTGGATTATAGTATGCATTAGCAGGACCTGCACCAGCACCAACTGTTATTTGATCAATAATAGTTGCATTACCTGGACCATTTGCATTTGGACTTACAAACACAGACATCAACTCTTGGTTAACTGGGCCACCTGCTCCAGGTATAACATTTGCACTTTGCAAAGAATTAAAACTTTGTGGAGTTAATATGTTGTTACCCGAAGTAATTGCATTACCATCTGTTACTACAATTAAAATTTGTCTAAAGAAAGGATCAGCACTTCTTGCTGGATAATTAGCAGCATAAGCTGATCCAGCTTTATTATTAAGCTGTGTTAATCCATTGTTTCTTGCAAGTTGTGCATTGGTCTGACCACCTATACCATTTTGACTTGTCCAGTTATTTTGAAACCATGTTCTTGCTTGAGCTCCAGTAACAGCTCCTAACATAGACTCTCCTGTACCAGTTGGATTTGCTTGAGCTGAACCAGTTGCCCAAGCTAAAAACCCTATCTGCATAGTATTTGCAGTTAATGCTGCTTGTATAGCAGGATCATCTATAAAAGCCACCAACCATGTTAATTCTCCATCTGCTAAACTGTTTTGACCAGGGTTTGGATTACCTGTACTACCAGATGCATCTATAGCAATTACAATATCTAATAAACAATTTTGTGGACCACCTGTAACTGTTGCAGGTATATCTTCTACTGTCACTGTTTGTGGCTCAGTAATATTTATAATGTTTTCACATTGACCTGTTGTAGAATTAAATGTATATCCTGGAGGGCAAATAGGTACTTCACTATCAATTGTTTTAGTAGTAAAGAAATGATTAATACTTGGTAATGCAAACTCAGGATGCCAGTCGTGGAATGATATCCATGCGTTAGCTTTAATGTCATAACTTATAGTCCAAGAACAATCATTAAAATAAATTGGATCACCTATAGCTACAGGTATATCCTTTACTTGCCAAGGTACATCAATCCTTACTGGTAAACTTAAATCATCAGAAAATGTTGCTTTATTAGCCCACTCAGATTTTAATGAAAAATCTTTCTTCATAAAATAGACTATATCATCATTAGGATCATACATAACTTGACAACCTACTCCTACTACAGGATTGTCAACCCATTCTGTACCTTCTGATTGTGGAAATTGTTTTATAAACCTTGATGGTAAATATTTATTAAACCACCATTTCATACCTTGATTAGATATAGCATTTAATCCTTTACCAGGTGTAAATTGGAATATCTTACCTTGAGCTTGAGAAATATAAAATAATCCAGCTGGTGTATTTATAATACCTCTCTGACTTTCCAATGATCCATATTCATTGCTTAAATCAGAATTAACTATATTCATTAACTTCTGTTTAAACAATGCCCCGTCTCCTACTGATACTAATGTATTTACATCTGTTTTTAATTGGAAAGATCCATCAAACATTTGAGGTGATTGATATGGAAAAAATATTACTGCCCCATTTTTATTAAATGGTTTTATAACTGAAACTATATTTTTAAAATCTTTATAGTTAGCAAATAAATATTGTCTCCAATAATCTTTTCTATCTTCTTCATTAGCTTGTAAAGAATAGATTAATCTCTTTGGGTAAGCTGTATAACAAGTTTCTGCAACCAAAGGGTTATAGTCTCTTGGTTGTATCTCAGCAAAGTTTGTGTTTTGTGTTATAAACTTTGATGGGCTAAGTGATTCATCATACTTATAAAAATTATCAAACTTCTGTATCTCAGCATGAAATAAATCTCCTAAATCATTATATTCATATGTATCATAAAACCTTCTTTCTTTAGGTTCTTCCCAATCTCTATAAGCTATATTAATTTCTGTCTCAACATAAAAATCATTTATACCATTCACATGAGTATACATGTATGCATGATTCATTGCAAAAGTATAATTTAAATTATCCGTATTAAAAAGAGTTAAAGGAAAAAAGTCCCATCCACAAGTAGCACCTCTATCTAAATAGTAATAGTCATTTGGTAAATCATTACTATTTGGATTAAATATACCACTTAAACCAAATGTAGATACCAACTCTGCTAATGATCCTAAATCATACTTTCTACTATTAACCCAATATCTTGGATAAGGAATATTATATCTTAAAAAATAATCAAATGGATAACCATCATATTGCCCTATTAAAAAATCTGTAAATAAAGGCATTATACATTTCTCAGTATATCTACCAATAAATACATCACCACTAAATACAGGTGAGCTGGTATACTTAAAGTCTACAGGATTTGTTTGATCAAGATTATTAACACAACCTCTCATTTGAACTTGCTTAATACCATCAAGTTGACCATATTGATTATCCATATTAAATTTAAGTGCACCGTAAAGTGCAGATATATTTGATCCCCATGGACCTTCTGGATTTAATAATCTGTTTTCTACATCTAGCCAATTGACTCCTGAAGCAGCATTTGTGTTAGATGGACAATATCCACCTAATGTAAATCTTGAATTATCTTGAACTGCATAAAGGCTAGAATCAATAGGATCTACTGTAGATACTGCAACTGTGTTTGGTCTAAATAAATTATTTATTTTATATTGATTTTGATCAAATGTTTGAAATGATGAACCAATATAGTTTGCAGCTTCATTTAAAGTTCTATATGTGGTATTTATTGAACCAGCACTAAAGTTACTATAAAATCCATGTGAGTTGTATTTTAAAGTGTGTTCTTCAAAACTAGTTAAATTATAAATAAGATCAATAATTTCTTGTCCTCCAACAGCAATGTTTTTCTGTAGCATTGTAGTAGACATTGCTATTCTAAATACTCTTGATAAGTTTGACTCTGAGCTGTCTAAAGTAACACCTTGCTGAGCACCACCACCCATAAGACCCATACCATTCTGTGGCCCTTGTGTAGTTGCTTCAATATTGTCTATTGCTTGTTCTTCTAATCTATCTTTTAATGTATTATCAACACCTAGACCTTGTAATAAGTTATCTACTCCATCACCAAATAATTCTCCAAGAAAATTTAATATATTAAATGGTCCTCCACCAGAAGTTTGTGTATTAACATAATTATTAATTGCATCATGTGCACCAGTTTCTGCATCAGGACCTTTTTGATTATTAGTATTATTTTGCCCAGTATTATCTGTACCACCACCACTAGCATTAAAACTATCTGTTGAAGTACCACCACCACCTGGTGTAACTACTGTTGCAGTTAAAAATTCAGTGATGTTAAGATTTTTAAATTTAAGCAACCATTCAGGAAATGCATTATTAATAGCCTGAGTAGGTAAAGCTTTAGTATCTGGTGTACCATTAATATTTCTAAAGGCATAACCAATACCTATAATAGCAGATAAATATGATGTAATATTTCTAAGTAGTTTTTGCTGTGGATGTTTTTCAGAAGGTATAAAACCACCTTGTGCTTTACCATTTATCTGACCATAGAATACAGTTTCATATGCATTTAAATATGGTTTAGTAAACATTAAATCAGGTGAGTGGAATGTAAATACATCTTCAGTAAAACCACATAATGCATTGTACTCTTGAACTGATGCTTGTACACCAGGATCACATCCTTCTGTTCTTCTATGTGTAGTATGATATACATCACACCTTAAATCATTATATGGGTAATTAGGATACAAACCTTGTGCATTACCTAATAAATTTTGATCAGCTGGTACATCATACTTACGCATGTTTTTAAACATACCTTTTGCAAGAACAGTTTTGTTTCCTAACCTTGAACCTCTTAATACTTCATAACCCTGAATATTTAAAATTGGTGTGCCATCATTATATAATGGTCTTTTTATATTTGAAAACTCCACCCCTAAAATACGTATACCACTATCATTATTATCAGATATAGTTAATAGAGGATCTATCATTTCACTAGGCATTTTGTGATGCCTAATAAACTCACCACATAATTCAGCACTAGGATCAAACTCATTTGACCAAGTGTGTGAACTTGAATTCCAAATTTCTGGAGTTTTATCAGGATATCTTTCTGTTGATTCCCAATAACCCATTTGACCCCTAGCTATAATATTACTACCATCAGGCTGAGGTTCTATTGGTACAGCACCACCTGAAGCTGTATTATAAACTTTAAATACTGGGTCACCTGCTGGATCTAATACATTAGTACCATATATAATTTCTCTTTCATTTTCATCTACCCCATTAGGCAAAGTATAATCCTGAGGACCTCTGCCTGGTATGTGATAGGATGAAGATCTTTCTCCAGTATTATATATCCATCTTATAAAAAAGGCATATTGCTCATCACGCATAAACCCAATCTTGTTGCCGGCATTTATATAATAATCTTGAGTAACTTCATTTATAACCCAGTTTGTTCTAATGTTATTAGCCAAAGGCTGATAATTAAAATCAAACTGCTCAGTTGGTCCTTGTCTAATTAAATAATCATTTACCACATACATGGCTTCTGATTTTTCATACAAAGGAGATTGTCTAAATAAATCTTCAAATGAAATAGATATTAATGCTTGATCAATATAATCTATATTAATACTAGCAACTTCAGTACTGTAGTTACCTATTCTTTTTGTATATATTTGACCTTGTTGTCTTATCAAAAGAACTAAATCAAAATAAAAATAATCTTTGTCTAAATTGCTTAATGCAATATCTAATGAACCACCACTACCTCTATGTGACCATAAAGTCTGGATATTAGATATACCTATATAGTCTGATATAACCTGATCATTTTCTGTATAAGCTATATAAGCTTGATATGCTCCATTTAATAAAGTACCTCCATCAGTAGCTTTTGTAAGTTGTAGACATGGAGTATCAACTAAAGGATGTAACCTTATCTTTTCACAATCTAAAAAAGTTGTGTCCTCATATATAACACAAGGTTCACCATCAAGATCAGGTCCTGAAACAAGTTCTTGAATATAAGGTACATTGTCAATATTCATTGAGCGTGATGGATTAAGACCATCATCCCAATATACTTGCCAGGTACAATCAAAATTTTCTTTTGCTGCCCCTGTAATTAAATGTTTCTTTTTAAAATTTAAACATGGGTCATTTACTATAACTTCATATTTACATTCACTATCATCAAATCTTCCTATCTCACTACTAATACCATCAGTTGAATATACAACCCATTCATCTGCATATCTATGTATTGCACCTATAATTGTATAAGGTATTACTCCGCATTGTAAATTAGCTGGCTCATTACCAATAACACCTATGTCACCATCACTACTATTATTTGCAGCATTTATTGCATGATACCAAGAATTATTAGGCTCAAATGAGGGCGTAATATCCTTGTTCATTCCTTTTGAGAATGTGTTTGTTGAAACAGAGGAGCTATTTTTCCTTTGAGGTGCTTTCCTTTGTGTTGGTGCTTTTGATTTAGATGTTGCCTTCTTTTTTGCCATTACCAATAAATGTTGTTAATTAATTACAAGTTGATGTAGAAGTAGTTGATGAAGTACCATCACTACTAACAACAGCTGGACCGGCTAACCTTGGATTAACAGGAGCATAGCTTAAGAACATATTATAATAATTATGATATTGTGCTCTTCTATTAACCTCCCACATTTTTCTCATCTCTCTAAAGTCTGGTGTATTAACAAAACTCAAAGCATTATTTCTAGCAGCTCTTAATCTTTGTTCTACTAAACCTAATTGCTGAGAAACATTTTCTCCTTGCCAAACCATATTTTCTAATATTCTTTGTTTTAAAGCATATTCATAATATTCATTACAATATGGTTGATCCAATACTAATAAATCTCCATCAGCATTTTCCATAGAGCCCTGGTAACTTATATATACTTTCCCAGTTTTAAATGTAGTTATCAAAAATCCGTCTTTTATTTCTGCTATGTCTAATGCTTGAGCACCTAGACCAGGACAAAAACATGTTGGATCATTTACATTACTTATCCTCAATTGTGTCCAACTACTAAACTGTCTGTATTGACTAGGACCAACTCTTTGTACTAATTGATAGCTATCAGTATCATTACATGTTTTAATAACACAAACATCTTTACATGTGTCGTCTGTACTACATGGTGCTTTCTCTGAAGGTGCTGGTACATAAGGCACATCATTAAATGTTTCTACATGTGTTCCAGATGGCATAGAATTATTTACTGTATATGATCCACATCTAAATGCATAATTTATATATGCAAAATCCATAGGTAATTGTGCTTTACCATGTTCTACATCTATGACTGTTTGCTTTGTTCTATGTATTTTTAATCCTAAATCATAATTAACCCGTGTTGCAACTTTAATGAGTTGTTGAGGTTCTATCATGCCTTCTAATGCATAATTAGAAAAATCAATGGAAACATCTTCCATCAATTGACTGAATGTTCTATATTTATTTGATACTCCCATTATTGTCTATTTATATTACGTTTGTTGTCTGAATCCTCAGAAGGGATTTGCATTGTGCCCATCATAGTTTGAATAACTGATGCTTCTATTTCAGCAAATAATGCTTCTGGAATATAAATAGGTTGTTCATATCTTGGCGTACAGTCATCTTCAGTATCACAGTTCCATCTGGTTATATCAGAATTAAAAACTCCTTCTACTTTTAATGCATCCCATGCAATATTAGGAGAATATATATAACCATCTAACCACCAGAAATATAATGTCTTATTATATCTAAAGCTTGTTGTCTTTGTCATTGATGTGTATGTTCCAGGCTGAGTTGCCTGTAACTCTTGTGATCCATCTATAGAACTAATAGTACGGATCAATGGACCCCAGTAACCTTCTATCATATCAGGAAGTCTATGTTTTGTACGTTTTATAGTACATCCACTTTGAATTCCACTACATCCTGCTTCAACTTTATCTACTTCTATTAATTCTACATAAGGTAATGTTTTCCAAACAGAATTAAACTTCATTAGCTTGTTTGCATAGTCTTGCCTTCTCATTAAAACTTGAGCAAACTTTTCAACCAAACTATAAATATATCTATCTGTAATAAATGCATCCTGTACCTCGGCTTTAACCTGACCTCTTATTCTTGATACTACTTCTGCTATTGTTGACATGTTATTTATATTTCAAATTCATTATACTTTTTTAGAGCATGTTTGGTTTTTTCTGCTTGCTCATCATAAAGATGTGCTACTCTATATTTATTTTTCATAACCACATACTTTGTCCAATTTAAAGGGTAATGTTTAGCAACTGATCTTTTAAAATTTCTACAAGCTTTAAATCTCCATAAATCTCTATTCTTAAATCTATATTTTGCAGACCAGTTTGTATAAAATATTTTACCTATATTACCATCCGTTTCCCAATTTTTATTCTGTAAGACCTTGCCATATTTTTTTGACAGAGCATAATCAGTATTAACAGATTGTGAATTAGGACATGTTCCAATAAACAAATACCCCAATGAATCTGGTAATTCTACTCCGTCTCTATTAGATATTGCTGCCTTCCATAAATTTTCATTATATGTTTTAATTATTAACTTTAATTTCTTATTATCTATCTCAGAGTATAAAGGTTTCTTATCTTTAAACTCTCTATATGTTTCTTCATTTAATATACCTAATCTTTTTTGCCTATATCTTGGAGCATTTAAATTAGGTTTTTTAAAATTATTTATCATACGGTTACATTTATAATTTACAAAAAAAACCCCACTTAATGAAATTAAAAGTGGAGTCTTTACAAAGCTTGGTAGGTTAATTCACATATATTTCCCATTGTAGGATGTTGAATCTCTAATTTACCTGATCTCCTATTACCTACATATTTATTACTATAGTGATAATAATCAGTCTTACCTAAACTAGGAAGAGTCTTTTCTATGAACCCGGCTGTCTCATTAGAAGTCATATATTCCACCTTCCTATCTGTATGTATATGACCTTTAAACAGTGTTCTATTAATAGTAGTACCCCATTCTCTTGGATACTCTGTAGCATATATTAGAGGATTGTTTTTACTTCTTTTATCTCCATGCTCAAATGCATTAAAATTATTATGCCATACATGAACTTTTCTTTCTTCATACTTAGTATCCCAAGTTATTTCATCACTATCAATTGATTTAGATAGTGCATGAACTAAATGAAAAGATGATAACCTATCATGATTACCTGGTACATATACTACTACTAAATCTTTACAAAATGCTTTTATATAATTGATAGCCCAATGCATAGCATCAAATGCTTGCACATAAGCCTCTGTAGCTGTCATACAGTTGTCTAAACCTGTTCCGCTAGTAGTAGTGCCCTCAAAGGTATCCATGTTGATTAAATCACCTCCTACAACAAAGTACATTCTTTCCATATAATGCACTGGTGCAGCCTTACCTATCAAATATTTAATGGTATCTTCAAAATCTTTATCTATTGTATCATTACCTTCTTTACCAAAATGTATATCCTGTAATGATATAACACCACATACAGGATCCAAATTATTACGTGATTTTAAATTAAACTTTGGAAGCTTGTGTTTTTTAGGTTCCCAAACATCCAATAAATTTTTAAAAAGATTTTCTTCTTGATCTTTTAGTTTAGTAACCAATGCAGATACTCTCCAGTGATCACCCATTTGTTTATTCCAATACTGTGATAACTTCCACTTATCTGTATCAATTTTAAGTAGTTGTATAATTTCTTCTGCACTTTTAGGTTCATGATCAAATGTACCTGATATCTTTCCTTCTCCTTTATCTAAATCTATTGATTCTACAAGCTGTGAGTTATCAGCAGCTTTATGAAAGAACTTACTTCTTTTTCTATCTTTTTTTCTTTCATGTAATACTTCCTTTTTAATTCTTATATAATCATCTTCATCCATGTCACAACGTTCAGCAGATATACTACTATTCTTTTTCCATTTCAGTGAGTTGATTACTTTCTGTTTTAGAATGTCCATATGCTAATTTATTTTTGTATAAAGATATAAAAAAAAAAGAGACTGGGGTAATACCCAGCCTCTCCCAACGTTTGCAGTAGAAAACCAACAAACCACTACAGTTGTTTTTTTGTTATACAGCCAGTGTAGAAAATAATATTTCTATTGGTTTACATCCTGACCCTATGCTACTATCTACTACTTTAACTTTATAAGCAGTACTAGCTACTAAATTTGTTATAGTGTAATTTGTAATTGTTGTTACAATAGGTGTGCTATTTGCTAATGTCCATCCTGTTGGAGCAACCTGAGTATCATAATAAATATTAATACCCGTGCTGTTAGCCCATATACCGTTCCATAATATGTTAGCTGTTGAACTTGTAACTTCACCAGCAAATACATTATATGGATCATGTGCCACATCTTCTGAAGTACAAGTACCTAATCCGTTTGCAAATATTAATGCAAACTTTTGAATTATAGCATCAAGTCTATCACCAGATTTAATCATTATTTGTGCACTTGGATCACCTATCTGAAAAGTAGTACCACAATAACTTACACATGCTGCACACTGAATGTCATCACATCTTTCACTTCCTATACTACAATCAGTGTAAGAACATGGATTAGTTAATGCTGTGTCAGCACAGCTACATTTACTACTACATTTTGTACAATTACATGCCATTTCTTTTATTTTTTATTATGAACAACCTGCTATTATCTCAGAAGAAATCACTGATGGATCAGAACTTAAATTCCAATTTCCTCCAGTCTGTATTGATAATTCTTTCCAAGGGAATATTTGTGTCCCATTTATGTTTCCGCTCATACCAGCTCCTGATCCGCAAACAAAGTATTTTACTCCATTAGTATTTGCATCAGCAATCATTTGTTGTATTCCTGACCATACAGGTGGTACAAAGCTATCATATTGACCTCCTGGTAAATTATCAGTTATTATAATCACATATTTAGCAACATTAGCTCTAAGTACTCCAGATAAATTTGAAGATCCAACTATCAATTGAGCTGCATAATCTGTTGGCTCAGGAACGTTCATACCTTGTCCAAGATTTACACATGTTCCATCTACACCACCATCAAGTTTATTTAATTGAGTAGTAAAGCTTGTTCCATTATTTGTAGCAAACTGTTGCCAAGAAGTAATATATTGATATGTTCCTGATGGACTAGCAGATATTACTTTTTGTGCAGAAGGTAAACCTGAATAATCTGCACATCCACTATATACTGGTTGTGGTTGTAGATACTCATCTGCAGTAACTAACGCTAATCTATAATCATTTGCACCTGATGCGGTATCTATAGTATTTACTAAACTTGAAACACCAGCTTTAATAGCACTAATTTGACCGCCCATAGAGCTTGTGTAGTCTATTATAAATGCTACATCCATCCCATCTGTACATGGAGCACTTGCAGTAGTAGTAGTAAATAATGTGTCAATACAATTTGTATTAGTTTGACCATCTATTTCTATATCTATTTCTACTTTGTATTCTGTGCTTGCAGCTAATCCAGTTACTGGCTGCGTTATTGAAACTCCAGGATTATTAACTGTATAAGTTTGTGTTGTAACGCCAGTTGAAACATTTACTACTCTTATTGTATAAGTAGCTGTTGTTCCTAATGCGTTTGAAATATTTATTGATGCTTCTGTTTGTGTCACTGCCGTTATTAATACTGAAGTTGGACAAGGAATAATCCCTGTTATTGTTGAACCAATTCTATCCTCACATGTGTTAGTACCATCTGTTACTGAAAAATCAATTAAAATAGATAAATCTCCAAATGTATTTAATGTTGGAATAGCAAAGTTAAATCCTCCTGGAGAACTTTGTAATGCAGGTACATCTACTGTAGCAGTAACTGATACATTATCATCATCAGTAATAGTGATCACACTAGCACCCACTGAACTGTTAAAAGTTCCTGGAATACTTGAAGCATTAAAGTCAAAATTAATTGATGCAATTATGCCTGCTGCATTTAACGTAGAAGTTGCTGTATATGCAAAAGTTACTGAATCACATCCTGAAGGACAACAGTTATCTTGTATTGCTGAAATAGCACTATACATATCATCTATTACTACCCAAGCATTTTGCATGGATTGTGCTAATGTAGATGGAGCATTATTCCAACCTGTAAAACTTCCATAAGAAGTATTAGGTAAAGTTAATGATGCTGACGTTCCTTGTATTGTTGTTTGTGATATTGCTGAATTAATAGCAGCTGGTAATCCTACTGCTGTCTCTAAAGCACAAAATCTAGCTTCAAGGGCTAGAAGTAATACAGAAACATCTGTCAAGTTTCCTACATTAATTATACAAGTTGGTATAACTTGTTTCTCTGCAACTACACCAGAACATGGTAAAACACATGCTTCTAAAGTAGATATTCTAGTATCATAACTAGTAAGAGTTGTATTTATAAGTTGAATACTTTGTAGGTTAGTACATACCTGTTGAGCTATTAGAGTAGCAAACTCATCCAAACGTAGTTCAGTAACAGGATTTCCATTAGCATCATTGTATTGTAAACAAGCAGGTAACACCATCATTGGTAGATTACTTTCTACTTGTGATTCTGAACTCAACCTAGATGTTGGTTGAGGCACTTGACCTGTACCAGTATTATCACATATTTGAGTAACCATTGCCTGTAAAACAGGAACTAATGTAGTAGGTGTAGTACCTTGTATATTAAGACATGTCAAATCTAATCCTGATAAATTTGGATTAGCATCAACACCATTGGTAATCATATCACATACCTTTGTAGCTAATTTTGCTGTTACGTCACTAATAGAATCACCATTGCATAAATCTATGCAGCTGATATCTGGCCCTTGCCATATAACGCAATTAGATGATATATTATTACATCCGTTTGTTGTGGCACTTGAATTTGTTGGAATCATAGATACTTATTTTTTACTCTAATGCAATGTCTGGTTATAAACTATACATTAATAATATACAAAAAATTTTAAAACCAAACAAACAATGCTCGGTTTTAAAATTTTTAAATAAGTAAATATGTAAGGAAGTATTAGGCTACTACTTCTGCATTTTCTTCTACTTCAGATAATGTACCGTCTTCTAAACTAATATTAACAGATCCATATTTATCCTCCAATGCAGTTGTAGTATCTTTCCATTCTGCTTGAAGCTCAGTATGTCTTGCACACAATGTATTTTTTACTAATTCAGCATTACCTATATTCATCAACAACGTGTTGATTTTTTGTTGAAGATCTTTTACATCTTCTAGCTCTTTCTTAGTGAGCTTTTTTGCTTTTGATTTTGCCATTTGACTTTGGTTTTAAATATATTAATATAATTCAAAGATAATTAAATTTTATTTATTTCCAAGGAAGATCTTCAATTATTTTTACATCAGGAAATAATTCATCCTCAATCATTTGTGAAAGGTGCTTTAAATAACCCTCTCTTATATTCTTTTTCAAAAAAGCAATTACTTCTGATTTAGTTAATTGATTATAGTCTTTTAATAAAATTGGATCTTCAACATCTTTAGGTATGATAAATGATCCACTAACAATGTAATTTCCAGGCTTAATATCTTTCTTTAAACTTTTTGGAATAACTAATGTACCCTTGTAATCAAAGAACACTTCCAATAATATATTATTTTTATTAGCAATAAACTTTGTTATCTCAATACTATATCTAATAAATGGCTTTTCAATTTTTTTAGCAAAAGGTTTTTCAATAACTTTAGTAACTTTAGGTTTTCTCTTAATTGCTTTCTTTAACACAGGTTTCTTTACTTCAGGTTTCTTTGCCACAAGTTTTTTAACAGCTGGTTTTTTACTAACCACTTTTTTCTTAACCACTTTGTTTTTTACCTTTTTCTTTGCCATTGTTTATTGATTTAATCTATTATTTCCTACATAGAGCCGTAGCAGATACTTGACTTGAACTATCTATTTGTATCCAGTACCCATTACCTATTTTACAATATCCCTCAGATAAACCTGTTGAACAACCTGAATTACTATATACATAATCTCCTGTAGTTGGAAAAGCACTACTACCATCATGATAGTATGTTTGATTTACTGTTCCAGAACATGCAAGAGCTTCAGTACTTGCTACTGCAGTACTACTATACATCGTACATGTACCTGCAGATGCCCCATAAAAATCACTCATCTGAATAGCACCAGATGCAACACCTGCTAAATTTCTAAAACTAGTTTGACCTAAACTAGAATTAGCATTCTGTGCTAAACCAAGTTCTACGTTAATAGATCTGTTAGTAGATGTACCACCTATAGACATTGTTCCACTACTTGCTAAGGCCATCTAATTGTAATTTAAGTTCATCTATTTGTTTCTGTTGGTCTTTTACTGCTTCTATAAGATACCCTACTAGGTTACCGTATGCTACAGATTTCATGCCATCCTCTTTCTCATTAGTCATTACTAATTCAGGTGCAACTTTTTCTATTTCTTGTGCAATAACACCAGAACCAGCCTTACCATCTTTAGTGTATGAGACACCTCTCATATCTAAAACTTTAGAACCATCTAAAGTTTCTATATTATCTTTTAATCTTTCATCAGAGAATGCAGTAATATTACCAGTAGCAGTAAAGGTTCCATTATCCGCATCAAAAGTAAATCTTGTTGCATTACCACTATTCCCATCTCTTATCTTAAAGTCTTCACCATTGTTTATATCCATAAACATATCAGTGCCACTAAAGAACATTTCTACATCATCACCAGTTCCAAAACGTAATATATCATTATCAGCTAAATCAATGACTCCTCTAACATTCAGTGTACTGAGAACAGTCCAGTTTGTAACTGAGGTATTATCCCTATTCATAAATGGCAAATCTGCCAATGCAAAAGCTCTTGTTTCACCACTACCAGAAGAATCTAAACCAATCATTACTAAATCATCAATTTCTGCTTCTCCACTACCACCAGGACAATCTGCTATAATACCACTACTACCATAGTCTACATTTAAAGTAACTCCTCCACTACTTCCACCACCTGCTAATCCACTACCGGCAGTTACTCCTGTAATGTCTCCTACATTAGTTGTATAACCAGCTCCGTTAGTTAATTGATTATTATTAGTAATAGTACAGTTCAATGTTACAGTACCGCTTGTACCACCCCCACTCATTCCTGTTCCTGCAGTTACTCCTGTAATATCTCCTAAATTATTAGTAAAAGGAAGATTACTCATAGTTGTTTCAAACACATTACCAACAGAATTTGCAATAAGTAAAAAATCTCCTGTTCCAACTGCACCAGAAGCAGTTGGTGCTGCTTTTATTATACTATCACTTCCTAAATAATCAACACTAAGAGTAGGTGTACCTGATGTACCTCCCCCTGATAAACCTGCTCCTGCACTAACACCGACTATATCTCCAGTAGCTCCTAAATTAACAGCTGTTACTCTACCATAATCATCAAGAGTGATTGTATCAATTTTAGTACTGTTAGATGTAGAGCCGTAACTTCCAGCTCCTGCTCCCCCAGTAGCCATGTTTAACGTAACACTTCCAGATGTCCCACCACCAGATAAATTTGTACCAGCTACAACAGCTGTAATATCACCTTGTGGAATATTTGGAAAAGAAGCTAAGTTTCCGTCACCTCTTACATACTGTGCAGAATCTCCTGCCATTGTAATAGCAAGAGTACCTGATGAAGTTACTGCTGAACCTACTTCAAACGCATTTCCTCCATGAGATATACCTACGCTTGTAACTGTACCTGTTGTTGAACTTGTACCTGCTCCTATAAAGGCTCTAATAGCAGAAGGATTACTACAGTATCTTGTATAATTGTCTGTACTGTTATTAACCCTAAAAGCAATTGCTCCAGATATAGTACTTTGATTTGTATAATTAGCTCTAAGCAATCTAACATTAAGATCTGCAGATGAATCTCTATAAGCAATAGTAGAAGCTGTTGCAGCAGTTGTTGCGTTAGATGTTACTGTAAATGTACTATTGCCACTTTGATTTGCAGTTGCACTCATTGAACCGCTTAATCCATTACCACTTGTAGCACCATTAATTTGACCATTACCAACAGATGGTATAGAAGATGATGTTATAAATCCAGCATCATTGCTAAATATACTTAACCCTATTTCGTTAGCTGCTTTTCTACGTTCTGCACCAGAATCTAAAACTATAAATTCATCAGTTCCAACCATAGTTTGAGTCATGTCAACAAGCTCTGATAAATCTAAAGTAATTGTACCTGATGTTGTAAATGAACCATCTAATCCAGTTCCAGTTCCTACAGATGTTACAGTTCCTTGTGGATTACTAAATGATGTAGTTAAAGTACCACCATCTTGTTGTGTAAGTGTTAGTGTTATTGTAGAAGAACCTGAATCACTAAATTCAGTAATCATGTTATCATATGCAGAATTAGATTCCGCAGAACCACCACCACTCCAAGTAACTGCACCACTAACAGTTAAAGCATTTGATGATGTATTAAATGTCAGACCACTATCACTTGTAATATTTGATGCACTGTTCCATACTGCAATTCTACCAGATGAACCACTACCTGTTACATTACCAACTTGGGTATTGTCTATCTTTTGCCAAGCATCTGTTACTTGATCAGAGAATACTGCCCAATCTCCAACTTTCCAGTCTGTGATGCCATCTAAATTTGTATTACCAGCAACTGAAACTATGTAGTATTCTCCTACTGTTCCTGATCCACCTGTTAATGTTGGTGTGTTTGTATTTGCGTTCCATACTCCATCATACTTTAAAACTCCTGTTACAGCTGTATCAATAGCTGTTTGAATTTGTGCCCCAGTTGCTAATTTAGTTGATGAAGAACTTACCGTCCCTGTGTTTGGTGTTAATTGTACAGATGTAGTACCACTCGTAGTTAGTGTGTTTGTATTACCTGAACTAATTAAATTTACTTGTCCTGTTGCACCTGTTGTTACTGCTGTTACTCTTCCATATGCATCTACTGTAATATTATCTATCTTATTGCTATTTGATGTAGAACCGTAAGTTCCAGAGCCTATACCACCAGTTGCCATGTTGATAGTAATTGTTTCATCAATACCTTGATTAGTTGTAAAAGTACCACCAGTAGTTAAATTTGTACCTGCTTCTATAGTTATAGCTGCATTGTTTACTGTAGGTAAAGATGCAGAAGTTATATAATTAGCAGTGTTAGAAAATATACTGTTACCTATTTCACCTGCAGCTTTTCTACGTTCTGCCCCTGAATCTAATACTATAAACTCGTCTGTAGGAGTCATACCCGCTGTCATGTCTGTAAATTCAGATAAATCTAAACTAAGTGAAGTAGCTCCTGCATCTAAACCAGCACTTAATGTAATTTCAGTTAGATCTAATGAAACAGTAAACGTTGAAGTTCCAGATTGATTAGCTGTAAATGAAGCACTGCCGTCAAGACCTGTGCTTGTTCCCATGTTAAGTGTTCCATTATTAACTGTAGGTATAGTTGGAAAAGTAGTTAATATACCTTCTCCGTTTATATAATCTGTAGAAGCACCTGTAAATTCTAAATCAAATGTTCCGCTTGTTGTAATTGTTTGTGTAGATCCTTCACTTATTGTAATAGCATCACCATCAATCATTGTAGTTACACTTGTAACAGTACCTTGCGGTACACCTGCAACAGCAGTATCAACATATGTTTTTGTAGCTGCATCTTGAGCAGAGGTAGGATTTACTACATCTGTTATTTTACAGTTTACATCTAAAGCACTTGCGTTGTTGATTCTTAATATACTATCTGTTGCGTCATCAACTGTAAATAAACTAACATTTGTAGTTCCTTGAAAAACAATCCCTTCTCCTGGGTCATTAATATTAAGTTGATTAACCCCTGTTATATTATAATTACTACCTGTAATACCGCCATTAGCATTTGTTAATCCATCTATACCTGCATCTGCACCTATTTTACCACTAAAACTTTTAACTCCAGCTATACTTTGATTACCTGTAGTTCTTACAACTGTACTATCTACTTGAATAGTTCCTGTTGCTGTTATTGTACCACCTGTAATACCGTTTGAAGTAGCTATAGAAGTAACACCTGAGCTTGTAACATATCTACCATCTAAATCCACAGTTAAAGATGATAGTCCTCCATTTCTAGTTGCTGTTAAAATACCATTATTAGTAGTATTGAAACTTAATCCTGTAACATAATAGTTATCATTATTATCTGTAGAATTTATAGTAATTGTATCACCACTTCTAGATGTAGTAGTTCCACCTGTTCCAGTAATAGTTAATGTATCATTATTACTATTTGCTGTAGCTGTACCACTTTGTGTAGCAATATTTTTATATATAGCTTGGCTTGAACCTTTATCAGAGTTTGTTAAAGTAATAGTACCAGAAGAAGTAACTGTACCACTACCACTTAGTCCTGATGAACCTTGTACTGTAACTGAAGTTACTGTACCAAGATTACCTGTAGCACCAATATCATTAAGTATCTGAGCTTTTGTTCTATATTTAAGAACTCCACCATCCCATACCATAATACCTGTATAAGTACTATTATCAGCTGTAATACTACTAACTGATAATGTACCAGTTATTTCACTGTTTCCTGTTACAGATAAGCCTGATATAAATTGTATAGCCATGTTCTTTTTTTTGCTAAGATACTAAATTTAAAAAAAAGGGAAAAGCTTAAATTGATATATCTAAGCTTTCCCCAATTTAATAATTGTTATTATACTACCTTCATTATTATAAATTTCAGGCTATTTGCAGTAATATTATTTGTCCAACTAAAATCAACATTACCACTAGTAGTGTTATATTCTGTTTGAACTTTTACTTCAAAACCACCTGCATTGTATACTTGCGTAATAAATGGTCCTGTACCCAACCCGTGTGTTCCTGCTGTTACTGTAAAAGAACTAGTTGCCGTTGCTGGTCCACTAGCCACATAAGTTCTTTTTTCAAGATGAACTTTTAAAGTAGCTGGTGATACAAACAACTGTTGTCCTGCTGTACCCGCATCTACTTCTGATTGAGTTGCTGTTTCAGCTACACCTCGTGCACCATAAGTTGAATCAGGTAACGTTCTTGTAGAATTAGCTGTAATAACACCATCAGTCATTGTTAATGTATCAATTACATCAACACCTGAAGTATCTATATCTGAGTCAGTACCAATAATTTTATTAAATGTACTTGCTAACTGAGCATCACTAATACCACCTGCTTTAATTGTAATAAAACCATTAACTGTTCCAGCAAAAGAAGCATTACTAAATCCAGCAACACCTTTTTCAGTTGCCCCATCTGTTGCACCTACACCAGCAATATTTTGATCTTGAATTACTACCGTATAGTCACTTAATGAAGGTGAAGAACTTCCTGCTATATCTGAATTTGCAAATATTAAGTCTCCTACTTCAAGTGATTCTGTAAAGAAGGTTCCGTCTTGTGTTACAACATAAAAGTCACCTTGTGTTAATGCCACATTGTTTGCTCCTGTTAATACAGGATTGTTTGTTGATGCATTATATCCACCTTGGAATACACCTACTCCAGCTACTGCAGATTGCATTTGTGCTAAATTAACAGCATCTGTTCCAGCTGTACCAGTTGCAAGGCCAGTAATTTTATTATTTCCTAACGCTATATTATTATTTGGTACACCTAATACGTCAAGTGGTATATCAACTATAGCAGCCTTTTTAACAGCTCCTGCTGCACTATCATCACCAATTAAAATTAGATCATCTGCCTCTGCAAAGCCTGACATTCCACCAGCATCACCAATAATACCTGTTGCAGAATAATCTACTGCAAGTGATCCTGTACTTGTTATAGTACCACCTGTAAGACCTAAACCACTTCCTACACTTGTTACACCATCTACTGGTAAAGTAGCAAGTGTTAAGTTACCTAAGATTACTTGTGAGGCAGTACCTGCTCCAGCAATGTTTATATTTCCATCTGCTATAAGAGGTGAATTTGTAATTGTAAGAGCATTACCAGTTTCTGTAATACCAACACTTGTTAATCCTGTGTTTGTATCTGTAGCCCATGCTGGAAGACCATTACTATCTACTTTTAATACTTTACCTGTTGATCCTATAGCTATTTTAGCTAATGTTGATGTACCAGAAGCATATAGTAAGTCTCCTGCTGTATAACTAGTTAATCCAGTACCACCATTATCTACGTCTAATGTACCTGACATTGTCATAGTACCACTAGAAGTAATTGGAGAGTTATTAAAGGACATTCCAGTACTACCACCACTTACACCTACTGAAGTTACAGAACCTGCACCCGCATTAATATAAGTTGCTACTTGAGATAAGTTTGCAAATTTAGCATTGCTATCTGAAGCATCAGAAAATATTACTTTATCAGTTCCTGCTAATGTAACAGATGTTCCATCTGCTGCCGCTAATACAACGTTATCTGTACCTGCATAATCTACTGCTAATGTTCCTGAAGAAACAATTGTACCACCTGTTAAACCAGCTCCAGTTCCTATAGAAGTAACTGTACCGTCTTTACCAAAACCAGGCATATTAGAAATAAGTGATTTTCTTAATGTATTACTATCACTTACATCTGAGAACCAAACATAATCAGTTCCTACTGGATCTGCAGCAGTTAATACTTCAATTGCATTATCTGTACCTACAGTATCAATATTAACTGTTGGTGTTGTAGAAGGAGAACCTGTAATTGTTATACCAGTTCCTCCTGTTAAAGAAGTAACTGTACCAACATTATTTGTAGCATTTGTTGTAACTGTAAGAGTATTTGATGATCTGGTTACGGTTAAGGATGCTGATGCTGTACCATTACCTTGTATTATTACATTATCAGCTACACCATCGTTATCTATTAATTGGATGCCTGCTGTTCCATTAGCACCACCTACACCAAATAGTTCATAAGTTGTATTAGAATCTGATCCAGTTGTAAAATCTACCCATGCTCCATTTGCACGGAGTCTCATTTTGTCTGTGCTAGAATTGTAATAAATCTGACCATCTCCTAGCAAGCTAGCACCAGTTGGATCTGCAGTTTCATTTTGAATTCTGGCGTTCTTGAACGTACCCTGGTTGATAAGCGTGATATGCCCATCAACTTGAATACCTGCTAAAAATTGTATTGCCATTTTATTTATTTTTAATTGTTATTATTATTGTTTAATTGTTATTTTTTAATTTAAAAAAGCACACCCTGCAAATGAATTACTAAATGATACTCTTATTTGGTTAGTAGATAAATAATCTATATCACCTATCACTACATTATTATCTAAGTCAGCTATTGTTACTGATGGATACTCCCCTAAATTATGTGTTATTGTCCATACCGCAGCAGCTATCTCAAAACACTGTACAAACGTTGCTTCATTTGCAAGTATATCTGCTAAATCTAATACTGTACATACATTAGTAGGAACAGCCGGACAAGATACACTTGCCTTTACATTTATTTTTGCCAATGGCTCAACAAATACACCTTTATCTTCTGTTGCAACAACAACCTTATCTGATTTTTTATCTAACCAATCACATAATTCTTTTTGTAATACTGCATTAGCAAAATCAGTATAACAACATGCTTCAATACCAAACTTAACTTCTTTAAAGTTTGCATATGCTTGGTTAGCAAAAGTCTGTTCTACTCTTATTCTTTTTTCAAGAGCCACATGCTTTACTTGATTTGCATTTGATATTTCTCTAGGTTTACCCATTTTTTAAATTCACTATTTGTTGTTTAGCAAGTTCTAAAGATAAATTTCTACTACCCTCTGTAGCTTGTTGTTTAGCTTTAGATGAGTTTTTACATCCTTTGCAAATTACATTTCCATTTTCATCATGTGTCTTTTGACATCCACACGTAAATTTTTTTCCACATACTGAACAGTTATTCATAATTCTTTGGTTTTATACGTAATACATTCCTCTCTTTGCTGATCCACAATTTCCAGTTGGACAAGTAATCTTATTTAATCTGGCTTTTGCATAATTATATATTTGCATAGCTTGAGTTGTAGATTGACAATATTCTGCATTTGAAACGGCAGCATCAATCATTGTTTTTATATAACTCATTTCAGCTAATAATTCTTGTTTCTCAGAATCAGGTTGACAGGGTTGTACATCTAGATCACACAATACTTCATAGTATTGTCCAAGTAATTGTGTAACTCTTAGATGATTGTATTCTACGTATACCTTTGAATTAGGTGATACACTGTATCTTATGATATATATACCATCAGGTATATTTTCTTGTTTTGTACCACAATCCGTGGTTTGCAAAGCAAGTGTACATGCCGTTAAACACATGTCAAAATCTTTATCAACCTTAATTAAAACAGGTACAGAATAGCCAGGTAAAGTAATTAATAACTCTTCACAATCAACTGCTAAATCCTTTGAATATTGACTTGTATCTTTTATGCAAAGTAAATTACAGTTAGATACTGTAGGTATTTCTAAACTTAATATATGTCTGTCTGCCATTTTGTATTCTATTAATAAATGATACTATATAGATAATATACAAAAAAAATAGAACATATAAAAAATAAAAGAGCAGGAGATTTCTCCCCTGCTCTAATATCTTGGTTGATAATTTTAATTATTACCAAACAGCATTTTGCTCAATAGGTAAGTTATTCCCATTGTCTTTAGCCCATGCTTGTAATCCTTCAAGGAAATCCTCCATAGCATTTTGTGCTGCTGTATCACTACATTTAACATAGATCTTATACTGATACTGGTCATTATCAAACACTCCTGATGGATTGTTGAATCTTGGCACAGAATGTTGTACGTAATAAGCTCTGTATGTTGATGTTCTATCAACTGCAGCTAAAAGCTCATCAGATAATTCAATCTCTCTGATTCTAGCACTATCAGCATTTCCTTGGTTATAAGGAGACTGACGGTATCTCTCAGACATAATTAATTCTCTAATTACTTCTTCACCTTGTGTTTGTTGCATTGAACCTGGTGTAGCTGAAGCAACACCACAGTCATTACATGGATTACCTGTTTCATCTAATAAAGATACAATGATCTCTACAGGCTCAGCATTGAAATGATCTCTAGTGTCAAAAGAACAGTTACCAAATACAGTGTCAACGTATGCACCTTTGAATTCTACACATGCAGAAACCTTAGTAGCTCCGTTTGGATCTGTTGAAGCAACATATGTTCCATCAACTACTTCAGCAATACTATAAACTGCTTGAGTAGATACGCCACCTGTAGTAGTTGTTACAATAACACCACCTTCAGAAACTGAATCTACTAAAATAGCACCATCTGTACCACCAGCTACAACTAATACATCTCCAACTGCATAACCTGATCCTGCAGTAGCAATAGAGTAAGTAGCAATAGCATCACTAACACCTAAACTTACAATGTTAATAGTTGCACCTGAACCTGTAGAACTACCAGAAGTAGCTTGAGTTGATACTGTATAACCATTACCACCAGCTGATAATGTACTAGCATCAACACCGTCTACATCAGCTTCAGCAACAAATGGTTTGATAAGTGGATCACCTAAAGCCATTTTAGCCATATTAGCAATGATTAAAGCCGGGTCAATATATTCTTGCCCTTCAACACAACATACATTTGCTGAGTCAGCAATTGCATATGCATTGTGATTTAAAAATCTAAGTGCAGGAGAACCTTTTACATCAATTCTCATAAACTGTGTTTTACCACAAGGAGCACAATCAGATGCTAAACATAATTTAGCAGTTGCTTGTGATGCAGTAAGACAGTTTGCTGCCCACATTCTAGTAAGATATCTTGGGTTAATCCCTTTAGATTTTACTGATTCTTTGTAACCCCCATGTCCTGGGTTGTTACCAATTGTATCTTTAGTATAAAATGAACCTTGTACAATGTACGCTAGTTCACCAGCAGTTAATGCAGCTGGAGCAGCAGCACCACCTGGGATAGCAACTGACTTCCAGTCACTTCCACCAACTAATGCTAATTCACCAGCAGCTAAAGCACTAGTAGCAGTACCTGCTGTTTGCTCTACTGAAGACACAACAAACGTTTTATTAAACGCATGATTAAAATAAGCCATAATTTGTTGTTTTGTGTGAGGACCATTACCCTCACTGGTTATAAAAAAAGATTTAAACAGTTTACTCTGCTTGTAACATCAGTGTTACTATAATAATATAATGATTTTCTATCAGATAAACAATATATTAATTATTTCTTTCAGCAGCCTGCAATCCTCTTTGTTGCTGATACATATTTTCTATATCACCTGCAATCAATGCTGCAGTATCATCAAGGATTACTTCTACTAAATCATCTTTAAACTCACATATAACATTATTCAAGCTAATATTACCAGTGTATGGATCTGTACAGCCTTGTACTTGTATCAATGTAGGTTGTCTATAATAAGTTAATACAGGATTTACTATATCAAAATTTCTTTTGTATATTCTTATCTTGTTATCAAGCATAGTACAAAAAGTTTCTCCCCATTCAAAATCTGGATTCTTTAGGGGATCTCTCATAATTAAATTAACATTAGCTTCTTCAGCTAAATATACAGTCATTGATCTTGGAGTACAACAGTCATCTTTTGCCTGTGTAGTAACTTTCTTAAATTCTAAATAAGTTTCCTCAGGAAAATTGTCTGTCTCAAAATAATCTGGAAAAACATTACCTGTAAGGGATAATTCAATTAGGAGAGGTTGCAAGTCATCCACTCTTCTTTTGGATAACTCATCACCTTCCTGATACATATTTCCCCCATGTAAGTTTCTTCTACACCACTCAACTTGTGATTTGTTAAAAGCCTCAACAAACTGCCAACATTCTATATTATCATAGTCTTGGCTATCAAGCTTATTCAGCCTTTGCTTAAGTTTTATAAGTAATGTATTATTTTCCATTTTTAATTATTTTTAAGCATTCCAATATGGTTCAACTTTATCCATTAGAGATAATAAACTTTCTTCATTTTTAGGATCCATTAAAAAATCTAAACATTCAGACGGTCTTTTACCCATTCTAATACCACTATCCATTGGCTCAATCCATCCCCCTGCTTTAGTCAGTAAGAATCTATAAAATAAACAGTCTTTAACAAGTGCTCTTATTTTTATTTCCTCCATACTTAATGTAGAAACATCTAAAAAGTTTTGTGCTGCTTTTTTCTTATTACCTTCAGATCCATGACCTTGAATATAGTCATCCATATTTTCATACATAACATCATTAGGAGTAGACTTACTATACTGTGTGCTATTTGAATCACAGATTTTAGCTACATACATAAGCTTTGTTGCATTGCCATCATACATTTTTTGTAATTCTACTAATGCTCTATTTCTTATTTTACTAAGTTCAGTTCTAGTAGTTAACGTTTCTTCTAACGTATCTAAATAAAACTTAACTCCTTTAGAGTTTACTTTAGCATCTTTTAATGACTTTGCTACTATAGAAAAGCCACCTGCTTTAATGGCATATAGTTTAATTCTATCATATGGATCTAATTCTGGATCTAAGAATACTGGATCATTACCACATCTTAAACTAATCTTGTCCCAAAATTTATCATTATTAGGACTCATAATAGTTAAGTTGTTCCAAAAATCTTTGTCTTCTGGATCAACTACATTAGCTGCAAGAGATGCTTCTAATTCTGCAACTACAGTTCTAATTTCTTTAATCTTTGCTTTTTTCTCCTTAGGTGCTAACATTTTTACTTCAGGTGCAAATTCATTTAAACCAGTAACATATCTTTTTACTCCATTCATCTCTAGACATGCTAATGATTCTTCATGGTATACTCCATCATGTAATGCCAATCCATATTGTTCCAATCCCATATTTTCTTTATTAGGATTAAAAAATGGACGCACTGCAACAGATTGTTTTTTTTCCTGCTGATACTTTTCTACAATAGTGTACTCACTCATTTTTTTTGGTTTTAAATTAATAATTATTATTCACAGTCAAAAGTACATAATTATGTACATTTATTATTACTAATTTCTAAAGCAAGGTTTTACCCTTGCTAAAGTTTTTTGACTTTTAAACAACTATTTTCAAAGCTCCTGTAGTGTGATATATATCACCTTTTGCTAAACCTGCAGCTATTGCTGCTGCATTATCTGCATGGTCTCTAGCTAAGATGTCTTTACCAACAGCTTTAGAAGCAAGTATTTTTGAAACACTTGAATTTGAAAACTCATATGTTTTATTTTGTCTTTTAATATCTAGTGCCATGATTAGTTATATTTTAAAGGTTAAAAATAAAAAGGGAGGAGGTATTAGCCCCTCCCCTTTAATTATAGTTCTTAGAATGAGCCTCCTGTTACAGGGTTTCTCATTACAATTTTAAGAACTTTGGTTGGATCCTTAACCCATATAGCCGGCATGGTCTGAGTCATATATACTCTATATCCATTAAACTGACCAGTAGAAGCAAATCCTTGAGTTCTTCCCATGTAGTCCATAGTACCATTTTGGTAGAACCACTTAAGTTGATTATCCCAAGAAAGTTTCAACAAGTGAATGTTGTCATTTCCTTCATCAGTTACATCAAAGATAATAAAGCTGTATGAACTTAGAGGTCTACCATCAATTAATGGATTCTCTATATCATTTGTGTTTAAGTTATCAAATGCTGGATTCAATACAAACTTAACGTTAGCTAAGAATGGAATAGTAAAGCTTGTGTAAGCAAAACCATAATCTAAATCCATACCAGAACCTTTAACAGCTCCAATATCAGTTGCATTTTGTACTAAACCTGAACCATACACTTCATCAGCAATTGCTTTGTTGATTAGTTGCATACCACCAATACCTGTTTGTACAACAAGTGATCTTTGTGGGTCTGGCCCTTTAAATTCAACTTTACCTTGGTAGAAGTTATAAAGTTCAGACTTAAACATGTCAAGAGTAAATGATGACTTGTTATATACTCTTTTGAAAGAGTTATCTAACTGTGACCATAAACCTACAGATAATCTAATATCATCCGGTCCGTCTTGCTTAATTCTACCACCTTTACCCCACATTAGGTAAGTTTCAATATCCGTAGCAATTTTAGATAAATGTGCTGCTTCCATATTTGTAATGAAAGTTCTTGTAAGAGTTCCGTTTTCAAACGCTTCTCTTGCACCTGCTTTACCCATGTTAGCTACTAGTCCTTCAATACTAGGTACTGATGGATTGTTTGGATCATTGTCAAAGTTTCTCCAAATCTCAGTTACTGGTACAGTACCATCAGCATTCAAACCACCTTTGATCATAAGATCAGCACGGCTTGAAATAGAATAGTGTACGTGTGCTTCTGCTCCTCCTACAAAGTTGTAGAATTCACGGAATCCAGATCCTGTTTCAATGTCAGAAAATCTTTCACCATATTCACCTCTTGCAGAACCTTTTCTAAAGAATTTTGTTCCTTTAGCTAGATACTTATTATCTAAGACTGCTGCATTGTTGTTGTTAACTAATTGAACAGTGTAAACATATCCATCACCTGCAGGGATAATATCATCTGCTGTAATGTAAAGTTCAAGTCCATTATACTTATCATAAGTAATAATGTCACCATGTCCAAAAGTTCTTTTGTTGATCTTGATCTTAAATAGAGTTCCATCTACACCTTTAGCATCATTTGCTGGTTCAATGTCTGCCACTATGTAAGGAAGATCTTGTGCAATAGGAGTTTGCCACTTGTACTCACCTCTAGCATTATCCACCATGATTGTATTCTTTCCACCAAAAGAAGCCATTTGATATAAAGGCATTTCTACCTTTTGGGTCATTGCCCATAAATCAATTGGTCCCATATCCATAGGCTCGGAGTTACCAAGCATTTGGGTAAGGTGATAAGAATCAACATGAGAACTAGCTTTGTAGCTTGTATCACGTAGGAAAATCCCATTATTTAAAACTGGAGTTGCCATAATTTTGATTGTTTTTGATTAATAATTATTGTTTATATATTTAATACTTGATTAAATTCTTTTAAAAATGTTGTTAGCTCTTGGTATTTTTCTTTTAGCAGTTCTTTTAGCAGTTGGTTCTTTATCCTTAACTCCTAAAGATGTAGACCCTCCACTATTAGATTGTTCTGTTTTAAGTTTTCTTACCGTTTTCTCTATAGTTTTTTGAGCACCCTTATCCATTATTTTTGCTTTGTATCCTTCTGGATCTTGTAGCAACCATAATGCTTCAGATATCAAACCATAGTTTGGCTCAACAAATTGATACTTTTCAAGGAGATGTCCAAGTAAGTTAGTATTCTTACCACTAACTGATGGATAAGCGGGTTGTACCAAACCATTATAAAGCATAGCTTGTGTCTTCTTATCTATCTTAACATCATTTATAGAACCCCCTTTCAAAGTCTCATATACGTTTTTCATATATTGCTGTGATGCTTGTTCTTGTTGTTTCTTTTTAAGCTCTTGTTCTTCTAGCTTTCTTGCAACAACCTTTTCTTGCATCTTATCTAATTTTGGTTTAAACTTCATTGCTTGTTGTTCAAGCTTACCTAAGTCTTTCCAAATTTCTATTTCCTCAGCAATTTCTTCAGTAGTACCATATCCTGTTGCAGATAAATACTCTGTGATAATTCTTTCTTGATCATTTGACTTCTTAACATCTAATGATCTATTTTCTTCTACTTGTGATAACGTAGCAAACATTCCTTTTAAATCTTGACCACCATCTGCTACATAACGTGCAGCAATTTGTAATTCTTGTGGTAAGCTTTCAAAAAACTTTTTAGGAGTTTCTCTTCTTACTTCATTAGCTTTTTCTTCTAAGTTAGCTTGAATTAATTCTTCCCAGTCTTTAGCAGAATAATCTTCTAATTCTTTGTCATCATCAAAAGGAACAATCTTATCTTCTTTAATAAGCTTACTAAATACATCACTTATTCCAGAAATCTTTTTCCTTCCTCTTTTTTCTATTTTCTCTTCTTCAGAGTCTTCTTCATCAATACTGCTGATTACATCATCAATATTAACTTCTTCTTTAACTTCCTCAGCTTTTACTTCTGGTTCAGCTACTTCTTTTTCTGTGCTAGATTCTTCTTTAGAATCAGCTTTTACATTTAAATCATCTTTGTCATCTACATCTGGATCAGCAAAAGACATGTCTGTTTTTGACCCTGTACCTGAAAAAATGTTCTTGTTTGGTTTTTCTTCCTGTGGCAAAGTAACATCAGCTGCACTAGGTGCTGCATCAAAGATCTCATCTAAGTTTATGTCTAATGTTTCTACTTTACTATTCACAGATTCAGTTTTAGTACTCATAATATTTGTTGGTTTTAATATTAGTAATCTCTATACATATATAATATAAGAATAATCTTTCTAATTAAACTTATATAATTTGAAATAAATTAAAAGTTTTTAGCAGTATATAGCTAACACTTATTTTTTATCTTTATTTTCTTTGGATTTAGGAGCATCATACTTGTTTTTATTTTCTCTAGCTATGTCCAATTTTGTCTGTGCAATCTCTTTCTGAGCATTTATTTTTTGTCTTTCAACATCTAATCTACTATTCTCCATAGTCATCTTAGTAGTGTTTTTCTCTCTCTCCATGCTAAGTTGTTGATTGTATCTTGTAGACTCTTTAATTTCTTCCATAGCATCCTGATAATCAGACTGTTTGTTTTCATTAATGTCTACCATTGAACCGTATCCAGCAGATTTTATTTCAGCTAACAGTATATTGTTTTGTCTGTCTTTCTCATTTTCATCTATTTCAACTTGAAGTTTCATTTGTTCTTCTTGTTGCTTAGCTTGAATTTGTTGCTGTTGCATTTGCTGTTGTTGTTGCATATCTTGCTGACGTTGCATTTGTTGTCTGTTTTCAGAATCTTTTAAGATATCTGTTACTTCAGCAATTGAATCTGCTTTTACAATGTTACCTAATTCAAAGATACTTGCACCTGTAGTATTATTTGTAAGAGCCATCTGCTTAAGATTTTCTAGAATAGCTCTGTGATTTGTTTTTGTTGTAGCAAAAATATTAAAATCTCTTAGTAATAAATCTGTACCATTAATTGTAAAATTAACCTTTTCTGCTTCAGAAGATATATATGATAGTCTAACACTTGGGTTAGTACTATAGTAGTATTGTGCTAAATCAGTTCTCATCTGATGTACTCTTGGCATCAACTGGTCTGAATGCTGTACAAAATACATCTCTGTTTGAGCGTAAGACTGTTGCATAGCTTGTACTACCCCTGTTGCCGTTTGAGCTGATACAGCCCCTCCTAGACGTTGTGGATTAACCCCTATTGCATCAAAGCATTGTTGCTTAAAATAATTAGCAAGTTGAATTCTAGACATTAATCTACTAGTCTGCTCCATGTTTAGAGTTTGATAGTGATTAAAGTTAGTAGCATTCTCAGTATTAGTAATAGATGTATCAAGAGGTAACATTTGAAAATCTTTCATTGCTACCCATGCTTTTGAATAATTATTTTTTCCCCAATCCTCACCCATTGAGTGACGTGGTAAAGCATTTTGATCAAACATAATTACTGTTCCTAATTCATCTATTAGAATGTCAGCAATTTGGTTATTAACCATATTGTATCCAACTTGATATGCTTTCATTAAATCTACCAATGAAGTAGATCTAGTATTTCTATCAGAAAATACTCTCCCTTCTACAGGAAGTTTACATCCATAAAGTGTATTGTTACCTTTAAATTGAAAAGGTAATCTTCCAGGTTTAGTTCTATTAATACCTACATATATTGGGTTTATATTATCTCCCATTGTAGATCTCCACATTGCTGGTAAGTTTGGTCCTACTTTAACACCACCCCATACTTCATTGATCCATATCCAATCTATATGTTCTCCTTGTAATAAATTTTCTTTTGTTCTGTTCTTAAATATAGAGGTATCATATACAGCTTTTTCTGTAATTTTAAAAGTCTCATCAATGATCTCTTGAGTTACACTACCATTTAATTCTATCTTAGTTAAATGACCAACTCTCCTCTGCGTCTTCCAATAAATTGTAGATACTCTCATTAAGTTACCTTCATCTAAAGGTGTCATGTCTTCTGAGTTATCTAATATCTCACTTAAAATATCACCACCTACTCCAGGATTATTCCAATAGTTACTTGTATATTGTCTATACGCTAAACCTGGCATATTAGTATTCCACTCATGTGATCTAGTTGCATCATAGTATGCACCATCATTTTGATAGCCATTTACTTGATACTGTGCAGATCTTGCAGGATATATTTTTTGTAAAGATTTTAATTGCTTCTCATCCATTAAATAACCGTATCTGTCAATAACATCTGACACAGTCATTAAGTCCATCTTACCTACATAGTTAGAATCAGAAATGTATCTCTGATCTGGAGATTTTTGATAGAAAGTTAAAACTGGATTCCATAGCTCTACATCATAATCATCTTCCAACATTCTAAAATGCCAAAATTCTCTATCTGATATAAGCATATCACGGAAGCCTCTTTCTTCAAGTTCTTGCATATGAAATCTTTCTTCATCTACTGCAAGTTGGTGTGATGCCCATTCTTCAACCATACTTCTATAATCCTTAGAAAAGAAGTCTTCTATTTCTGGTAAAGATTTTAATCCCTCTGGTGATAATTGTTGTTGTGCTTCTTCAGATCCTGGGTCCATACCCATCTCAATCATTTTCATTACTAGATTTGCCTCAGCCTCTGCTAATAATGATTCTTCAATCTGTAATCTTTTTTGCTCTAACATCTCATTATAAGATGTATCATCAACAGCTCTAAATTGCACTTTAGAATATCTCTTTGCAAATTCACCTGTCAATACATTAATTACATTAGGTATGATAGGATAAAATTTTAATTCAAGTGCTGAATCATTCTCAGCTGTAAGAGTATCCATTAAGTCTTTGTAGTCATTATCTGGTTCAACTATGTAATCAGATTTATCTATAACTCCTTTTGCTAACTTATAATTCTTTAATAATCTTCTTGAATTAATACGTAAAAATTCTATACCTTGTAACTCTAACCAATCTAGATTCCAAGCCGCCCAATCATCAGTCTTTTTTGAGTAAGGTAAAAACTGTGTTGGTTGTGTTAAGCTAGAAAATGTTGGCCCGCTTTCAGCTTTGGCCCCATTTTTCATTTGCATTGCATTTAATACTCTCATCTAGATTATTTTTGGCTATTTAATATTTTTAAAACCAGACCTTCTTATTTTCTGACCACCTAATGTTCTCCTACGGCCTATATTTTTAAACGCACTGGTATACTTTAATTTACTTATTTTTTCTGAATTTACCAAAGAATCACCTTCTGATTCACGCCTTTTGGCATAACCTCTATTAGATTGTTGTATTTTGACAAAAGCAACCAACGCTCCAAACGTAACTAACCTATCCACGTTAAGACCTGGATAATATGCTAACATTTCTTTTATAAGCATTGGATCTGGTATTCTTTCAACACCTAATGTTTGTGACATAACATTACCTTCATCATCTAATTTTTCATCTATTGCTTCTCTTATAAATTCTATAGCATAAGAAATTAAATGGCTCTTAAATAACGTTCCTGTATTTTTCCAACCGTATTCTTGATATACTGTTCTGTTAGATCCTAAATCTTTTAAGAAAAGTATTTGTTGCTTTGGCACTAAATATCTTTGTTTTTTTCTTGCTATCATATGTTGAATAAATAATGATATATTATTCTCAACAATAGTCCAAGCATTATACCACTCTATAATTAATTCAAGTCTTTCATGTGTTTTATTAATATCATCAAACCTTCCACACCAAGCAGCTACTATCTTATCTCCTTCTACAAATACCTCAGTATCACCTGATACGGTTGTTCTAGTTACCTCAGTAGCATTTTTATATATGAATATACTACACAAAGAATCAGATGTAGTTGTTTTACCTTCTGATACAGGGTCAATAGAACCATAGTATTGGCCAAATTCCGGACGTTTACTAGCAGGTCTTTCCCACACTACTATAGTTCCAGTTTTATCTGTCATTTTTTTATTTACGGGGAATTCAGTAATTGGTGCCTTGTTAGTTCTTTTAGCCACTATACCTTCTTGATCTCTATCTAATTCAATTAGCTCATATGCATATTCTTTTTCTTCTATCTTTTTCATTTGTTTAGATAAAATACCTTGTGGAAATACAGAAGCTTTTCTATATGCAAATGCTTCTGCTATGTTTAAAGGTTTCTGAGATATTCTTAATTGATATTGTTCAGGTCCTAATTCTGCTTTCCATCTTTCTCTTTCTCTTACAATAGCCTCTATAGCTTCCTCAATTTGTGAATTACCCCAGCTATCAATGTATGGTGGCATTGACCATTGCTCAGGAATAAATAATCCAGCCATTCCTATAGTGCCTTCTGCATCTATAAGGTTAGTTTCTACTGCATATATATCATTGGCAGTAGGATTCATTATCATTTCTTTTAATGGGTTACATTGTTCTAAATCACCCACAGATCCTGCAGCAATAAACATACCTGTTGTCATCATACCTGAAGACATTGCAGGACGCAAGTACTCATACGTTTGCATCATCTTAGGGGCAATACCTGCTTCCTCATGAAAGAAATAAGTAGTAGGTCCACCTACACCAGATGTAGCATTCTTTTCAAATGATGCACCTTGTATCTTTGACTTTAATCCTCTAGATGTTTTTCTATTACCTACTTTAACTTCTATTTGCTGTTGCCATAAAAGAACTTTCTCAGGATTACTTGGCCTATACCAAGCTGTATGTTCATTAAGAAAAGTTTTATATTCATCTAAAAACTTCCAAGAACCTTTATCATTTATATAATCTTTTAATGATGCACCAATCTTACATGTACTACCTTCTTCAAACCAATAGGTATTTATAATCTTTCCCATATGAAAATATGAAGAAGCTATCTGACGTTTTTTAAGTATAGCTGAATGCTGATTGTTTAACTCTGCAAGTATTTCATACAATGCCATGTGATATTGTGCATCACGTACTTTGGCAAACCCATATTTTTTTTCTTCTTTATCAAAGATTGGTAAAAAATTTAACCACATATAATAGTCTCTGGTAAGATACCAAATCTTATTATTATTTTTATATATTACCCCTTCTCTACATTTATTTTTTTGGTCATCCCAGTATGCCATAAAATCCTTTGATCTAAAAGGAGAACTACAATACAAACCTTCTTTATTAAATCTCCTTGCTTCAGCATTAAATATTAAACTTGTTTCATCAAATTCATACTTGCCAGGTTCTTTAAATATCTCAAAAATAAACTCATGAAAATCTTCATCATTAGAAAATTCTGTAGATGTCCAATTATCATTTTCATATGTAGGTATAATCCTACTCATCTCTTATGATGGCATATACATCACCAAACTGTAACAACAAATGCTCTTCACCATTATGAGGCATTGGTGTTGGCATAGCATGATCTGCATAATGCACTACATCTCCTATTTGTATTTCTTCTACTTGATCTCCTTTACCTACAACAACCCCTTGAAATGTCTTTTTCTGAGCCATTTCTGGTAAATATAATCCTGATGCTGTCTTAGTCTCAGGTTTAATTTCTTTAATTAACAGTTTTTTTCCAACTGGTATAATTACTTTGTTTTTCATTTAATTAAATTTTATTGATTTATAATTGATCATATGCCAATCCTGCACCACCACGCACAGAACTCTCTTGTTCTTGTTGCATGTCTGTATATGCACCTTTGTATGATTGTCTAATTTGTTCAAACTTTGCAGCAGCATTTATCATAGAGTTCATATTACCGTCTCTACCATGCTCAATAGGGGTTACCTCCATATACTGTGCTAATCTGTCTAACATGGCTTTAATGCCTACGTATGCCCTATATGTAGGAGTTTCATACATCTTCTTGCACATATCTAATGCATATCTTATTTTACCATCTTCAGGAGATTCTTCTAATCCTATTTCTTCTATTATAATATCTTCCTTCTCATGTTCAGGCAAATTAAAAAACGGATTTAAATCAGGGTTAGGGCAAGACATATAAAAAATATATTGATATACCTGCATATTAGTATCAGGATATTCCGTCATTATATTTTTTAAAAATGGTAATGAGTAACAATGTTCTGTTAATACTAATTTACTATTCTGTATATCAAATAATTTTACTATCATGCTTTTTTAGGTTTAGTTATTTCTTTCTTTAATTGATCATATGCCACTACAAGTATAATTGGTTTGCTTTGTCCAAACAATAATACTTCAGTATGTGTATTTTGAAACTTATCTGTTGCTACATGAAAGTATTCTTTAAACCATACTACTTTATCTAGATCTATACATATTTTTGTTTCTTCAAATCTAAAGTCTGTAGGTACTTTTGACTTTAATGATTGTATTTCTACTGCTGCTATATATTCTTTCATTATTGATTATCTTTTAGCCACATTATTAAAGATCTAACTTCATCTTTTAAATATGGTAATTCATACATTTTTATTGTATCTAATACTGGTTCACCATCAACATGTTCATTGATTGGATATCCATTTTTATCCTCACCTACTTGTTTAAACTTAACATGTTGTATAATTAGTTTTCCAATCTTTAATTTAGGGTTATGCTTCTTAATAATATACGCATAAATACTCAATTGTAAGTTATAATGATTAAGGTTACAATCATCTAAATGATTTACAGGCCTAAACATTTTATTAGTTATTCCTTCCCAATTAGTGAATCCTTTATCTTTAATTTCTTTATTTGTTTTGTAATCAGTTATGTTTATATAACCATTTACAACTTCCACTAAATCAGCTTGACCACAAATAGCAGCAGACTTAAGATATACTAAATGTTCTGGATATACTCCTTCTTCTAATTTCTGCTCTGGTGCAATTTTTACTCCAGAGGTATCTACCAATGGTTTTATAATAGGCACTTCTGTTCCATACTTTTGAATTGTTTCAAACTCAAGTATATCTGCTTCTCTTTGATTATGATAAAAATTACCTAGCTTGATTGCTCTATCTGTCTCCCCATCCCATGCAGCTATTATTTCTTTGGGTGTCATACCATACCATTTTGATCTTTTGTTCTTAGATGATTTAACTGCCTGACCATCTCTGTCAAACTTGGGTTTAAATTTTCCAACTAAAGAAGTAACACTTAACCAATCTATTTTATCTTGATCAATGCTTTCATATACGTGTCCTTCTTCTTTAAATAATATTGCCATTAGTCTGTAATATTAGTAGTCCACATATTCCCATAAGGCATAGGTGTATGCACTTCCTGTTCAGGTACATGAACGTTATAGATTATTGTTTTAGCAGGCTCCAACAATGTTATTGCTTCTTCTGCAGTTATTTGTTCTTCAGCTAGTAGTTCACCTACTATTTGAGCTTTAGTTAGTTTGTCCATTTTCAATTTGTTTATTAATTAATTCTTCTTGCTCTTCTGATGTTATTGCATGCCATTTTCCCTTTGGACAATCAGAAGATAATGATCTTACTTTAAATGCTAAACTACACCCACAATCTGAACAACAAGGTTGTGTTCCAGGTGCCATACATTTATCACCTCCTGCGTCAAATAAAATACAATTTAAACATGTCTGGAATCTTTTATCAGCTATTGCTTCAATATGCTCTTTCTTAAATATATTGTTTTTAATACCTTCTGCAATTTTATCTGCATTTTTAAAAACATCTAAATACTTTTTCCAGTTAGCCATTTTTTTTAAAATTTTCTTTTTTTAGCATATCATCATGGATTTGTTTCATTGCACTTTCCATCTGCTCAATATTGGTTTTTATATCCTCACTTTTTGCATAACCATTGTAAGTTCTTTTAGCAATATTACCTAATAGACTTTTATTCTTTTTTATTGCCTTGTTTAACTTAGATTTTCTTAACTCAAATGTTCCTAATCCCTCTACATAAACTCTTGGGAAACTTAAATCAGAAAGTTTTCTTCTTAACTTTGCATAATAAAAAGTTATAAAATCTTCTACTACTTGAGGATGTACTTCAACTTCCTCAGCTATATTCTTTCTAAACTCCTTGTGTGACTTGGGATGCATTGCCTAAAATTTTATAATCAAGTAATACTAATCCTTCTGTCTGAATATTAATAGCTGGTTTAATGGTAATTGTTTTTTTATTATTCCCTTTTTTACTAAGCAAACCTTTTCTTTCTGCCTTTGTTATTGCATTTCTAGCAGACTGAGGACTCTTAAAAATATTCATATTAACTAATGTTAAACAAAACTTAGTTAATTCAATACTTGGAGTTTTAGATAGTTCACATAAAAACTTTAAATCAGAATTAGTTACTAATATATCATTAAAGAAACAATAAGTAAGTATCTGATACTTTATTGATTCATCAATATTAACTTTTAATTTTAAATCTACTTTTTTTACTATTGCCATTTTATAAACTCATTATCATATCAACCATATCTGGATGTGGATATATATCTGACTTACCTGTTCTCACATTACCGTGAGTTAATAAACCTCTTACCTTTCCATAATATGCATCCTCTTGAAAATCAAAACCTTTAGATGGACCATATTTCTTGATATATTGTTTTAAACCTAATCTTATATCTACACCATCTCTTTCACCTACCCACTTGATCCACTTTTCTGTGGCTTTGATTTGTTCTTCTGTGTAGTTATGCCAGTGTAGTTTATCCTTAAAATGTTCAGGTAGCTCACATACTTGTTCTTCCTGACATACTGAACCTACATATGTTTTCATTGTTTTACTATCTAAGTATCCCATGTTACATATTTCAATTCCTACTGAATGCCTGTTCATATATCCTGATCCAGTCTTACCTAAATGAAATCCTTGTGCTCCTGTAGGAAATGCTTGTACCATGACACCATTATATTCATCATTACCATTCCTGTGATTGATACCTCCTAATACAAATTCAGTTGCAATGCGTCCCCTGCTATCTCTTCCCCAGTGATCAATGCATCTATAAGGATTAGCATTACCTGCAGTATGATGTAAAAAGATATAATGATTACTAACGGGTCCTTCTACATATTCCCCTTTAGGTAAATAATGCTTATGTATAATTTGATCATAAGGTGTCTCAAACATTTGACCTTGTGTATCAGTATCTTCATCTATTGCTATGGTTAACGCACTTGGTAACTGTAATAAAAGAGTCCATGTCTCTGCACCTACTATACCATCAGCAGATAAATTATGCATAAGTTGAAACCTTATAACATGTTTTTCTGTTTGTCTTCCAAATATTCCGTCAGGTTTAATTAAAAGATTTTGTTGTAATGTCTTTACTTCTTGGCCTCTATCACCTTTTTTTAGCATCTTCATAATTACTCTGCACCTGCTGCCGCTTTTTCCATAGCTTCTTTAAAAGCTTTCTCATCTTCACTAGCCTCTCCTGCATTATCTTGTTGTGCTGCGGTTTGTGCCATAAACATTTGAGCTTGCAGTCTTTCAGCTCTTGCTTTGTCAATAGTAGCTAATAAATCCTCATATTCTGCTTGAACAGTAAGATGTGGAATATTATCTTTATAAAACTGTGTGATTTCTTCTCTACGCTTAGTAAGTTCTTCTTTACTTAGCTGAGGATCCTTGTTAGGATCTAAATTTTTTACGTCTGCCATTTTATTTGGTTTTAAAAATTAAACATATATGCAAACATACATAAATAGTTTAACTTAAAAAAGTTTAATGGCTTTTTTTTATTCCGTTGGAGGAAATAACGGATTATTTTCTAGTAAAGTAATCATTTCTACTACATCCGATTTGATATATGTTTTAAAATTGACGGCATAGTTTTCTACTGGCCAATTATCATCAGTAATAGTGTCACTGGCTGGTGTAATAAAAGGGGAACTATTACCTACCAGTTTATAGAACGTATATATTTGAGGATCACAGCATGGATCCTGTACTTGTTTAGTAAAACCTAATTCTATTAAATCTGCTTCTGTCATAATCTACCATTTTACTTTGTCTGCCCAATATGCTGCACTCATTTTACCTTTAGCTATATTTTTACCATGTCTAGCTTTAAAGCTCTTACGTCTAGCCTTTTGCTTTGCTGACTCACCGGCTTTAGGCTTACCTGCTGTCTTTACACCCTGTTGACCAAATCTAATTGTCTTTACTTTATCTCCCACCTTAGCTACCACTACGTGAGACTTCTTTGGGTGTGACGGAGTACGTTTAGGTTTATTATAACCTGATACCCCTGCTTTTGTTAGTCTACTATCTTTCTTTGCTGCCATTATCTTTTCTTTCCTTTATGCAATCCGTGAGATGCGTGTTGTTTACCTTTTTTAGTTGCAGCACGCTTCTTTTTATTAGCTGCAGCTAGCTTAGCCTTACCCTTTTTAGTGCTCTTTAACTTATCAATAGTTTTCTTTGGTGCATATACCTCACCTGTTTCAGAACTTTTCTTTCCTGATGCAGTTGTCCATTTCTGTTTGGTCCATCTAGTAAGACTTTTTTGTTGTTTTGTTTTTGCCATTATCTTGCAAATTACTTTTTACTTTTATATCCGCCTCCGTTTGCTTTATACCTTTTTGCAAGCATTTGAGCTTTACGTGCTGACCACTGTCCCGGTGCTCCTCCTTTACCTCCAGCCTTGATGGAATTAAATAACCTTTTACGCATTCCCGGTTTAGTATAGTTTCCAGAACTATTTACTGTGCTTTTCTTTTTTTTCTTTACTGCCATAACTAATTATTTATACATTCTGGATACGCCCTATTCATTATGTCTCTAATTTTAGCACACCTTTCATACTCTTCAATTTCTATATAGTACGCTAACATATTTTCAAATTCGGTTAGTTCAGGACCATTGTCAGGATCAAACGCCAGTACGGCCTCATGACCCTTCTTAAACTTCTTAATCATTAACTCTTCAAATGTTATCTGATTAGTTAATACTAGAAAAGAGTTCTCATATGCTGTCTCAAGTAGTATTGCATCTAATTGCATTTGTTCTATTTCACTCAGCCCGTGATCTTCTCCATTATTGTCATCCCATTGTCCCATATTCTATTATTTAAGTTACACTGCGTCTATAAGAACAATATACTAAATTCCCCCAACCTATAAAAACTTTTGACTCAGAACATAGCCCCCACCTGATTAAAAAAATTTTATATCCCCCCACCGGTCCTGGCAAAATTATGTATTTGGCATAGGTGAGACCCTATATAAAACTGCTCCCCGCCTAATGTTTGTGGTTGGGTCACCCCCCGTAATTATCCACACTTAATTAATTAACTTAATACTTTTACAAATGGTTTACTTTAGAAAACTAAACATCAATGAGTCTACTGGCTCAGCAACAATCATTGTGAGCTCTGCTCCAATGTCACAGAAACAAACTACACTTGCTGGTTTGTCTGTGGGAACAAGAACTCAAGGAAACATCTCCTTTGGTGTTCTTTCACTAATAGACCCTGAAACTAATCAGGTGATGCGTAGTGACCACCCTACAATCAAACAGCTTGGAGCTAAGTTGAATGTAGGTGATGAGCTACCTAACTTCAAACTGTCTGACCAAAAGGTTGTCAACCTACAGACTGGTGAGGAGAATGAGAACCTCTTCTGGGTTGAACAAGCCTAGATGAAGTACAGGGGTGTGTGTAACAGCACACCTCTTTTTTTTAACTAAAAGCTGGAGAGCGTACTCACTAAATTATGGAAAACAGATTGTACAAAATGCATCACAAGATAAAACTACAACTTGATGCTATCTGCCAAGAGGCAGGAGATATGAATGTAGAAGAGTTTATGAAAGTGTATGAATCACTTAAACAAAAGGCTACTAAACCTAAACTAACAGGCATTGACCGTAGATTCCAAGAAGATATGATTGATGCAGAGTTTAGTGAGATGGATATGATGGATGAATGGTAGTAAATAAAGGTGTGTGTAAAAGCACATCTTTTTTTAAACAACTGCTCCCTTCCCATAATATGTACTGGGAATGCATCCTGGGGAAGCAAGGCCTGCGGAGGCTACTGCTTAATACACCTACCAGAGGAGGTTCTACGGATGCACCAGTACTTTTTTTATTTTAACTGCTACTGGTCATACAATCTTATACCATCCATATAACTTTCACTGCTCCCTTCCTTTCTTATGCAAATATTTATTAATCATTAATTATAATTAAAATTATGGAAACAAATTCAGTTTATTTTAGAAAGCTCAATATCAATGAGTCAACAGGAAGTGCAACTATTATTGCATCAGATGTACCATTGATACAAAAAGCTACTACATTAGCAGGCGTTAATGTAGCAACAAGAACACAGAACAACATCACATTTGGCGTATTAAGCCTAATAGATCCAGAGACTGGACAAGTAATGCGTTCTGATCATCCAGTCATCAAACAGTTAAGTGCTAAACTTAATAGAGGTGATGAGATGAAAGGCTTCAAGCTATCTGATAATCCTGTGTTAAACCTAACAACAGGAGAAGAATCAGGTATGTTTTGGATAGAAGCAGTGTAAACCTGCAGTAAAAGGTAAAAACTCTACAGATCTGGTGTAACAACCAGGTTTGTAGTTGTTTTTTTTATTTAAATGTGTATAGCATTATAAATGTGAGGTCTCATACCCACAATATACCACCTTTTACCACTATCATAACTATCATAGCACATTAATATATTAATATAGCTAACATAAGAGCATAAACATTAAATTGGGTATGGTACGGAGATTGACAATTGATTTGCAAGTCATGCGTCCACGTTTATCATCACTCTTATGCTAGCTTATATTACAAGAGTAACTATTACACTCAACAATACTACATGGGTAATGTCTGTCTCTTCCTCTATAGGATAATAGACATAGTACCCGGAATCTTATTAATCAAATGTCTAAATTAAATAAACAATTATGAAAATTTCATCAGTAAAGGTTTTAAGATCAGCAGCTGGATATTACATAGGTCGTACAGAGAATGGTATGCCTTATGATAGACAGTCACGTTATCATAAAACTAAGCAAGAAGCAGAACACACATTAAAAGTAATCAAACATAACCAGGAGAGAGAATATATATCGTATTGTAATCTCCATAATAATTAATCTTATGAAATATATATCAATATTCTTTCTCTTAGTATCTATAATGAGCTGTGAAAAAGAGCCTCTTGAAATAGTAGAGGTACAACAACCGCCTGTTGATACACTCACAGTGTATGCTGTGAATGTGGAATCATATGTATGGGATAGTGTTAATAATACTACAATCATAAATTATAAGTATTATGCATGGGATAGCTTTGATATGCCAGTATATATGCTAGCATGGTTTGCAACAAACCCACCAACTGATACACAAAGTGATTGGTTAGAGTGGGCTATGGACACATCAAATACAAATCCGGATTACTTTATATATACTACATCAAATTACTATATGAGTCTATATGATGTATCATATTGGAATGGAGACTATGAGTATAATCAGTTAGACTTATCAGATCTAATAATCAACGGTGATTCAATCGTACCATTATAAAAACAAATTAATTAATCAATAAACAATTAGAAATTATGAAACATTTATTCAGGTCATTATTAAAATTATTATTCGTAGTAGTACTACCTATATTATTTATAGTAGGAGCATACATGATACTAACCATGTATGAGACATCCGCAGTTATACTTATAACTTTACTGTTAGTGGGCATAGCAATAGTAGCTAACTCTGTTGTGTATTTAGTCTTTATGTCCAAGGTAAGAATGTTACCTAAAGCATCTATAGAAATAGTACCAATATTTGGATTTGCATTTGGTGTAGATCCTCATCACAAGATTGATGAAATCTCTTGGTTGATGCTATTACCGTTTGTATCAATAGAATTTACATCAAAAAAGTGAACCACAGTTCATACAAACAGTACCAGTAGTTAGTTATATATAATATATACTACTGTAGTTAGGCCTTGTAGAATAAAATAATGAGTGGTGGGCAAAATGGATAGTAATAATACCTTTTATATAATTGTTTAGGGTTGCGTTACTATCCATACTTGTTACTCTAACTGCTCCCTTCCTCACTTATGGAATAAATTAAATAATAATCAATTAAAATAATCATGGCAAATCAATTTAAGATCAATGAGATCATAGTAAATAACATATTAAAAAATGTTTTAATACCAAACACACCGTGTAATAATGAACATATATTCAATATTATAATGAGAGAGTTACCAGATCATGCTAAAGAGATTATATTACATCTAAGTTTATCTAAAGATGAGTATAATACTGTTAGTATAGGTGATTTTGTAACATTAGAACCATTAAGTTACCACCCAGGATCAGAGTTTGAATGGGATATACTTGAAGATATGGGCCTAAGCCCAGGTAATGGAAGAGTATATGGTAAAGTCACAGGTGATTCATCATGGGGTAATGATAAGTTTAACCCATTTTATAGCTCTATCAAAGTAGATTTATTCTATCATGATAAACAAAAGAAGCTAAAAACATATGATCACCAAGTAAATCCATTAGATTTGACCAAGGTTAATGAGTCTGATATAAAATATTTTGATATATTAGATACAGACGTAGTTATAAATCAAGAGGAATTATTTCCAGAAGATAAAACAGATTAAAATGGCAGATATATCAATGGAGTTACTACAAAGTGAACAAAAAGCATGGCGTGCATTAGATAATGCATTAAACCGTGTAGATGGAAAGAATATGTCTTTTGGGAGATATATGAATAATAAGTATAATATGGGTAATGACACACTTGCTAATGAAGAAAGTGAGTCTTTGGCCGTACTTATACTATTAAAGGACCATGTCAAAGAAATCAGATAGATTTGGCATAGTTAAGTATAAAGTCTTGTCAGATCCCAATTTATCTATTCAAGCAAAAGGGTTATATAGTCTCATAGCATGTTATGCAGATAAAAACCGTGAAGCATATCCGTCTGCTTCAACACTTGCTGACTCAATGGATGTATCACAAAGATATGTCTTTAAGCTCTTAAAAGAGTTGAGACAGCATAATTACATAAAAAGAGTAAAAGGCAAACTAGTTATTATTTAAGTGATAGCTATATAAGTGCAGTTTATTTTTGAATTTAACTAATAATTTCTTATAATTAGTGAGCCAAGGTAAGTTATATTTATATCTTTGTTAATAGATATGATAGTACAACTACCCAATGGCCGTATAATTGAGTGCTCAGTAGAGCAATACCTCTCGTTAACTGATGATGAGGTAAAAGATCTTAATGGCTTAAGTTCAGCATACACAAAAGAAGTGGTTAATCCCTTTTATAATGCTTTCTCAGGTAAAACAGTAGTAGTAGACTATGAACTAGAGTTCATAGATGAAAATGAACCTGCATTAGATGAGATAGAAGCATATGAAAAGCTTGATGACCCATATTTTCATTCAGATGACGTGTAGTCATCACAAAATCAATTATTAATTTTTTAAAATCAAAAAAAATGCAAAGCAAAGTCAATGTATGTGCAGATGACATGGGTAATGTTATCAATCAATCAAAAAACAATTCAGAGTATGGTTATGTAAGACTGCAACAAGTTAGAGTTACATTTGGTAACAATGGCTGGGTTAAAAAGTCTAATGTATCAACGTTACTACAGGGTAAGGTAGAAGACTTACAATCCCTAAACTTTAAAGCAGGTGATGAAATAGCTGGTAAGATTGTTATCAAAGAACAATTAGATCCATTTAATTCTAATGATCCTGAAAGAGATTATAAATATGCAGGTGATACTGGTATAGTATGCTGTGTTGATGGTCAACCTATATATAGGAAAGCAATGTTTACAGCTGATACAACAGCTCAAGACGTGCTAATAGCTCACACTAATGGGCAAGACATCAAAGATGCTAATGGTACTAGCAGTGCAAAATCTAATTCTATAAGTGTACCTGCAGCTAGTGTAGAAGAAGCATTTGATATTAAAACAGAAGGTTTTGATAATTCTACAGTAGATGATGTAGATGATTTAGAAGAAAGCAATGATACTGAGACAGAAGAAGTTACTGATAAAGTAGAAGAACTTGTAGAAGAAGAGGCTGAAACCTTTGAACTATAAGAGTAGTTATTAATAATTTGTTTGGTTAAAAGGGGTTGTGTAAGTTTTTTAAGTAATTCTTATACAACCCTAATTAACTTTAACTACTCCCTTCCTCAAATATGAGGACAACCTTTTACTAATCAATAACAACTAAACAATTATGCTATCTCAGGAACAATTAGAACAACTTCAACAACAACAACAACTAGACAATCTTTCCAGAAGGGAAGAACGTTACAGCTACTTTGGTATATTAGCTGAATATCAGCTTCATCCGCCATCATTAGTAAACTCTTTAAGTTACACCAAGCTAAATCCGTATCAACATTTTTTGTTTAAACGTGTACTTCATGGCCTTAAGGTTTATAAACCTGAAGAAGTTAGGAAGCTACATTGGGACAAGAAACGTAGAATAACTAAGGTTTGGAAACGTGGACAGAGAGAGATAAATGCTTGGAAGCAAACTATTTGTAATAAGCGTGTAAATGCTTATCTTAGCAATACATTCAAGCATTCTCCATTAGCACAGTATATTGCAAATATACCAGCTAGTGAAGTATTAGATGATTACACTAACACTATGAGTTTCAAAGAGTTAGGTATGACTTATGAGGATGTAATATTAAAATTTATGTCTTTGGGATTACTCCCTAAAAACTATTTAGAACTAAAAAATGAGCATCAAAAAAGTCTCAAATAAAATGTCTAAACTGAATACTGCCTATTCTAAAAAGCGTAGGCAGTATTTAACAGACAAACCAATGTGTCATGCAAAGATCCATAAGTGTTCTTTGCAGGCTACTGATGTACATCATAAACATGGACGTGGCGTATACTACTTGGATACATCTACATGGTTACCAGTTTGCAGAAACTGTCACATGTGGATAGAAGAACACCCAGCTGAAGCCTATGAATTAGGTTTCTCAGGCTCAAGATCATAACTTTATGGTCCTATAGCTCAACTGGATAGAGCAACAGCCTTCTAAGCTGTAGGTTCTAGGTTCAAATCCTAGTGGGATCACCAGGCCGGATGATGGAATTGGTAGACATGACAGACTTAAAATCTGTTGAACTGGATAGTTCGTGTGGGTTCAAGTCCCACTCCGGCTACCAGGACTCTTAGCTCAGTTGGTCAGAGCACTCCGCTCATAACGGATAGGTCATAGGTTCAAGTCCTATAGGGTCCACCTTAAATGTAACATTATGAAAAACAAATTAATTAGAATACTAACCTGGACATTAGTTCTGGCAACAACAATTATTATATGGCAAAAAATATTCAGTTGGATTACTCTGTAAATAATAGACATGTAGTTCAACTAGAAGCATTAAATATAGCAGCTCAGCATAAAAGATGTGGTCTGGGCATTTCTATGGGTGTTGGTAAAACACGTATAGCTATACAACACCTTCAAAGGAACTTTAATCCTTTTGTACAGGCTTTAGTAGTAATACCTAAACATTCAGTATCTCAATCATGGATAGATGAATTAGGTAAGATGAAAGTTGAAAAGTTAGTTAAGCATATAACGTTTACTACTTATCTATCATTAAAAAAACACAATCCAAATGACTATGATATAGTTTATTTAGATGAGTGTCACTCATTACTACCAGGTCATGAAATATTCTTATCACAGTTTCAAGGTAAAATATTAGGTTTAACAGGTACACCACCAAGAGATAAGAAGTCTGTAAAAGGCATGCTTGTAAACAAGTATTGTCCAATCAGATATACCTTTGATGTAGATGATGCAACAGAAAGTAATATACTTAATGATTATAAGATAATTATACATGAGTTAGAGCTATCTGGTTTGCCTACATTGAAAAAGAAAAATAAAAATGGTGGGCACTGGTTTACTAATGAGAAGAAAGATTATGATTATTGTAATGGTAGAGTGGCAGAGGCACAGTCTCCTAAACAAATGCAATTTGCAAGGATCATGAGAATGAGAGCTTTGATGGATTATCCAACTAAAGAATCATATGTAAAATCTATGGTTAAGAATATAGAGGATAAGTGTATAGTATTTGCTAATACACAAAAGCAGGCAGACCGTATCAGTAAGCATAGTTATCATTCAGGTAACCCTAAGTCAGAAGAAAATTTAGAATTATTTTCAGATGGAAGGATACACACTCTATCATGTGTGTTACAGTTATCAGAAGGTGTTACAATACCAAGGTTAAAACAAGGTATTATTATGCATGCATATGGTAATGAAAAGAAAACAGCACAAAGGATAGGTAGATTACTTAGATTAAATCCAACTGAGACAGCAATATGTCATATATTGTGTTACAAAAATACTCAAGATGTAAACTGGGTGTCATCTGCACTTAAATCCTTTGATCAATCTAAAATTAAACGTTATAACCCTTTAAACAGATAAAATTATGGGAAGAATGAAAGAGCTCTTTATTGAGCAACAAGAAGAATTAGAGTACCGTGGTACGCATGATGCAATGATACACGGACTATCAAGAAAAGCAATTGAAGAGTATATAGATACCCATGATGAAACTCCATGCCCAAACTGTGGTGACCCAGCATTAATCAGAAATGAATCTAATGCTAAGTGCACAGAGTGTGCTCAGGAGTTTGTTTATGTTGGAGATGCCTTAAGATTTTTGTGATGAGTGAAATAGATTTAATAACAGACTCAGGAGAAACTGTATGTATACAGTATTCTTATGATCCAGGAGAACCAGACCAATGGTATGATTCTAATGGAGATCCAGGTACGCCAGGTTATGGACCAAGTGTTGAAGTACATCACGTATGGTATATTACTAAAGATAGAGTGGGTAACCTTGTATCTGTAGACGTGCAAGATTTATTAGAAGAAGACTTTGAAGAAAGAATATTAGAAACACATGAATAATATAATTATAAAGGATATAATTAATCTATTAGATAATGTAGATACTTTACCAGGTTCCTCAAGAAGGAACTTGGAAGTAGCTATTGAGATATTAGAAGCACAACTAAAAAAAAATACAAATGAAAGATCTTAAAAAAATACATGATGGATTAAAGCATCATAACCAAGGTAGAACACGTGAAAAGATGGAACAAACCTACAAAATTATAGAATATGTAGCCTGGATGTTTGTTATAGGTATTGCAGTACTAATTGTACATAACTTAATAAAATGAAAGATCAGTTATTTATAGAAGGTACAGTAAAAGATGGAAAGTTACATTTTCCTATAAAAGCATTCAAGAATAAATATGAAGGCTTCTTCAAGGACCATAAGGATGGTGCAAGAGTAGAGATATTTATTGGTATACAAGATGGTAAAGGTAGTAATCCACAGTTAGCTAGAGTACACGCAATGATACGTGAGATAGCAAATGAACTTGGTTATACCTTTGAAGAGGTAAAGTTACAAGTAAAAAGAAAAGCAGGCTTATGCTTTATGAAAAACAATAAAGAATATTGTAAATCATTTGCTAAGTGTGATAAAGAAGAATTGAATCTTGCTATACAAGCAGCTTTAGAAATAGGTGACTTTGCAGGTATGCAATTAAGATGATTTCATTTCATCTAGCTTAACAGCTAATTTTTGTAGCATCTCCGTTGGGTTGTTAGTCTCTTCTTTAAGATCAGACACAACTTTAGCAAAGTCATTTTCAGTTACTTTAAGGTCTTCATACTGTTCAAGCCCTTGCTCTTTTGCAAAAGCCTTGAATATATTAATGATAGAATATAAAGTATATAGTTCACTCTCAATTGGAGTAAACTGTCTATTTTTGAGCTTGGCTTTTTCAGGCTCCATAATTGTTTCATTGAAGTCTTGTATAAGTATACCAAATTTGCTAGCATCTGGATAGAATTCAAGAAGGTATCTACCATATATTGCTTGTAGTCCTGAGATAAAAGCAGGATTAATATCTGCTACTAAGTTTTTAGTAGTATCATAAGTGATGAATTGTTTTTTATCTGACATAGTAACTGTATTAATTAATCAAAGATACAAAAAAGAAATAGAATATGAATAATAACTTAATAGAAATTGACATAGAACAATTAAGAAATGATGTCAATAATAAATTAGAAGATTCAGGATGGGCACCTATGCTCTCACCATTTATAAATGGACTTGAGTTTGATATGATCATGAATAAACTAGTAGAATGTGTAAATGCAGAGAAAAGATTTACACCAAGATTTAAAGATATATTTAATGCATTCTTAGAATGTCCATATGATGAACTTAAATGTATAATCATAGGGCAAGATCCATATCCTCAGCTTGGAGTTGCAGATGGTATAGCTTTTAGCTGTAGCAGAAAAGGTAAAGCAGAAAAGTCTTTACAATACATAAACAAAGCAATTGGTACAGACCACACTGATCTAAGGTGTTGGGCTAACCAGGGTGTATTATTAATTAATACAGCTTTTACAGTAGAGATAAATTCTATAGGGTCACATTATTCTATATGGAAACCATTTACAGAATACTTGTTTGAAAATATAAATAGACACAATAAACAAGTACCATCTATATTAATGGGTAAGAAAGCAGAAGCATGGCAACTACTATTAGATAGACAAAAAATATTTAAGGTAGCACACCCGGCATCAGCTGCATATAGAGGTGGTGAATGGGACTGTAAAGATGTCTTTAACAAAGTTAATACAGAACTAGAAAATCAAGATAAACCTTGCATAGATTGGTAAATTTTACTATCTTTGATAACCTTTAATTATAATATAAATGTCTGATAATCAAGAACTTAACCAGAAGAAACAAATTTCAGAATTTAAGAAGTCTTTTTATTTAAGTCATGGGATTAAATTGTATATTTACACCCCTCAAGATCAAAACAAAAAGATCCCATTAGGTATATTTCATGACAGTGCTTTACTTGCATTACATGAAAATCATCCTAAGTTTCAGAGTATCAAAACTCTACAACACAGGACTAGATTGAGGGAGTTTCTTGTATACGTTCAAGTTATGTCATACTTGGCTCATAAAGAAGGGCATACTAAAACAAGTATAGGTAGATTTTTAAAACGCAATCATGCAACCATCATTAATTCATGTAAAATGATTGAGAATGGATTTTTTACTAATGATGAATCTGTAATGAATGCATATAATAACACTTTAATAAAAATAAAAGAATATGTGGGAACTATTTCAGAAAATACTGATGATGAAGATAACACCAAACCAAGCCCTAATACTGTTTGGGATGAAGCAAGGCGTATCCTTACCAAATGTTAAGTCTGAAGATAAAGAAAAGTTAATTGAAAAAGGTTTATTAATAAAAGAAGAAAACCAATATAAAATGACTGCTGAAGCTAAAGCATTTTGTGCTAGGCTTGATAACTATTTTGTTAAAGCAAAGAAAAAAACTGATATACAACTCATGGGTAAGGACTTTAATGATAAGATCCACACATACAGAGAGATATTTCCAGCAAGGAAACTACCAAGCGGTAAGCCAGCTAGAAATAATATCAAAGCTTTAGGAGAAAACTTTAGATGGTTTTTTGAAACATATGACTATGGTTGGGATGAGATAATCAAAGCAACTAAGATGTATGTCAATGAATATAGAGATACAGAATATATGTATATGCAGACAAGTCAATACTTTATATCAAAGCAAGACAAGCATAGGGTTAAACACTCTACATTAGCTGACTATTGTGATATGATTATTGATGGGGTAGAAACAGAAAAAGAACACTTTAAAGAAAACGTTGTATGAAAAATAAACCATCATGGATTGGGCAATATGCTGCATTTAATGATGCACTTAAATATATGTATGCTAGGTCAACAGGAGAAGAGAAATCAATCTATACTCCGTGGCCTAAGTTTAATGATGCTGCCACTGATGGTATAGAATGGAATACTTTGACAGTAATTGGTGGTAGACCTGGTTCAGGTAAGACACTGATTAAGGATCAAATCATTAGAGAATCATTTGCTTTAAATCCAAATGATAAGTTTAGAGTATTAGAATTTCAGTTTGAGATGGTAGGCAGAACCTCAGCTATCAGAGAATTTAGTTCTATAACTGGTAAAACATACAAAGAATTATGTAGTGCAGGATCAATATTAAATACAGATACATTAAATAAATGCCATTTATATGCTAAAGAAAGAGTAAAGCACCCGGTTGATATAATTAGTACACCTATGACTGTTAATCAGATGCGTGAGCAAATTGATCAGTATATGACACAGCATAAAGGAGTAAATACAATGATAACACTTGATCATACAATGTTAGTCAAGAGAGCACCATACCAGAATAACACATTAGATATGTTATTTGAGTTAGGTGAATTCTTTACACAGTGTAAAAGAGATTATCCTTGTTTGTTTATTGCTTTATCACAACTAAATAGAAACATAGATAATCCGGACAGGGCTATAGATGGTAAGTATGGTAACTATATACTTGAGTCAGATATATTTGGCTCAGATGCAATGCTACAGCATGCAGATATGTTAATAGGTATCAACCGCCCAGCTAAACAAAAGATTAGATATTATGGACCAGATAGATATATAATAGAAAATGATAGAACATTGGTTTTACATTTTCTTAAAGCAAGAAATGGTGATGCACGTATGTCATTTTTCAAAGCTAAGTTTGAACAAATGCAAATAGAAGAAATGGCAACACCTCAACAACAAGAACGCAGATGATAAATACTAAAAACTTAAATAACAAAAAAAAGATGGGACTAACACCGCAAGAAAGAAAGCAGAAGGTTGCATCACTAAGAGAAGAGCATGAAGATTACTTTCAGACAGAAGGAAAGATTAATGCATTATACATACCTAAGATGGCTTACAGGCCAACTGGAAAGGATGAGCTACATGTAAGCTTTTTTCCAAGTGAATTTGAAAAAGGAGAAGATATATATACAGAATTTGTATCTATAGATTATGATACAGAAGATCCAAAAAGGACACTATATTATCATAAACATAATCCACACTGGCAGGAAGAGTATGAAATCATAACAAGTAATTCAGGATTTCAGAGACACATTATACCTGTTAGTGAACTAAAGGTTATAAATGATGTAACAAATAGGGGTAAAGCTATAATAGATTTTGCAAATCCAGATTTGCCTAATCCAGATGAAAGCACTGACACTGCTCCCCTCCTCTCCAATGCAGAGCTGATAAACGCATTATCAGAAATAAATGCAACATTAAATAAATTAATTAACGTAATTCAAAAAAAGTAATATGGCAAACAGCGTATTAGTAATTGCTGACTCAGGTACAGGAAAGTCTACCTCAATCAGAACATTAAATCCTAAAGAGACTTTCATTATAAACATTGCTAACAAACCATTACCGTTCCAGGGATGGAAAAGCAAATACACACAAATTAGTAAAGATAACCCAAAAGGTAATCTGACATCAGCTTCATCAAGTGCAGGAATAATAAAAGCAATAAAGCATGTAGATGAAAAAATGAGCCATATCAAAACATTAGTAGTAGATGATTGGCAGTATATGAGTTCTTTTGAATATTTTGACAGAGCTAATGAGAAAGGTTATGATAAATTCACTCAGATTGCAGCTAACTTAGCAATGGTTGCAAAACTTCCTAAAGACTTGAGAGAAGATTTGACTATCATTTTCTTAACTCACTCAGAAGATTCAACTGATATAAATGGAAATAGAAAAGTTAAAGCAAAAACTATTGGCAAAATGATTGACAATACACTAACTTTAGAAGGACTATTCTCTATAGTATTATTTGGTAAAGTAAATAAAAATGATGATGGTGAACTTGAATATGGTTTTGAAACTCAAAACAATGGAGAGAACACATGTAAATCACCTATGGGTATGTTTGAGGATAAGTTTATTCCAAATGACCTACAATTTGTAAAAGATTGTATTGAAAAATATAATCAATAATTAATAATTAATAAAAAAGTAAATTATGTTAAGTACTAAAGACATGTCTGCCGGATCAGGTAGCATCAAACCAGTTATTGGAGTGGGTAACCACAAAATCAAAATCAATTCTATTACATTTGACCAAACACCTTATGATTCAGATGCATATAATATTACATTACATGTAGAGTCTGAGCCTGTTACTGGAGAATTTAATGGTTTCTTAAAAGATATGAATAATCCTAATGGTGAGCGTTATGCAGGCCAAGTAGGTAGAGTTAGATTCTCACCATATCCATTTAAAGATGCAACATTAGCAAATGGTAATGAGATTAGCCGTGATACTGAAGTATTAAAAGCTATGGTATTTTTATCTGAAGTAGTAGGTAAAAGAAATGAGCTTGATGCTATTGAGGCAAATACAATTGAAGACTTTATGGTTAAGGCTGCTAATGTATGTTCTGAAACAGGATATATCAATGCTTGCTTAGGTGCACGTGAGTGGGAAAACAAAGAAGGTTATGTAAATAATGACTTGTTTTTACCTAAGAGAAGTAAAGATGGTATGCCATTAGAAGAGTTAGATAAAGAAAGCTCTAACCTATTAACATTTGATAGAAATAATACAAATCATTTTAGACCTTATTTAAAGAAAGAAACAACAGCTTCAAATTTTGAGCCTGCAACAGCTTCTGGAAGTGACTTTGATCTGTAATATAAAACCAAAAGAGTGGGCTCAGTATAATGCTGGGCCCATATCTTTTTAATATATTTGGATTATGTTCAGCACTAAAAATTTAATATTAGAAGAAACAGACGTACCAAGTTACTGGGTGTTTCAGTATTATCTAGACTTACCTGAACAGCTAACAGGTCAAGACATTAAGATTAATTCAATATTTAATCCTAATGACAAGACTCCAAGCTTTTGCATATACGTGGATAAAACCATAATGCAATATAAGTTTAAAGACTTTTCTACAGGTATTGGAGGTAACAAGTCAGACTTAATTAGACACATGTTTAAGTTGGGTTATCCTCAGGCTACAAGAAGAATAATAGAAGATTACAATAAGTATATACAGGAAAATGGTAAAGTCAGTGTTGAGTTTGTGCCTCAGGCTAAATGGGAGATTGACTTTATAAAGTATAGAAAATGGAATCAGGATGATGCTAATTACTGGCTATCATATAGAATAGGCAAAACATTATTAGATCAGTATAATGTAAAGCCAATAGAATATTTTAATATGATTAAGCAAGATGCATTGGAAATAGAATCTTTAAAGATTGGAAGCAAACATTGCTATGGTTACTTTGATAGAAATGGTGAAGTATATAAAATATATCAGCCTCATAGTAAAAAGCATAAGTTTCATAAAGTAAAGAACTATATCCAGGGAATAGATCAGCTGCAGTATAAAGAACCTTACTTGGTGATTTGCTCATCTCTTAAAGATGCAATGTGTTTAAAAGGTATGGGTTATAACCTAGAAGTTATTAGTCCAGACTCTGAGAACACTATGATTAAACCCCATATCATAGCAAATCTTAAGAAAAAGTACAAAAGTATAATAACGTTGTTTGATAATGATGATGCAGGTAAACATGCAGTTAAAAGATATGCAGATGCATATAATATAAATGGATGTACACCAACTATATGCAAAGACATATCAGATGCTATGGTAGAAATAGGATTTGATAAGACACATGCTATGCTAAAACCATTATTAAAAACAACATTAAATAAATAATTATGACAAAAATAAGATGGTGGATACCAGGCAATGTTCCCTCAAGTAAAAACGGTAGGCGTTGGACAGGTAAATATTTTATTGCTAGCAAAGCTGTAATGAATTATAGAAAGGCTACCAAAGATATATATGCTAAGTATGCTGAGGATTTTAAAGCTGAAGTTGCTAAGAATGATCTACCTGTTAAAGTATCATTTGAGTTTATAAGAGGCAGCCGTCATAAGTTTGATTATATTAATCCTGCACAGACAGTACAAGATGATATGGTTAAACACGGATGGATTGAAGATGATAATGCTGAGTTTATTATACCAGCATTTGAACAATATTCTTATGATAAAAAAAACCCCGGTGTATGGATAGAATTAATTGAAAATGGCAAAGAAGAGAATAATAACAATAGATGAGTTTTTTACATATAAAGAAATGTTTTCAGGATTACTTGAAGATAGAGCTTTAGCTTGTGAAATATATAATAATGCAAACTATAAAGACAAAGACATTATAGATAAGCTTATGGCTAAAGCATTGCTATTTAAAGATCGTGTAGATTTTTGTATAGCAGTAGAGTATAGCTTTGAGATAGGGTCTTTTAATACAAATAGAGTTTATGCATATATAGAAAAAAGCAAAGCAGATAAAGTTTATATGGACATACTTAGAAAAATAAAAGATAATGATTAACATACAAGATCAGGTTGCTAGGACAACCAAAAGTTTAATATTTGCAGAGCCCTTTTACGGGCTCTTTTTAATTGGTATCAATAAAAAGTATAGCATGCAACTGCCTACTGCAGGAGTAAGCAAACATAATATTGGATGTCAATTGACTATAAACCCTGAGTTTTATAATAACCTTAGTGAAGATCATAGATTTGGTTTAATTAAGCATGAGCTATTGCATATTGCATTTGGTCATCTTATAACTAGAAGTCTATATTCAGATCATAAATTATTTAATATAGCTGCAGATTTAGAAATCAACCAGTACATACTGGAAAGTAAACTACCTGAAGGTGGTTTATTACTATCAAGTTTTCCTGAGATAAATTTACCTAGGAAGGCTGGTACGGATAAATACTATGAATTACTTGAACAGGCACACCAAGATGGTACTTCACCTTCTTTAGATAATCTTATGGATCAGATGAATGGTGAGTCACAATATTGTCATGGTACATGGGATGATTTTGATTCATTACCTGAAGCTGATAAAAAACTAATGCAAAAACAAATTGAGCATCAGTTAAAAGAATCTGCTGAGCAAACAGTAAAGAAACAAGGTAATATACCGGGTGAGTTAGCTGAGCTTATACATAGGCTGATGCATATAGAACCTCCTAAGTTTGATTGGAAAGCTTATCTAAGAAGATTTGCAGGTAACTCTAGTGTAGTTTATACAAAGAAGCTGAGACGTAAGTATAATAAACGTTATGCAGCTAACCCAGGTCTTAAGATTAAATTTAAGAATCATATACTTGTTGGTGTTGACACAAGCGGATCTGTAAACAATGATGAGCTAAAGGAATTCTTTAGTGAACTTACGCATATGCATAAGACAGGTCATAAGATTACAGTAGCTCAATGTGATACTAAACTAAATAGTGTAAAAGAGTTTAATCCAAGAAAGGATTGGGAAATACATGGTCGTGGTGGAACAAGCTTCCAACCAGTAATAGACTACTATAATGAAAACAAAGGGCAATATACAGCTCTTATATATTTAACAGATGGTGAAGCATATGCTCCAGAGAACTGCCCTAATAATACTTTATGGGTTCATAGTTCTAACTGCAGTATAAATGAAGTGTTACCAGGACAGAAAATTCAACTTAATTAATAAAAGAAAATGGCACAAGTAAATTTAAATGTAACAGAACTAAAAGGATTTGTAAATCACATTATATCTAATAACAGATATCTTCAAGATAATGGTAAAGGACCAGTATCAGTGGAAGTTGTGGGTGAATCAGGTATAGGTAAAACTTCTACAATAGTAGAGCTGGCTAAAGAAAATGATTTAGCATTTGTAAAATTAAACTTAGCACAGATTGAGGAGCTAGGTGATCTTGTAGGTTTCCCTGTAAGACAGTTTCAGATGTATAAAGAAAAGAAAATAGCAGTAAAGAATAATGACATTGCTATGGTTACAGCAGCACAAAGAGCTGCAGGTGCTAGTCTAGCTAACTTAAATCAAACTGTAACCAAGAAAGTTGGTCAATGGGTTGATGAACTTGCTGTACAAGAATATCTTAAACAAGGATATAAAATTACTGGTAAAAATAGAATGTCTTATTGTGCACCTGAATGGATAGCTGATGCTAAAGAAGGTGGTATACTATTATTAGATGACTGGAATAGAGCTGACACAAGATTTATTCAAGCAGTTATGGAATTGATAGATAGACAGTCTTATATATCTTGGACACTACCTAAGAACTGGCATATTATATTAACAGCTAACCCGGATAATGGTGACTATATGGTTAACAGTGTAGATAGTGCACAGAAGACTAGATATGTTACAGCTAATCTTAAGTTTGATGTAAATGTATGGGCTCAGTGGGCAGAAGGTGCAGGTATAGATAGTAGATGTATTAACTTTTTATTACTTCATCCTGAATTAGTAACGCAAGAGACTAATGCTAGATCTATAACAACATTCTTTAACTCTATATCAAGCTTTGAATCTTTTGAAGATAACCTCAGCATGATTCAGATGATTGGTGAGGGTAGTGTTGGAGATGCATTTGCTTCTATGTTTACTACATTCATTAATAACAAGCTAGATAAACTGGTTACACCTAAAGATTTATTGACACATGATGGAGAACAATATATCTTTAATGAGTTAAGATCTTGTATAGGTAAAGATGATACATATCGTGCAGATATTGCATCAACATTAGCTACAAGACTTGGTAATTATGCTGTAGTATATTCACAGGATAATACTATTAACCAGAAAGTAACTGATAGGTTGAAGGCTTTATGTACTAAAGATTATTTTACTAATGATCTTAAGTATTTAATTGTACGTACCATCTTTAATGGTAATAAAAAGAAGTTTAACAAATTGATGATGATCCCAGAGATTGTCCAAATGACAATGAAATAAAATGGCAAATAAATCAGTATATCAAAATTTTGATACTGATGCTTTAGTATACTTTGGACTAGAGACTGACCCTACATATGGGTTAGTTTCTAGTACAGGTATTAATAAAGTATTATGTACTCAAGATCAGACAACATATGAAAAGATAAACACTATACTATTGGAACCTACAGAGGATGACCAAACTTTTAGAACTAAAAAGAAAGCTTTTATACTACCTAGATGTAATGTATCACAAGATAGATTAAAGGCTGCTCTTAAAGAGCATGGTATAACTGTAACAAATGATTATGAATTAGCAGATCTAATTATAGGTCATGAGGAAATAACTACTCATAAATTAAGTAATGCAGAAAATATTCCTACTACAATAATGATGAATAAGATATGGAATTATGAAACTACAAAAGGAGATGTTAATAAACTTGGTGTTCTTAAAAAAATTGCTGATTCAGGCCTAGAATGTATTATTACAGCCAAGGTTACTGATACAGTAAGATACTATGATATAGACGTAGAAGAAAGCCTATATGATAACTGGATAATTACTGGTATGGCTTTGAATCTGGCTCATATAATTGATACTACAGATGTTAGTGTTATTGATCCTGAGACAGTACTTCATGCGTCTGCTACTAAAATGACTCTTGATGAACAGCTTCTTAATGATCTTAAGACTCAGTTAAATTCATATGGTGATGATAAAGCTTTGGCTCTTAAAATCATTCCTACTATTGACTATAAGAAAAACTATCATTTATTGTGGCAGTTTGCACAAGACTGTAATAGTATAACATATGCAGATAATAGAGATAAAGATTTGCAGTATTGGCTAGATGTATCAAACTTTAATGATTTTTACCGTAAGAGTGCACAAGACATGATATTATGGTTAGAGGAGCAAGATAAGCTTGATAAAGTAACATTTAAGTATCTTGAGCCTATAGTAAGAAGAGAAATAAGCATTCACAATAGAGACCTTTATACGTTTCAAGTGGCTGTTAAAAAAGAGTATCAAAAATATTTAAAATAAAATTATGAAAAAAAGATTTAAATTAGAATTTAATATGTATCCTGAAGGTACTGGTAATTGGGATAAAAATCAGTTATCAGGTGTGGCTGTAAAATGGAGTGAACAGGAATGTCAATATTTATATAGCAATTATAAGTATCAAATTGAAGAAGAAGACTTTAAATTGTTAGGATTGCCTATACCTGATAATGTAGACAATATAGATTTACAAGACAAAAAGATATATAGGTTTCCTAAATTAACTCTACCTAGACAAAAGGTAGATTTATTAAAGGAAAGATATAACTGCAAGGTTATTAGAGATAATACAAAAGCAGACATATCTATTGTATCCTTAAAATTATTTGATACTCTTTTTGAAAGAACATGGAATAAATCTATAGCATATAGTGATGCCTATAAGATAATTAAGCATATGAAAGACTTTGATTGGTTTACTGATGAAGCTTTAGATGTACTTAGAGGTTTTCTTAGTAATGCTACTCCTGCATGTATGATTGAATTTCGTCTGAACCAAGGTTATTATAGTATCAATCATAAAAGTAAAAATATAAGAGAACAGATGTATGATGATCTAGTTAAATGGATGAAAAAAGAAGAGCTCAATGATTATGATAGTGGATTTGATTGGATCTTACCAAAGAAAAACTATGTAGCTTTTAATAATTTATTAAGCTCTACTAGTCAACTAGTTCTAGATTCATCAATATCAGCTATAATTGATTCTGAGCTAGCCGTAATTGAAAATGATAAGTATGATGACATTGAAAAGATGATAACTAGTACAGATATAGATAATAGATCTTTAGCTGTGGAGATGTTGGCTAACTGTAACATAGAAAAATCATTTGATGTGGTATCAGGTTTATATTTTTGGCATTATGATTGGTTCAAAAATACTAATAACTGGAATTCAGTCAATGTCAAAGCAATGCGTACTAGATTAAAACATTATGAAGGTAATCATAACAGTAATGGTATATGGTCATTTAATAGTTATCTGAATACATTAATGAATGATAGAAAATTAACAAGGTTTGCAGTAGACAGAACAAGAGAAAAACTCATGAATACTCTAATGGACCCTATGGTTGGTAAAAGTGCTCAAGTATTTAAAGTTGACTTAGAAAATTTGTATATTGCAGATAAATTAGAAAAAATGATAAATGAATAGAAATTATCAAAAAGAAGAGGAGTTTTATGCAGATAAAGAATTCTGCTTTAGCTACTCTTCTTTAAATAAATTATTATTTTCACCGTCCCTGTTCTACAAGGACTATATATTAAAAGATAGAGAGGTAAGAACGGATAAACATTTAGTAGAAGGCAAGCTTTTACATTGTTTGTTATTTGAGCCTGAAAATTTTGAGAGCAAGTTTAACCTTATGCCTGGTAAAATCCCAACAGATTCTGTAAAAAGAGTGCTGAAAGATTTAACACTTCATACAGATGCGGAAACACTTGCAGATTGTGAAGACTTTGTTATACTAGACTCGTTAAAGTCAGTCAATCTATATCAGTCTTTGAAAGCTGATGAAGCTAGACTTGCTAAAGTAAGAACTGATGACAATGAGTCTTATTGGAAATTCTTAAATAATACTAACAAAGATACAATTGATCAAATGACATTAGATAGGTCAAATGATCAGGTTGATATATTAAAGGATAAGAAAGATGTAATGGCATTGTTTAGCAATGAGTCAACAGACTTTGAGTTAGATGATTATGAAACACATGCAGAACAATACTTAAGCTGTAAGTTAAAAGGGATGCCTTTTGGTTTACATGGTTATATAGATTTCTATAGCATAGATCATAAAGAAAAGAGCATTGTTATATCAGACTTAAAGACAACCGGAAAGACTATATCTGATTTTAAAGAGACTGTTGACTTTTATAACTACTGGTTACAGGCAGCTATATATTGTAAGTTAGTTTGGGACTCTATGGATTCTATAGAGAACCGTGATGATTATACTATAGAATTTAAATTTGTTGTTATAGACAAATATAACCAAGCTTATGTGTTTGATGTAACTCAGGATACATTAAGTGGATGGGCGGAAGGATTAGGTGGTGTTTTAAAAGCAGCAGATTACCATTATAAAGAAAGAAACTATGTTTTACCCTATGAATTCTTAGTAAATAAGGTTAACTTATAGTATGGGAGTATACACAGATTATTTTCAAAAGAGTAAGGTCTTTCTATATCCATTATTGGAGTTAAGGAAAGGCTTAACACATGTTCCAAAGCAAACTTATTCTGCTTGGGAGGATGTGTACTCTGTTGAAGATAGAATGTTTTTATGTTTATATAAAACTCCACTGAATGAAAGCTTTCAGAAATTTATTACTGAAAATATACATTCAAATAAATATTATGATCAGCACATAGAACTTGCTGAGGGTAAACATTTATTTGTTTTTGACTTTAGTTCGCTTAAGTTTGATTATGATAACTTTATTAAAGGCAGTTATTCAAAATATTCTGTTGATAGTAAAGTTAAAATACTAGATTTCTTTGGTAATGATGATAAAGTATCAGAATATATACATTCATTTTTATCACCAGAGGATTCACATGAAGAGTATGCTAAATTTTTAGATGTTAGTGTAGAATCACTAGTAGATGTGTATGAAGTATGCACACCTCCAGATCTAGAAAAGGAGACTCTTATAGATAATAATTATCTATTAGTTAGGTTATTAGAAGATACTTGTATATCTTTGAACCAAATAAAATCAAAATAAAATTATGGCAACAATAGGACAGAACATGATGTTAGTTAACTCTAGCTTCAGAAATGCAAAATCCTTTACAATGATACCTGTGAGTTTAGACTCACCATATACAGAAGCTATGTTTGACCCTGCGTCAGGCATTTTAGCTGTCATCAGTAAAGTAATGAAACAATCATATCATATGGTACCAAAGTTAGATGATAACGGAGACCCTATAAGATTAAAAACACCAAATCAACAGACTGGTAAAACAGTTAAAGAGGAGAGAAGATTGGTTGATACTTTTTCTGAATTTTATTTAAGTGATAAAAAAGACATTGAAACATTTATTCATATGTTTGGTGTTAACGCTGAAGACTTTGATTACAATCAGTTTATGCAAACAGATGTAAAAGAAACTAAAGTCTCTAATATTATATTACCTGGTCAATAGCCTCCTATAACTCTATTGATCATAAAAAGAAAAGCTCATTGATTTGGGCTTTTTTTGGCTCTAATAAATTATATTATGAAACAATTAAAAGAAGAAGAGATAATGGATATTAATATCCTAATAGCAATGAACAAGTGTATGGGTGAGCTAGCACATGGATTGCAATATATACATAGTCAAGAAGTCAAGAGAAAGATCAAGCATGTGATTAAAACGGTTGACTTATATGAAAGAGAAATAGATAGAAAGTTAGAGCGTGAAGGATCTCAAGAGGCTGTAGAGAGTATCTATGATAGTATTATGGATTTAATACTAGAAGCCAAAGTAGTTGCACTTAAAAATTATAAAGCATGAAGCATTGGGTAATGGATTATGAAACTTTATCTAATTGTTTCACAGGTGTATTTGAACATTATAAGACAAATGAAAGTAAAACGTTTGTTGTTCATGATCTGAGAAATGATTTTGATAAGTTTATAGATTTCCTAAAAGAAAATGTAAACAATAAAGAGTGGCATATATCATACAACGGCTTGGCCTTTGATGGTCAGATCACTCAATATATAATAGATAATCACTACCTATGGTCTAATCTAAGTGGATGTGAGATAGCTAATATAATTTATAAGTACGCACAGTACTGTATCAATAAGTCTAATAACAAAGAGTTTATGGATTACCCCATATGGAAAATGAAGATAGGTCAAATAGATTTATTTAAGTTACATCATTGGGATAACCCGGCTAAACGTTCTAGTCTTAAGTGGATACAATACAGTATGGACTGGCAGAATATATTAGAGATGCCTATAGATCATACAGCTGAGATTAAAACTCTTGAAGAGATTGATACTGTCATTGAATATAATGTTAATGATGTTCAGTCAACTAAAGAAGTATTTAATAGGTCAAAGTCACAGATTAAACTACGTAAGGAACTAACAGATACTTATGGTATTAATCTATACAGTGCATCTGAACCAAGAATCAGCAAGGAACTTTTTGGATATTATCTAACACAAAAGTTGAACATTCAGAAGAGAGACTTAAGGCAGATGAGAACCAGAAGAGATAGTATAAAAATATCTGATATTATATTGCCTTATATTAAGTTTACATCTCCTGAATTCCAGACACTACATGAAAGGTTTAAATCTTTAGAGGTTGATGGATCAAAGCTTAAGGGTAACTTTAAGTATAGCGTAAACTATAAGAATGTAAAAACAGATTTTGGTTTAGGTGGTGTTCATGGTGCTGCTAGCAAAGGTGTGTATGAATCAGATGATGATATGGTTATAATGTCATCAGATGTTACTAGTTTTTATCCTAATCTAGCTATTAGAAATAAGTTTTCACCAGGTCACTTTCCTAAAGAAGAGTTTTGTAATCAATATGAGTGGTTCTTTGATGAAAGAAAAAAGATTCCTAAGAGCAATCCAATGAACTATGTATATAAGATTATACTTAATTCAACTTTTGGTCTTAGCAATGATGAAAACAGTTTCTTTTATGATCCAGAGTTATGTTTAAAGATTACTATTAACGGTCAGCTAACTTTAATGATGCTTTATGAGCAAATTATGGAAAGAATACCAAATGCAATTCCTTTATTACATAACACAGATGGTGTAGAAACAATCATTCCTAGAGAACATATAGATTTATATATGCAAATATGTGAAGAGTGGGAGAAAACTACTAATCTAGAATTAGAACATGATGAATATCAAAAACTAGTTCTATCTGATGTAAATAATTACATAGGTGTAAATAATTTTGTAGAAGTAGATATAACAAAGTGGAGGGAGATTAAGCAGAGTCAACCTCATTATGTATTTAAAGTAGATAATGATAAGTTTAGCTTTGCTCCTGTAAAACTGAAAGGGCGTTTTGATTTCCATGATCTACAGTTGCATAAGAACAAGTCTAAACTTGTAATACCAAAAGCTATTTATGAATACTTTGTAAATAATGTATTACCTCATGATTATTTAGATACAAATAAGAATATTTTAGATTATTGTATTGGTGGTAAATCTAAAGGTGATTGGAAACAAGTGGCTAGATCTATTGAAGGTGGTGTTCTTAAAGAAGAAGATCTACAAAAGATTAATAGATACTTTATTTCTAAGTCAGGTGTTAAAATTACAAAAGTAAATAAGAAAGATGGTAGGGAAATACAACTAGAAGCAGGCCGCTGGTTGCAAACAGTATATAATGATATGAAAGTAGAACCTAAATGGGAAAACTATAATATTAATAAAGTTTACTACTTGCAAGCAATTGAGTCTGAGATAGATAGTATATTGTCTGTATCAGCTAATCAATTAAAGTTATTTTAATGATTAAAAAACAAAAGACTAAGACTCTTGTAACCAAACCAAATAACAATAGTGCAAACTGCATAGCTCCAAATGTAATCTACGGGTGTTTTGGAGGCTGTGTAGACACTTATTGTTATATGTCAAGGTATAATGGTAAAAGAGTCTTTGTCAATGAAAATGTTGATGAAATATTTCAGTCTGTTGTTGAATGGGAAAAAGGTTACTTTAAGAATCCTGATCAGCAAGACCCTATATATACTATGGTAGATGTAGCGTGTAACTCAGATTTAGTTATGATGCAGAAACATATGCCAGAACCGTTGATTGATTATCTTAAACGTTATGATGATCACCCGCAGCTTAATACTACTATGGCTACAAAGTATCCAGGTTTATTGAAGTTAGATGTAAATCATTTTAATAAACCACCAAGGGTCCGTGTTAGTCTTATGCCTCAGAAGTATTCTAATATATTAGAACCTAAGATGCAGCCAATAGAGAGCCGTATAACTGATGTTAATAGACTCAAGAAATTGGGCTGGGAAGTACATTTAAATTATAGCCCTCTTATCTTTTATCCAGGTTGGAAAGAAGAGTACAATGATTTGTTTTCTGAAGTAAATGCATATGCAGGCATAAATAAGTGTGAAGTAATAGCATTAACTAATCATAAGCATCAAATGGCCAAGGCTTCACCAGAAGCAAAAGAGTTGATGAGACGCTCAAGTGAAGTTAAGAATCAAACGGGTGTAATGAGATATCCTTTAGAGCATAAAGGTAGATTGTTACATGAATTTAAGAAAATATATCAAAAATATTTTCCTTTAGAAACAATAAGATACATATTTTAATTTGCTGAGTCAGATTAATTTAGTATATTTACACTAAATAAGTTTACAATATGGGATACACAAAACCAAAAGAAGTTACTAGAGCATATCTAGAAAATGAACCTTTACCAGTACACGGTAAATCTTATACAGTTATATCACACAAAGAAGTGATAGATAACGCAAAGAATCTACTTAAAACAAGTGGATTCTCTATAATTAATGAAGTATATAGATCTAATATGAATGCTAATGTAGCACAGGGGATCTATTATTTAAGGCCAACAAACCCGGATGATACTGCAATGCAGGAAGAAGAGCTGGGTATGATGTTTGCCTGGACAAACTCTTATGACAAGAGTACTAGATTTCAATGTAGTGTTGGTGCATATGTAAAAGTATGTGGTAACGGCATGGTTGCAGGTGATATGATGAATTATAATAGAAAACATACTGGTACAGCCAATATGGATACTAAGATTCATATGTCAGACCAAATAAAGAATGCTGAGAAGTATTATAAAAGGTTGATTGCTGATAAAGAATATCTTAAATCTATAAATATTACTTGTAAAGAACAGTCAGAGCTAGTAGGAAGATTGTTTATTGATGAGGATCTTCTTGACACACAGCAAACATCTATGATTAAGAAAGAGATGGACAAACCATCTTTTGATTATGGTCAGAGTAATTACAGTGCATGGGCCTTTTATAATCATGTAACGCATGCATTAAAGAAAGCACACCCACGGGACTGGTTAAATGATCAACAGAACTTTCATGATTTTATTACAGTGGAATTGATTAACAAGAATTTGTATAATGGTGTAGAGTTAAATACAGATCCACAGTTAATAGATATAACAATGGAAGACGCAGTTGATATAGTCATTGATGAAGATATCACAAGCAAGAGACTGATTCATGAAATGTATATGGGTAGATTATGAGTCCTTGGCAAACAGTAACTATTATAATACTTACCATAGCCATTGGATATTTAATCTTTAATAAAAAATTGGGTGAATAAATAAGGGAGGCAAAACCAACCGTACAAAGAGGCGTATGCCAATTAATAATTATTAAATGTTTTTAACCTTTGTATGGGCCTCCTCACCTATTTAATATATGAATTGGAAAGATACTTTGATGACAGAAGCAGAACAAAGAGCAAACAGCATATATGAAAGGCTGGGCCCTATTGATGGGCATATACATATCCTACAGTTGCAGTACTTCTGTGAAAACATGAAACATGATTTGCTCATAGATTATTGGGGTGAAGTTATGGTTATATTCATAACTATAAAGAGTTCTAGTAGTGAAGATATAAGAGATTGGTTAGCATGAAAAAGTTTTTAGAATTTGCATTAATATGGTATAGTCAGCAAATGGCAATACCGTTTTGGATCGTTGGACATATACATCTAAGCGTAAATGTTTATAAAGATATGCATGAAATTATAGCAAGTCTAGGGTTGAACATGCTCGTCCTAATTGGATTTATACTTGATTACCGTAAAAATAAAGATAAATGAAAGCAGAAGAAAGAAAAGAAAGACCAGTCTTTACTGGCGTATTAAAATATTTTCCTAAAGCTATTATGGAAATAGCTCGTGTATCATTACAAGGGAACAAACAGCATCATCCTGATAAACCATTACATTGGGATCGTAATAAGTCTACTGATGACTATGATGCATTAGCTAGGCATCTGATTGATGCAGGTACTATAGATGATGATGGCATCCGTCATACTGCAAAAGTAGCATGGCGTGCTCTTGCGTGTTTAGAAAAAGAACTAGAAAATGAAAGATGATTTAGTAATAATCTGGCCTTCTTAGTCTTTACTCTCAAAGTTACCTGATAATATACCGTACATATTACTTGTACTAGTTGGACCACCAGTTGCAAAACCTCCGTTACCTGTTGACTTATCAACTACTACTGAGCCACCAGCCTTTACTTTAGGGCTGTGTGGGCTCATTGGGTTAGTTGCTTTATTTGTTATTTGCTTTGACATATTCTATTAATTTTTGATTTAACCATTCGTAATCAGGATGTTTCTTTGTTGCCATTAATCTAAAAGAAATCTCATCAGCTAATTTTTCAGCTGATACAAGATCATCTATTGTTATATGATCTTTAAAATCTCTATTTCTATTATACTGATCTACAACCCAGTCCAGTCCTTTATCATTATATGGAAGATTTCTTATTATCATTATAGTATTAATCCGTGATCTAATAATGCTGCTTTAAAAGTATTAAAATAATATTGACCTGTGTTAGCAGCACTGTTACTTACTACACCAGGATAGGTACCGTTACCACCATTATTATGTGTAAATCCTACAGCTGTAGTTGGATAACTTCTTATTGCTTGGTTTCCACCTGCTGCGTAAGTATTATATAAGGTATTTAGAGATGTATTAGGAGTTATATAAGCACTTGCAGGTATTGCAGCAAAAACATTTTGGGGGTCAGAGCTAGGAATAGGAGTGTTAAGTCCCACAGTAAATGCACCATCATAACCCCATATAGATGTCAATGCTGGCCCACCATTAGGTTCCATATTCATACAAATACCTCTTAAAGTTACAGAGTTAGCTGTATTATTAAATGTAGCAACAACTTCCCCTGCATCTGCCGTAACGTCATTATTTACACTTACATTTCTATCAGTCCAAGATACTCCAGTTGTAGGGAAATATTTATTATTACCAACAGAAGACTCATCATAAATTGCAAATATAAAAATTTGAGTGGCATCAAAGAACCAATCTGCATTTGCTAAAGAAGTATCTGCAACTGGTCCTACATCTAAAGCACCATTAAGTGCTTGACCTACACCTCTGTTTGCTAAACCACTTATAGGGCGTTCAGTTGCATCAAAACTCATAATCACGTGTGAAGAATAACCGTCTTCACCATTTGTTGCTGGATTATGAGGTACACCAGCTGCTGTTTCTTGAGCATATGTTTGACCTGTAGCATAAAAGTCTTGGAATGTATATCTAAAATTATTTATATCACTATAATCAGCAGCTATCATTGCAGGAGTTAACTCAAATAACAACTCTGAAGAGTTAGATACATTATGAATTACAGGGTTTCCATTGATATCTTCTAATGTCATTTCCCCTTTTATGATATCAAAGTTTGTAGCTGCAACAAATGTTCCTGCCGGAATTTGACCTGGGGCTGAAGGATTTGTTACACTCATCCCTGCTCTTACACACCACCATGAAGCATTTCCATCTGTACTAGAAGCATTCCAACCAGTAGGAGAATTTTCTATAACGTCAACTCTTCTTAGACCACCTCTTCTGTTACACATTTGAAGAGTACTTGTTCCTGCACCTGTTCCTGCAGGGATGTTTGGGGAAGAAGTTGTATCATTTGCTTGAGCATATACTTTTGATAAACTTGAATTCTGTGCTATCTTATTAACAATCCCATCCATTGAACCTGAAACATCAAACCAAAAGTTAAAGAATGTATCCTTATCTGGAACAAGACCTGCTATATTACAAATTTGACCTGAAGAGTTAGCAGGAGTATCAGGATCTGTTACTGTCAACGCCAATGTAAATACGCCACCTGTTGCAGGGTAAGTTCCTGTTATAGTACCAGTACAGTCATTATTATATGTATTAGTTAACCATGTAGCTGGATTACCAGTAGCATTATCTGTTAAAGTAAAACTTACACTGAGTTGATTACATGCGTGATCTGGATCACTTACTGTATAATTATATGTATAAACATCTCCTGCCAAAAGATTACTTGTATCAGGGCATGAGCTAGTCCATATAGGTGGTTCAGCTACCGCATTAACAATAATTGTTACAGTAATAGGGTCTGTTATACAATATCCATCAGTGGCTGTATAAGTAAATTGATCTGTACCAAAATAATTATTAGCTGGAGTATATGTATATTGACCAGTAACTGTATTGAAATTTAATGTACCATTACTAACATTAGTTTGTAATGCATAAGTAAGACCATACCCTCCATATCCATCATCAACAACTACAGTTTGACTTGATATAGCTACATTTTCATCTGTTGTAAGTGTTTGGTTTGTTCCTACAGGACATTCATTAGATGAATAAAGTTTACAACAAGCATCCCAAAATAAAATATTATTTGCTTGACCGGGTGCTTGGTAGTTTATATATTTAAATTTAAGTGTCTCACCAAATAACAGTGTATCTGTATCTTTATATCCATTCATACCATTAGCACCTGTTAACCATGATACTTGATTGTCCCATAGTTCACCTGGAACTCCCCAACCATCTGGAAATCTAATAGCATCTTGTGATAAAAGAGCACCACTCTTTACATTCTTTGCAATTACATGACCTTCTTGACCATCTGTTAAAGTTGTCATACCACCTATACGCATATATGGTACAGTTGTATCATCAAGAGGTACATATGCATTAAGATATGTTTGTGTCCAGTCATTGACTTCACTCATAACAAGTGTATCAAATCCTACAGGAGGAACAATTGTAGCTACATCTCTAAACTTAACTTCATTAGAAGCACCTGTATCTCTTACTAATACTTCTGTAAGAGTATCATCCTGTACTACTTCATCTAAAAATACTTTTTTTACTTGTTGTAGTTGACCATCATTAGTGATTTTAGTAGCAGGAGTACCAGAGTTTCCATCCTGAATAAGTAATGAACAACCTAATGTTTGAGCATCTGGTGTCCATAATGGAATTCTATATACATCACAAACTTCACCTACAATTGCAGCAGGATTATTTTGCCATGCAAAAGTAGTTCCATCAGAAATAAGTATTTGATCAGCTGTTCCTATAGGTAGTTCTACCTTATAGTTAGTAGGATCTCCTTGCCATAGTGAACCATATGTTAATGCTTCAACCACATCATCATCTTGCCACTTTACTCTACCATCTGCTAAACCTACAAGCACTTTGTTTAATCCACCTAATACTCCAAGTGAATCATATACAGGCCCTTCTAGTTTAAGATTAGAGTTTATTCTTGTTGTTTGAGCTGGAGTACCTGCTGGTACATCAGTTCCATGTACTACATCTACATTAGCTGTAAATGTTGTACCATCCATTGTTAAATTAGCATCATCTTCTAGTACTCCTCCTGGTCCTACAATAACAACACGGTCTTCTGTTAATGTTGGGGTTGTTATAGTACCTTGTACATATAAGTTACCTGCAATATTAATAGTATCACCTAATGCATTTTGTGTTATGATAGAATCCATTAATGTATCCCATGCACATGAACCTTCTGGTGTTGTATATACAGGAACAACTCCTAAATTACCTGATCCAGGTTGTGTTCTTGTTAAGTTTTCAGTAGCTTGACATACAAGATCACCCCACTTAACTACAAATGGTTCCATCTTAGGGTTATAAGCCGCACCTGTATTCAGGGAACTGTTCTGATAAAGCTTACCAAACTCAAAATGATCTCTCATTTTGTCTAGCTTTATCTTCTTTTTATTTCTTTTTAGTAGCCCTAAGACCTCTTGTATATAAACACTCATTTCTTTTTATTTTAGTTTTATTATATAGTATTTAATCCAACATCATAAATTACAACGTTAACTAAAGTAGCAGCTGGTACACCTGGATTAGTAATATTATTTGATCCAATTATACAACTAGTTGTAGTCTTTAATCTACAATATGTATGAAAAGCAGTAGTTGAACTTTCAGTTGTTAAACATACTAAATAATTTGTTCCTGTTAATGGAGTTGTCCAACTTAAAGTAGATGATGCTGTACCATTACTAGTTACTGTTAATGTACCTATTCCTGATCTGCCTGAATTTGTAAATATGCTTGCACCAGTATCAAAAGAACACCATGCTGCTGCCTGAGCAAAAGTACTTCTAGATACCATTCTATCTAGTAAATCAGCAATTACTAATTCTTTTACTTCATCAATTCCTAAACCTCCTGAGTCTACATCATTATATATTATTGTATCTTTCTCAAGATCTACATTTTCTTTAATGCCATTTGCAGCACAGTTAATTACGTTTGTTGCTAAAGGTCCATATTCTACACTTAATGTACTACCATTCTTATTAATTCCGCAACCTGCAATAATACCTGCATTACTTGGCTCAGACCAAGCACCTGTTGCATCTAAATAAAACTTCTGATTTCCTGGATCAGAACCATATGATGGTACATGTCCTACATTAGTTCCTCCAGTAAATACATTTGATGTAATGGTTAAAGTATTACTATTAATAGATGCATCTAAAGGAGTACCTGAACTTGATCCTAATAGTAAGTTAACAGCAGTAACTCCACCACCAGTACCAGCAGAAGCAGAAGTAATATGCCCCATAGTATCTACAGTAATGTTGGCATTAACATAAGTTCCTGCTACAACACCTGATGTATCATGTGTAAATACAACTTCATCTGTAGCTTGTGCAAAAGTGCTAATAGGAGCTGTCCCTGTTAGGTTTAACGTATCTCCATTTGTTATAACCTGATCTGTACCACCATCAGCTTGTACTGTCCATGATGTCATACCACCTCCACCAGTTCCGTTAGCTGCTAGAGTGATTTGACCTTGAGCATTTACTGTAATGTCTGCATTAGTATAAGATCCAGCAGTTACACCAGTGCTATCTAAACTTATATCTACTGTATTAATAACCGGAGCTGAGCCTGCAGTAGTAGCATCAGTTGTAATACCTGTTCCTCCTTGAATATTTAATTCAAAATCTGTTGGAGAAGCAAGACCACTACCTGTAACTAAATTATCTCCTCTTGTCCAGAAACCTGCATAGTATCCTGGCATCAAATAAAACTGTTGCTTATAAAGTTGATCACCCCCGTTAGTATCACTAAACATAAAGTAATCTAAACTAGCAATACCCGCAAGAGTAGGTCTAGCCATAATTAGATTGTCAGCACCTACTGTATCAACACCTATAGTGACAGTGTCTGTTGCACTAACATCAACTGTTAAACCTGCTCCAGTTATACCTGTTGCTGCAGAAAAAGTTACAGTATTGGCATCTAGAATTTCTTCAGTCGTAACACCATCTGTTATAAAGAAGCTTGACATTGATCCACCTCCTCCTGTGCCATTTACTGCTGCTGTTATTCTACCTTGTGCATCTACGGTTATATCTGCATTGGTATATGAGCCTGCAGTAACTGCTGTGTTGTCTAAGTCTAATGTTAAAACATTAGTTCCACTAGTTGATGAGGTAAGTGCAACACCACCTTGTATAAGAGCAGTATCACCATTACCAATATTTTTAGCAGTTCCTAAATCACCAGTTAAATCCCAACCTGATGAACCAATATTAACAATGTCAGCTATTGTAGTATTAAATACAACAGGTGTAGCACCTGATCCTTCTGACCAGTTCATTAATGATGTTGCTTCTGGGACTTTAATGTTGTTTAAATATATATAGTTATCTGTTCCTGAGTAATCTAGTCCTATCGTATTAGTTGTATTGTCAACTGTAATACCAGGGTCATTTGTATAAATTGTATCTGGTATTGTAACAACTATATTATCTGAAGTTGGTTCTGTTAATGTAACACCTGCTCCTACAAAATCAATTGATTGAACTGCAGTTGTTAATGATGTACCATTGTCTAGTATACTAACTGCTCCTGAAGCATATTGAGGAACGTTTAAAGTATTACCAACTAAAGTAGCAGCACCACTAGTTCCTGTTGTAGTTAATGTTAGATTGGTTGGTATTGAGCTTAATAAAGCTAAATTACCTGCACCGTTTACATATTGTGTAGCATCACCCGCCCATGTAAAACCTAGAGCAGGAGTACTTGTTGGATTTGCAACTAATACATCTAAAGCATCTCCTGCTGTTGTAGATGAAACACTTGTTACTGATCCTATATTACCATCAATTCTAAAATTACTTCCAACATCTGTTAATACTATACCAGTACCGGCTATTACTGATACTATATCTGATGTACCATCTGAACCATTTAATGTAATATCTACATCAGATAAATTCTGTGTAGAAGATAAATTATATGTTGTGTTATTATCTGCCGGGATAGGTGCCCAAGTATTATCACCTCTTAAATATTTAGTTGAATCAGGAGTACCTGTAGCAGATAACTCTGCTGTTATAGTTCCTGCTGAAGTTATTGTTCCACCTGATACATCTACAAATACACCATTAGATGTAGCTACTGATGTAACTGTTCCTGTAAATTGATCAGTTGAATTAATTGTAACTATACCTTGTCCATTTATTGGAGTAATATTTATGTTTGTTCCTGCTATAATTTGCTGAACACCAGAAGCATTATCCGGTAGATCAGAAACTCTAACTTTCTTTATATTATTATCTGATGCATCACTAAACCATAAGTAATCATTATCTGTAATTACTTCTGTAGGTGCAACTATAATTGCATTATCTACACCCGCATAGTCTATATTGACTATTGGATCTGCTGCTGTTCCTGTCAAGTTAATACCAACACCACCAGTTACACTTTCTACAAGACCAAGATTAGTTATATATTCATATACATCGTCTCCTGTTACTAACCAAGTATTATTATCACCAACTGCTCCTGTAATAGTGTTTACAGTTGGGTCTTCTGCTGTTCCCCCAATAGATATTGTATCTGGAGTATCAGTACCTACACTAGTAACGCCTGTTATAGTAGGCATTGTTACATTCTTAGTATTAACATCTGTAATATGACCTGTTGCATCTGATACTATAGTATCTATAACAGAAAACTGAACACCAGGCCCAGGAGTTACAGAAGAAGTAGTATTTGTTCTTGTAGTAGCATCATGGCTTATAGTTACTGTTCCTAATGTATCATCTGCTGTTGATAGTTTAGTACCACCAGCAATAGTTGCTGTATTTCCATCTTGGATTACTGATGTTGTACCATTATCAGCAGATAAAATCCATGAAGACATTGAGCCAGTACCATTTGTTGTCCACTCTAATCCTCCACCAGCAGATACAGTAAGAACTTGGCCAACATTTCCTGTACCATTAGTTGCTTCTAACTTAGCTACGGCATTTGCCATATCTAAGTATCTTACTCTTAATTTTTTAGTATCAGCCAAAGCATAAAGATCTACTCCATCATAAGTAATATCACTATTACCAAGAGAACATGTTCCTCCATCCCACATTGGAACTACATTAGCAGTATTATTACCTGTACATTCTACATACGTTCCTGATGTAACACTAAGTTCTACATCAGATCCATTACTTACAACGGTTATTCCTGTTTTTCCAACAAGACTTACTGTATCTACAGTACCATCTGAACCAGTCAGGTTAAGATTAGTTTTACCAGCTAGATCCACATTTGCAAAATCATAAGTGGTATTTCCTGCACCATTGATTGCTGTAGCTAGATCAAATATAGAGATTAACTCTTGATCTAACTTAGGCAGATACGCCATAACATTTAAAGAACTATCTTGTTTAGTAGATAGAACTAAGTAATCCTCCTTACCATCTGTATTTACATCATATGGTTTTGGTGCATATTTTTTCTTGGAAAATAATCCAATTACATCTTGTAATAATGAGCCCATTGTTTTCTATTTATAAGTACAGAGCAGATAGTTTAATACTAGCTGTTGCTGAACATGTTATTGTTATATTACCATCAACATCATTAAAAGCATCAACTTCAAAAGGTCCTAAAAATCCTTCTTCACCCGCAGATAATGTTAAAACAGCATTTTCTTTTGCAAGTACTCCTAACAAAGGATCTACAACAGTAGTAACTACAGGAACAACTGTAGCTGTTACTGATGAACCACTAGCATTTTCAATATGAAAAAACTGCTTTCCAGTATTTGCAAGTTTATCACCTGTTGATTCAGGAGTTACTGTTACAGGTACTATACCTGCTTGACTTATTTGTTGTGCTGTTAATGTTGCCATAGTAATTTATTTTTTACCGTTTCTATATCCATTTTTAAAAGCTTCTGATTGAACTGGTTCAGATGCTCTAGTAGACATACGTTTAATCTCAACTCCTTGTGCAGCTAGTCTCATTCTAGTTGCTGTAGCAGTTGCATTCTTTTTTGCTTGAATTTTTGATGGTATAGAAGTTGGGTCATAATACCCATTCTCTACCTTTCCGTCTCCCATTGGGAATGATATTTTCTTTGCCATAATTGTTTATTTTTTAATCAAGTGAGATCCATCACAAAGCCCATCAGGATTTTGAGTGTTACCACATTGACATTGTTGTTTACTATTACTCATATCTTATTTTTTATATGCTCTACGTGCAGTTTTTCTAACCATACCTTTTTTGGTACCACCACCTCTTTTCATTTGCATAGCACTTGATCCTTGGATAACATCCATTACATCCTTAGTACCCATAGCACCACCCATTTTAGCAAACATATTTTGGTATGAATAATCCATACCACCATCTCCATAAGAGTCTTTCTTTTTTCTGGCTCCTCCTACCTTGTAAGACATTCCAGCATTTTTCATATTATTTGGCATAATTTTTATTTTTAATTATTAATTTTTATTGCTTATTGACTTAAATTTCTCAGCACCCCTTGAACCAAAGTATGCTACATAAACTGTTATTAGTAATGATTTTAACAAATCAACCCAGATTGAATCTACTTTAAAGTCAATATCAGAGCTGTCCAATAACATAAATATTACCATTGATATAGTTAAAAATATCAAAGTCATAGGTCTTGTATTTTTACTAAGCCAAGAATCAGAAGTCATATCTGCTTCCCAACGCTTGCTTACCTCTTGCATTTCAACCATATCTTGTTCAAGTAGTTTCAATGCATGCTCTTTATCTACCGGTGATAAAGCTGGTTCCTTTTCTATTAAAGATTTAACCATGCCTAAAACACCTGCATCTGGAAGTAACTCTCCTGCAATACCAAGTATACTAGGAACCTTCTCTGTAAGGAACTGTCCTACCTTGGTATTTTTAAATTTCTTTTTAGGTTTTTTATCACTCATCTCTTTAATTTAAGGGTATTTTTTAATTTCTAATGGTGTGTTTTCTAATACACCGTCTACTGCTGCACCTGTATCTACTCTAAAAGTTTTTACTGTAAAACCTGATGTAGTTACATTTACTATATTTGCTATATATGGAATAGTTCCATTACCACTAAACTTATTTTGTATTTCAAAACTTACTTTATTTAGATCTGTAAAAGAAGTAGCAAAAGTAGCTTGATATGTTCCAACAGCTGTATAAGTCCAAGTAATAGGTGAAACTCCATTATCTAAAAGCATAATCATTGCAGGAGCAGAAGTTCCTGATTGAGTAAGAAGAGAAACATGGTTGTCCCAACCTAAGCCCAGACTAATAGAATTAGGATTGGGTGGAGAACCAATTGGTACACCTGTTATTGCTTTAATTGTAGGGGTGCTAAACATTAAAACAGTTTCACCATCATCAACAGTAAAACCAGGTCCTCCTTCTTCATCATATACTGAAAAACTTGTAGTATACTGAGGTATGTTAAGCACTCCACTATTTAAGGTAGCTGCACCAGATGTACCTGTAGTAGTAAGACTAATTGAACTACCTCCTCCAGTAGAACTGATAGTTACTTCATTAGATCCACTATCAGATAAAGTTATATTGTTACCAGCAACTAATTTTACATTGCCTAATGATCCATCAGAACCGATTAGTTTTAAGTCTACATTAACACCTGATTGAGAACTATTATAAGTATATGTTGTATCATTATCAGCAGCACTTATAGTGATTTCATTTGTTGATTGAGCAATAGTAATTCCACTGCCCTCAACTAATGTTCTGAAATTAAGTGTCTCACCAACTTTATCTTTCCATACTTGTTTGCCACCACCAACATTAGCTGCTAAGTTTGGCTCTCCTTCTGAATCAAACTCAATATAATTATCATCTGCTGATAGTTGAATAGTTAAGTTTGGATTTAAAGATTTAAAAGATCTAAAGAATACAGCACACTTTCCAGTTGCTGGATCTATATCTTCTTTTTGAAATACACCAATAGAAGTACTGGTAGTATCTGTATTGGTATAGTCACAGTTTTCTGAAGATGCAAGGTCCTTAACTTTAATCAGCTTAACTGACTTATATGGTATAGGAGAAGCAACACCTGTCATTTCAGGTTTCTCATTCCACATACCTAATACAACAACGTCATCTTTTCCTGCAACGTTAGTAAACTTCCCTCTTTGTATTAAACTTAGTATGTCAGTTAATATATTCATATCTTATTTTCCTGAGTGGGTCCAACCACCTAATTTATATGACTGCATTTTTGATGTGCCATCAGCAGATGATGCAACTCTTTTAGCATCTCCACCTTTAGTCATCTTTTGCTCCATAGAGCTCATCATGATATTATCCATTGCTGCTTCACCACCCTCAGCCATTTTACAAAGTAGTTTAGCTTTTTGTCTTGTCATTTTTTGAGCTTTTAGGCCTCCGCCTTTTCTATATTTCTTCATGATACATCAAATGTTAATGTTGCTATGAGCAAGTAAAGTTTAACTGTTGTATAATCAGCTGTCTCATCTGGTGCAATGTAATCCCAACCCAAGGCTAGTCTATTATGTGGCCAGTGAAAAGCTATTTGTAATTGCCAATCATTCATTATATATTGCTTTTAGTTTTTTTACATAGTCCTTGACGGCAATACCCTAAACATATTCTGCCACATGATAACCATTGTATTAATAAACACACTTGTCTCATTACTTCTTTTTACCTTTAAGTGCTTTTACTGCAGCTTTAGTTCTTTTCTTAGTTTCTTTAGCACCAGCAATAACTTTTTCATCAACTTCTGTCTTAGACCAGGCCCATTTCCAATAGTCCTGTAGGCTAAATGTCCATACTACGTGTAAAATTTTCTTAATCATCATTTTTAATTTACATTACTATACTAATAATATACAAATTTTAAAGAACCTAATCAAATATAATAGTATATTTGTAAATAGTTGGTCAGAATTGTATATAGATAATATACAAAATTTCTCTTAAAAAATTTATAAATCTTTTAATAACAAACTTATGAATAAAGTAGATCCAATAATTTTTAAAAATAAATTCAGCATTGAGTTTTTACCTACTGAGACACTCCTTGGTTTAAAAACTATTAATTGTGAAGTACTATGTGAAGACAATGAATACCGTTGGGTAAATGGTATAGAAATAGGTCTTGTATTTTTTACATTCACATATGCAAATATGAAGTCATAAATTTTACTGTCTAAAAAATTTTGACTAAATTATACTTACCTAGCTGCACTCTTTTCAGGGTGTGGCTTTTTAATCCTTAATAAATAACCTTATGAACAAAGACATCTTTAAACCTAGAACAAATATATTACCTTATGAGTACCCTCAACTATTAGCATACAAGGATGCTATAAGACATTCTTACTGGATAGACACTGAGTTTAATTTTACAGAAGACATTCAAGACTTTAAGGTCACTATATCTAATAAAGAAAAAGATGTTATTAAAAAGACAATGCTTGCTATTGCTCAAATAGAGGTTAATGTAAAAACTTTTTGGGGAGATCTTTATAAGCGTATGCCTATTACAGAAATAGGTGATGTTGGTTTTACTTTTGCTGAGTCAGAAGTAAGACACAAAGATGCTTACGCCAGACTGCTTAGAATACTAGGATTAGAAAAAGAATTTCAATCAGTAGTTGAAGTACCGGCAATAGAAGGTAGACTTAAGTATTTAAAAAAGTACTTAGATGGTACACGTTCTAGAGATAATAAAATGTATACTAAGTCTGTATTACTGTTCTCTTTATTTATAGAGCACGTAAGTCTATTCAGTCAGTTCCTAATTATGATGAGTTTCAACAAAGAAAAAAATGTACTTAAAGGTATATCTAATGTTGTTGAGGCCACTAGTAAAGAAGAAGAGATACACGGAAACTTTGGTGCTGAAATTATCAATATTATTAAAAAAGAAAACCCTGAATGGTTTGATGCAGAGTTTGAAGAGCTCATCTATTCTGCATGTAGAAAAGCGTATAGAGCAGAATGTGGTATACTAGATTGGATCTTTGAGCAAGGAGAATTAGATTTCCTACCTAAGCAAACTGTCTATCACTTTATAAAAAATAGATTTAATAACTCTTTAGAAAAGATAGGCATGAAACCAATCTTTGAAGTAGATAATGAATTATTAAAATCAGTGGAATGGTTTGACATAGAGATAACTGGAACCAAAGAAGGAGACTTCTTTTACAAAAAGAGTGTAGACTACAATAAAAAAAGTAAAAGCATCACAGTTGATGATTTATTTTAAAAACAAAAACCAATGGAATATAATAAATACTACTGGCTGAATGAAGACAGCCGCACATTTTTATCAAGAGGGTATATATCAGAAAGCCCTGAACAAAGAATCAAAGACATTGCTATAAAAGCAGAAAAGTATTTGAATATAAAAGGCTTTGCAGAAAAGTTTGAGGACTACATGGCAAGAGGGTTTTACTCTCTGTCTACTCCTGTATGGATTAATTTTGGTAAACAAAAAGGTTTGCCTATAAGCTGTTACGGATCTAATGTTGATGACAACTTAGACAGCATATTAAATGCAGGGCGTGAAATTGGAATGATGAGTAAATATGGGGGAGGTACAAGTGCTTTTATTGGCAACATTAGAGCAAGAGGAACAGAAATATCTACAGGTGGTTTTGCTGATGGTCCAGTTCATTATGCTAAGATTTATGATACAGTAGTAGATGTATGCAAGCAATCTGAAGCAAGACGTGGTGCTTGTGCAGTGTACCTACCAGTTGAACATCCAGACATCTCAGAGTTCTTAGACATAGGGACAGAAGGTAATCCTATACAAAACTTACAGTATGGAGTTACAGTTACAGATCAGTGGATGAATGAAATGAAAGAAGGAGATAAAGGTAAGCGTAAGGTGTGGGCAAAAATTATTCAGAACAGAAGTGAGTTTGGCTTTCCTTATATTATGTTTAAAGACAACTCTAACAATAACTCTCCTTACAAAGAGCTTGGAATGGAGATCACAGCTTCAAACTTATGTTCAGAAATTCAGCTTCCTACAGATAGTTATAACTCTTTTGTATGCTGTCTTGGGTCTATTAACTTATTACACTGGGATCAGATAAAAGAAACTGATGCAATTGAGACGTATGTGTATTTCTTAAATGCAGTAATGGATGAATTCATTATTAAGTCTGAGACTATGCCGGGTATGAAGAGAGCATTTAACTTTGCTGAGAAACATAGAGCTATTGGCCTTGGTGTGTTAGGTTATCATTCTTTGTTTCAATCAAAGCTTCTTGAGTTTGACTCACTACAAGCTAAAGGATTAAATAGTGAAATCTTTAGAACACTAAAAGACAGAAGTGAAATTGCTTCTAGAGAGTTACATAATGACTATGGATACACATCTCTTAGAGAAGGATATGCTAATACTACTCTTATGGCCATTGCTCCTACTAAGTCTAGTTCATTTATACACGGTGCTGTGTCTATGGGTATAGAGCCTATCAAGTCTAACTACTTTATTAAAGATCTTGCTAAGTCTAAGACTATCTACAAGAATCCATTTTTGGAAGAGGAGCTTGAGAAGCACGGTCTAAATACAGACAAGACTTGGAAGTCTATCTTAAAGAAAGATGGTAGTGTACAACACTTAGATTTTCCTACCAAAGAAGTATTTAAATCATTTGTTGAGATATCTCCAAAAGAGATTGTATTGCAGGCAGCACAAAGACAAAAGTATATTGATCAGTCTCAGTCATTAAACTTAATGATAGATCCTTCTGTATCAGCTAAAGATATAAATAAGTTATATATGTATGCTTGGGAAGAGGGTGTAAAAACTTTATACTATCAATTTAGTAAAAGCAGTGCTCAAGATTTTGCAAGAAATATTTTAGAGTGTTCTAGCTGTGAAGGCTAGTAAGAAGCTTCTCGTCTAACAACCTCTATTGCTCTAACCATCTTAGGATAGTCTATAGGGCATAGGAGGTCTAGACCGGCTTTAGCTTTAAACTTTATAAATGCGTCTCCTCCTGAAAAAATTAATATGGTGGGCACCATTCTAATTCTAAATTCTTTCTTTAATGATGGGCACTGAGCTATGTTAGCTCTTAAATATTTTACACCATCAAGATCATCTATCTTCTTCCAGTCTATAAAAGCATTGTCTTTATTAAACTCTGCCCAAAATTCTATAATAACTATATCTTCATCTTGATCACCTGAGTGTCCATTTATTTCATTAACAAAGCTATCATCACTAACCCATTGTTGACCCTGTATAGTTGAGGTAATAAACAATGCTAGAATAAACAACAGAACCTTTTTCATAATATTATTTTTTGGTTAACTCATAGATTCTTTCTTCCATCTTTTCAAACTTCTGAAGTAACATCTCCACGTCTTCCTGAGTTTCCATTATGGTCTGTCTTACAAGTTCATCTTTTAAATCATATTCTACTCTTTCTATTGGTGGTTTAGGATTTTCCATAGCCTGAGCTATATCTGCCTTTAATGTAAACCACATGGTTGATAATGAAATTACAAACCCCACTATCATCCCTATTGTTTTAAGATCTAAAGTTACTTTTGTTTGTTCTCCAATCTGAGGTACTTCTGCCATTGTTTTATTTTTTTTTACTTAAATGTATAATTAAATCCTACTGTTGATTGAAACAGTTGACTGTCCCACATCTTGGAATATTCTCCTTCAACAAATACCCCAAAATTTTTATTAATCTTCCAACCTAAATTAGCACCAAAAGAATAGTCTGACCATTGCTCTAGCTTAGAATCTTCTCTCAAACCTCCTTTACCCCAGTTATTTCTATTTAAATAAGAACAAACTTCATCTCCTTTTAAGTATCTGTGATATGGTAGTATATAATTTGCATATGCATGTACCCAGAAATTTCTTTTATAATGATAAAAATCCATTCCTACTATTGGTGCTATCTCACCAAATGCATCTATCTCTGAAAATGCCTCATTGTTAAAGCGGTTCATCAGCTGAGTAAATATAGTTTCTCTAAATTCTAAATCTGAATCTGCTACTCTATTACCATCTGGATCTACCCAATACCAACCAGAAGTTTGATTACCATTTTCATCAGTTTCTGTGTAATAAATATCATCATAACCATATTCAAATCCTAAGGTATACCAAGGGTTTGCTGGATATTCAAACTCCTCACCTGTATTTGGGTCAGTATACATCACTGTTTCATTTAACCAGATCTCAATTGGATTATAACCATAAGCACGGGTGTGAGTACGGTAGATTGCACCCGCAGAGATGCTAAACTTTTCTCCTATAGGTAACCTTAATCTTGCTTCTGCTGACTCATAAGCTAGGTTTATCTTTCCTACTTCTCTTGACTCAACTTTAAATATATGATGTTTGCCTGTATGTTTTATAAAAACCCTATGATTGCTGAAGTCTTCCCCTCTCCAACGTTCCTTTTCCCAATGTAATTGATATTCTAAACCTGCTAATGCAGATGTTGGTGCACTAAATGCTAACTGCTCTTCAGTACCATCATAAAAGTTTCTAGGTTTTCTTTCATAATTAAACCTTGCTAGTTTTCTAATACCAAAACCTATTCTATAATCAAATGGATATTCAGGTGTATTATCTACAACAACAGGAATATCATATAAACCATTTCCATCTCCTGTTCTAACAAAATAAGTTGACTCATCAGCTTCTATAGAGTTGTTTATATCACCAGCACCGTATATAGTACCATACTTTAAAAAGTCTTTATAAAGACCCTTAAAGAATTGTTTATTTTCCCAACCTTTTTTAAGTTTAATTATTTGGTCTTCTGGAAGAGTATCTATTTGTGCTTGAAGGGGTGTATAAAATAGAATAAAGATGACCAGCAGATGTATACATTTTTTCATATATATAAATTAATTGTTTACTAAGTACTGCTGGTTTATAATATAATATACACAATCTAAATGATCCTTAAAAATTATTTCACTGCAAATTTGACGTGTAAACCTTATTTAATATAGAAGTCATTATTTTTTTCAAAAGAAAAGTATTTTTGTATTGAATAAAGTAGAGGTAAAACATCATACCAGTTCTTTGCTAATTTTAATTCTCCTTTTCTTGGCTTATTTTGATAAACAATAGAGCTATCCTGTAAGAACTCTTCATCAGATAAAAATAACCACTTAATAGGAGTCTGTACAGTTAACTCCATAGCTTCACCAAGCTCTCCTAAAGTTCTTGTAGATGCAATAGGTGTCTTGGCCATTTGATATAGTTGTTGAAATCCACCAAGTCCTGGTACTGGAACAAACATTACCATCTCTTTTCTAGATCTAACTGCAGTATAAGCTATAAAGTTTTTAAGTTTTCTTTCTAATCCTTCATCATCATCATCTGCTCCTTTTAATATTGATGTTAAAATAAATAAGTTCATTATTAAAAACGCTTCACCCAAGGTTCTGTATACATTTTTAAGTAGCATGTTTCCTTTATTTGCATCATAAAATTCCTCACCATCTAAGTTTTCTGAGTAACCATATGCTTCCTTAAAGCTTGCACCTAGATTTGTTCCGTATGATCCCATACCTTGACCTTGCATTACTTTACCACCATACTTACTTACACCACCTAAATATTTTATAAACTTATACATAGACTTGTATCTACCTTCAATCCATCCTAAATTTTGGTCATAGTATTGTTGTTGGAATCTTGCTCTAAATGCAGGCATAACCCATTTATGAAACTGTGCTATAAGTATACCTAAGAAGTTATTCTGTATTACCATTCTATCTTCTCTTGCATAGTTACCGTGAATTTGCTTGTTAACTTCACGTATTCTGTTTCTTAATCTTGCTCTGTAAGTATTATTATAAGGTTGTGTAAATCCAGTTCTTTTATCTATAACTGTATCAAAGCCTTCTTTTAAAGTTGCTGTTTGAGTTTCAGCATCCCAATCCCATGCTTCACGTATACTCAACGTCTCATTACCATCTGTTAAAAAAGTACTATATAGTATAGCATGACCTACTGTACTTTGTGCATAGTATTCAGCACCTTGGTTAAATGAATAACCAAAGCTTGTGAATCTTTCCCATAAAGTTCCAGTGTCTTCTCTACCACTAAATGTTTCTCTAATATCTGCATCATTATCCATCATATAATAATGATCTGATAACCATTCATATAATGATAGTGGTTTCTTTATATCATAATTACCTTTCTTTAGTTTAACTTTATTTAAAGTTGCAACTCTACCCGTAAAGTCTGCAAAGTCTCCTATAGTATCAGGAGTTCTTTGGATTATCCCCTGTACTGCTGTATATGCAAAGTCTTGTTGTGCTCTCTTATATCCTTGTCCTGTAAAGTATAAACCACCCATTGCTTCAATTGCATTATTCAACTGACCAATAGTAAGGTTATTAAAGTTACCAAACACATTAAAAGCTACATATGCTAATGAAGATGCATTTACTAGTAGGTTTGTAGTTTTTTCTATAGCACCTTGAGTAATCTGATCATTATCATAAAACGTCATCTTCATATAATGATGAGCTCTTCTAGCAGCATTACTTTGTAAACCATCATAGTTTTTCTTACCAACTTCTTTTGTTATAGAGCCTTTTGCTTTATCATATAGTTTACCAACATAGGTTGTTGCACCAGGTGCTTGATACTGTCTCATCTCTATAACCTTAACTATAGCCTGAAGTGAATCTTCTATTTCACTCATTGCCTCAAAGTTCTCAGCCATTGTACTAAACTTGATCATGCTTTTGACCATGTCTTTTTCAAGCTGACCTTTTGTAGGTTTGTTTCTCAATGATGCAAACTGTGCCTCTAGCTGTGCTCTTTTCTTTTCAAATACGTTTAAAGTAATCTTACCTTCTTTTCTTTCTTGTCTAAGCACTTCCATTTCATTCTGCACCTGCTCCAAAGCACCATCAACTCCTGCTGAACCAGTATAATAAACAGGTAAAGTATCTATCAAGTTTCCATCATTATCTACTTGAACAATTCTTTGTGTTGACGTTGTTGTAAAAAACTGTCTAACACTTCTTACCATTCTTGGTAAAAGTTTTGTAAATATTGGTGGTCTTTCTGTAAGATCTCTAACTAAGTTGTTTCTTATAATTGGCACTTTACCTAGCATCTTATTCCTCACTGATTTAGGTAACGCATTAAGCATAGACTCATAATCACTTATAAATATATCATAAAAGTTTTTTCTTGCTTGACCTAACGCATCAGTAGGATTCATTATAGCCTCATACTTTTTACTAAGTAGAGAAACTTCTTGCCCTTTACTATCTATATAAGAATCTTTTGCTTCTACATAATCAGGCCTAACAGAAGGATATGATTGATTTTCTATTATAACCCCTGTAGGATCTTTTTGAGCATCCTTATACATTTTTGTATATGGTTGTTCTTGATAATATTTTCTTCTAAATGATTCATAAGCTTGTTTAGAAACACCTGATTTTTGTACCCAGTTACCCCCTTCACCATTAGACCAAGGTTGAAAGTACTCAAACTTTGCTCTTATCTTAATAAAATCATCTGTATACTTATGATACTTACCAGAACGGAGTTGTCCATCTTCATAAACTTCTGCATTCATAAAATCTCCAAATGCTTTTCTTTTAAGATAGACTTGTTTGTTGTAGTCTAGATCTTTTTGTTTAGCATTAACTAAAGAATGTACAGGTCTATATTTAATTGGCTTACCATTAATATCATATAACTCATCTCTTAAAGCAGTCTTTTGTGAATAGTATTGCTGCCCTATTCTTTGTGTATACAAACCTGTAAAGTTCCCCTCCTCATCAAACTCCAACATAAAATCATACAGCTTTTGTAAATCTGTTTCTGTATCTAAGGAAAGTATTGCTGCACCTCCTTCTCTAAGCCTCTTTTCTCTAAGTTTAACTTTATCTAAAAACTCAATTCTTTTAATTTTAAATATTTTATCCATAGAAGATAAAAGAAAATCAGCTGATGTAGCTAGATCTTTTGAATACAGTTCTGCTCCATCAATATCTGGAACCATCTTAAGTATATCTTCTATATCATCAACAGTAAATGTCTTTCCACTATGTGACTGTAGTATGTTGTTTTTATCTTGACTCATTCCATCTTGAGACAATTGTAAAGTCAAATCATAAACATAATTAAGAATAGCTTGATTTACTATACCTTCCCCTTCTCCATTTCCTTTTATTGTTGGTGCACCTAATAGCTTTACAAGTTCAATATTAATCTGACCTATCAAAGATCTTTGTGTTGCATTAATATCAGTGTTGTCTTCTATTAGATAAAGACCATCAAATGTGGTTAAGAACTTATTAAAGTTCATTACATATCTAATATAATTTGGATCTTCAGCAACATTCTTTGGATCAATAACATAAGCAGAAAACTTTTTCATTTCAGTTAATGAGTCCCTTAGTATTTTAGTATATGCAACAGACTGAGCCACAGGACCTTCTGCCTTAGCAACATTAATATATGCTAACGTGTTAGCAATTGTTTCTTTATGATCTTCTTTAGACCTATCACTAAATATATTTGCTTCAGTCATTTCCCTAACTCTAGCTTCATCAACCAAAGCTTCATAATAATTATCTAGTGCTACACTAATAGTGCTTTCTGCAGGATATAATGATGGATCTACTTGCTCAGCTAGAGTTTCTATTTCAGAATCTTTTCTATCTACATCATAAAGTCCTTCTTCTAAATCTTTAGATAATTTCTTTACTTCATCATCTGATACAGTATATGCAGCATATGGTATTACAGAATCTACGTGATTATCATTTTGAAATTGAGGATGAGATATATGACCATGAAATTGTAATGCTTTACCTTTATAGCTTAATATTAAACTTTGTACAGCATTATCTCCATAAACAATATCATATCCTTGATTTTGTGCCATTCTTCTAATTAAGCCTACCTCCACCTGATCTTGAACTGATAATGTTAATTTATCATCCTTTAATAAGTTTCCTTCTTCTAAATCAATTTTATCTTGATAGTATGAGCTTTTCTCCAGGTCTTGTTTTAATACACCTTTAATCCAAGACTTTGGATTTTTTGTCATAACATTAGCCTCATTGATTTGTATCTTTAATATTTTAAAATGACCAACTCTATTTAATATAACCACATCAGCAATACCTGCTGTGTCAGTTAATTGATCATAGAATACTACATTTGTTAGCATTCTATCAGTTGTGTTCATTGTAGTTTGTAATTCTTGTACTAAATTATTAAATGCGTTTTGAGCAAACTCAGGTGTTAAACCAATAAGTTTATCTTGAATACTTTCAAATGATTCATCAATTGCAATTGCATCCAACATTAAACTTATATCTTGTTTAACTTCAATTGTCTTTTGAGATTCTTTCTTTCTACCAACAACATCTGAGACTGACTTAACTTCTTTTCTATTTGTTAGGTTGTAAAATTTACCGTCTTTTTTATTTAAAATAACTAGTGGATCACTATTTTGTATAGCCACTTCAGGTCCTGCACTAACAGATAATGAATCAGCTTCTTGTTTTGAAGCATTTACTTTGTGTGTTAGTCTATCAATAATACGCTTTTGTAATTCATTTGATTTTCCCTTTACTCCATCTACCACCTTTTGTTTTCTAGGAGATAAATTATATTTTACTTTACCGTTAGTTTGTGATGTATCTATATTAAATACTATACCTGTTGTATTTAATAATTTAGCAATATCAGATAAGCTAGCTCGTTCAGATATATTATCTATATTGATAGTTCTACCGGTAATTACTTCATTTAAGTTTTTAATTATTTTTGATAACCACTCTAATAATTCACGGATCTTATCCATAAAACTTTGTGGTGGAGCTTCCTCATACTCATTATTATAATGTCTAGATAATGCTTGAGTAATTAATTCCATCTCTCTATCTACCGCACTAACATTTCTTTTGCTGTTATAAGCATCATCTATTTGTTGTTTCATAACAGGAAATGTTTTACCTGCTTCTGATAATAAACCCTCAAATAATTTTATATTACTTACTCTTACAGCTTCTACAAATGGGTGAAGCACCTCTTCTATTGCTATCTCATCGGTAACCCTACCTTTTATAAGAATAACATTATTCTCTACATAAAATGAATTAATTTGATCAAAAGGAACTTTTGACTTTCTCCACTGTGGTATTTTTTCATAAAGTGCTTTTGCTTCACTTACTGATTTCATAGAGACATTTAGTCCAGGAATCAGCTTCATTAAATGCATAACTACGTGTCTTGTTCTAGGCTTGTCCCAAGCTCTTGATGACTCAAGCATATCTATTGGGCTAAACATGCTGCTGTCTATACTTACAGTATATGTCTTTGGTGTTTTAGAAATAAGCACTGACTCAGCCGGAATATTATTTATATCTAAATATCTTTCTAACCTTCTTCTATTTGCTTCAACTAATTCATTACTTGGTTGTAAAGTATCTCTGTCAGTATTATTTATAAAATACTTACCTTGAAAGCTATGTATAATACTAAGTCTTCTTAGATTGTTTAGTAATGACTGACCAAAATCTAATTGCTTTAAGTTATAAAGTGTTTGTTTATTAGTAATAAATTCTATTGCTTCTGCAACAGTAGGTATTGTATCCGTTTTTGTAAATGCTTGATACTGATCAATTATATTTCCTGTAGCCGCATCCGTACCATACTCTTGTTTTAAAGACTGGTATTCTGCTGTATTTTTGTTATGACATTTACTCATTGCTTTCTATTAAATTCCTAATATACATTTCTTTACATAATCCTCAAAAGCCTCTTCTGATTTGAACTCAGTATTTGGACTATTATAAAAGTCCACCATACCTTCAAGAGAATCTAAATTATTATTTTCTAATATATCTCTATAAGCAACTATATCTCCTCCAACCCCAGGCACTGTAAAGATACTATTATAAAATGAACTAATGACAGGATATTTATCACTAATCTCAGTATCAAAGTCAAAGGTAAGTTGTTGTCTCTCTTCTGTTTCTACTGGCATATTTTCTTGTGCATCCACTATACCTGTTGCTTCAGTTTCAACATTTTCTTCTGCTTGTTCATCTGACTTTAATATAGAGTCTAATAAACCGGTATCTGAAATATTAATGGCTTTTTGAGAATCTTCAGCTGTAAAATTGATTTCATCTTCTGTTGCTTCAATTGTTGCATTTTCATTTGCTAATGCTTGATTTTGTGGTGAATTTACAGGAGGTGCCATTTGCTCTACTGTCATTGCACCAAATGATTCTGCACCGTAAGCACTTTTCATTTCACCTTTATTCCTGATGTTATCCCTATTCTCTAAAGTAGTAGGTCTTTCTCCAAACATAAACCCAATACCATTTTGATAATAAGAACCTTCCATTTGACTTAGTTTATAATTTGCTTTTTTCTTATCTATATTATCTAGTACATATAGCTGGCTAAAACCGGTTATTGCATCTGCAAAATTTATATATCTAGGTAATGCATCTGGGTCACCATCTTTATCCATAGTATAAACTACATTACCTTCTTTTGATGTGTAACGTGAATTTATATCTAAAGGATCACCAACCGTAATTGTTTTAACTTTTGAGTTAGTTGATGCAGATTTAAAATAACCATTCTCAAAATAATCAACTAAGTCATTACGCTCAGCACCAAATGTTTCTAACCAACCTTTATTAGTTAGAAAAACATCATTAACATTGTTAATTTGTTGTAAGTATTCATCCATCACAAATGGAGAAATAGCATCTAACAAACTTCCCTTAGCTGCCTGTAAACCATCTTTAACCATTATATAGTTAACTATAGTCATAGCATCTTTTCTTAAAAGTGGGTTGCCATAAAGTTTAGTAAATGATGTTTGCAAATCAACTTTTTGTTCTTTATCTAATCCTCTCCATGTGTTAGCTTGTAATAAATTCATACCTGTAATGTTTGTTTCTGCAAACATGGGTACCATAGTAACAAAACTTTCTAAAAAGAAGTTCCCCTTATCTGCTTGACTCAATCTATTAACTGCATCAAATATTGAATTCTCAAATTCATTAGGGTATAGTAATTGGTTTGTAAGTGTTGCACCATCTTTTACTTCAGACTCCTTAGTCTTTTGTCTATAAGCTTGTATAGTAAAGAAAGAAAGCATATCTCTTTTTACTTTCTGTTGATCTAATACAGTAAACGTTTTTTTGTTAGTGCTTAAATTTCTAGAAATCTTTTTATATATTTCATTAAATGCTGGAGTACCTGAAATAAATGTAGCAGGAATTAAATTAAAAGCAATTTGATTAAATACATCTATATTTGATTTAACCCAACTATTTTCTAGTATTGGGCTAATATCCATCATTGGTTCTTGCGTACCTGGTAATACACCTATGTCTCTAAAGTCATCAACTCTTTTTTGTATATCACTAAAGTTAGATCCAATACCACGGCCAGACATAGAAGTTATAGAAGCCATTTTACCAGTAAAACTTGATATAGAATTTAAATTGTTTATAACAAGCAATATAGATTTTTGTTCTTGTTTAGTAAGTTCTTCTCCTCTTACAGCTTTTTCTATTGTTTCTAATCCAACCTGTGGACCAGCGTTAACTTTCTTTAAACCTTTAAGTTGTTGTTTTACTAATGATGTAAAGCTTGCATCAAACTTATCTACTTTGTTATTAGCTTCAGCAAATAAGTCCCTAACTAATTTACCATTCAGTAATAAAACAGCATCAGTTAAAGGTACACCTAAGGAAACTGCATTTACTGCAAGACCAACTGCTGATGGATGCATTCCTAATTTAGCAACATAGTTTTCTTTTGAGTTATCTGTAAGCATTGTTATTATAGAAGATATCTCATCTTGAATTCTTTTGCCATAAGTGTTTAGCTTTGTACCAAAACTATCATATGTTTGCCCTCTTAAATTAAATGCTAAGCTGCTCTGTATGTATCCTCCTTTTGTTTTAACAATTGAGCCTCCTACATTAATTTTATACTCACCTAATAAACTTAAGTATAGGTTTGGTGATACAGCTTTACCAATAGCAGCTCCTTTGTTTACTTCAAAAGATACTATCTTACCTGTAATACTATCAACATCAATATTTTCATTATCTAATCTAGCAACATAATCTGGTGCAACCTTCTTTAATTCTTCATAAGCTTCTTCTATAGCAGTCAAAGAAGCTGGTGTAACTGATATCTCTTTTACAGCCTCATTACCCATTAACGCATACTTATAATCTAAAACATCATTGTTTAAAGGTGCTTGATATGGCTCATCATTTTTCTTTACATAATCGTTATACTGTGATCTTGTAATTGGAAGTCCTAACCTTGAGGCAGCCTTTATTGCTCTATCTGAAAAATCAGAATCTATAAGCTCTGCATCAGTAAATGAATCTTCTAACTTACTTCCTTGATCAGTAAAAGAAGCAGCAGCCTGTGAATATATTGTATCCTTATTTACAGCTTGATTTATATATCTTACATAATCTGTATATTCTCTACCTGGCGTCTTACCATAAGCATAAAAAGTATTATCATTCTTATCATAATAAGATTCTTTTATTTGCACATATGCTGTATCTATATCAAAATCTGCTCCTGATATCTGAACAAGTTCAGAGGCAAACATTGCAGAAGACCCATAGTATGCAGGCATAAAATCTACAAGCTTTACATTCATAGAAGAATGATTATCTTGTGAAGGTATACGTACAGCAAACATTTTACCTATAGAATCTGGTATAGCAACATTAGGTTTTCTTTGTAATTGATTATATATATCAGCACTATGTGCAGCAAAAACTCCTTCACTATAATATTGTCCAGTGCGTTTTCCATTCTGATCATACTCAGCTAGTTGATACCTTAATCTATCTCTTACTAAAATTCCTTTTCCATTAGATGGAAACTTAAAGTCAGCACCTAAGTTATTTACTTCAAGATTTAAAACAGTTTCACCTTCTGGTACACCACCTCTTATAACTTCATTTCTACCTAACCTGCCGTTATCCTCCATACTAAAGACACGTCTAAGTACAGTAAAACCTTTGTCTGATACTAAAGCTAAACCGTGACCAGGTATCTTCTCTTGAAATACACCTTGACTAAAGTAACTCATAAATAACTGTTCAGCCTTAGCAATACTAATAGGATTGTTTATATTGTATTTTACTTCACCAGTTGTAGGATCAACAGTAAAAAACTCCATAAGATTCGTGCTAGCTTTAGATGCTTTTAATGAGTTTATTGCATACTTTAAAAAGACTTGTAGATTGGGTGTAATAGTATTTTTTTGCTTGCCTAATGAAAACTCAGACATTAAACCTTCAAAAGTATATATAAGATTTCTTTTGTCTTTAAACTTTAGTACAATTCTTTTACTTAACGTTTTATTATACAACCTTCTTACATCACCAATATCTTTAACATTAGGCATTCCTTTTATTTGTACAGGTGTGCTATCTATTTGTTCAGATGTAGCCAAAGCTTTTATCTGAGATTGCTCAGTTATTATATCTTTATTGGTTTTTGTTTTTACTTGCTCTCTAAAATACCTTGCATCTAATTGTATTGATGGTTCTATTATATCATTTCCAAATGATTGCACATTAGTCTTTAACATTTTAAAAGCACTCTTTGGTCCGGCAAAAGTAATATCACCTAAGTTTCTTTCCATTGCTTCCATGTTTAATCTTAACCTATTCAGATCAGGATTATTTTTTGTAAGATCTTCCGTTAAAGCAATAGCAGAAAACTTTATATAAGTCTTACCATCAAAGTAAACATACTTCTTAGAGTTTAACATTTGATTAGTTTTAGCTAAACCTTGAGGTCCATATAAATCTTCTGCAGTAAGAGGTGTGCCATCCTCAATTTTGTCCAATGCTAGTGCTCCAGCTTTTGTTAAATTTCCTAGTGATGATTGTGCATGTCTATGAAATTTAACTGTTGTAAATACTTGTGCATCTGCATTATCTATTGATTCACCATTAAACTCAGAAAATATTGTTGGCTCATTTAAAATTATAGCATTTATATTTTCAGTACTTTCAAATACACCAAATTCAGGATTAGATACAGGAGAATATATACTATCTCCAGCAGCATTCTGTCCTTTAGCTCTTTTAATTTGCTTTATAGAATCTTCAAGTATTACAGCTTGATCACCTAATAATAATTCATTTAATGACTTAGTATTTAAATAATCATTTAAAAATATTTGTTTTAAGTTATGAGTTTTATTATCTGTTAAGTTAAGTTTTCTAGATGCTGCTCTTGCATTTTGTTGTGCTACAGCTCCTTCAACTCCATCTAATAAACCTTTCTCTAAAAGTCTAGATATTTTACTATCTACTTCTAAAGTGTTTACCATCTCCATAAAAGATTCAAACTTTTTATCAAGCTGGGTTTCTATTATTGTGTTTATACTCTGACTACCTAAAGCTTCTTTAACTGCCTTATCAAAAGAAGGTGGGTTTTCTTGTGTAGCAGATATCTCTAGTGAATCTTTTAGCTCTTGAGAGATTAAATCTTTTGCATTAAACATAAGATTCATTCTCATCAAACCATCCTGATCTGGAACATTGTAACCTTCTATTGCTTTTGGGATCTGTATTACATCACCTGTCTTAGTAGTAATTTCTTGAAAAGGTAAATTTCCTTCCTCACTATTTTCTCTGACAATTCTATTATACTCATTTTCTATAAAATCAGATACATGACCTAAGTAGTCAGGAGATATTCTTAACCCTTCATCTACTGCTTTTACAACAGGTAATAATACTTGATCATTTGTATTAGAAGATTCCATTATCCTAATTAAGATTGGTGCTACTGCAGCAGAATCCATTTTAGTTTTTAAAGTGTTATTCCTAGAGTTATAATCAAACAAGTAATTGTTTATAATAGATGTAGTAAGTTGTTTAGGTGTAAAACTGCCATACTCTGTTGTACCTATAACACCATCTTGATATGAATCTAGATTAGCACTTCTATCTAATGTCTTAACTTCTTTTAAACCAGATAACCTTAAAATTTGTAGCTGGTTAGCTTCTGACATGCTTAAGAATTCTTCACTATTTAATAGATAATTATTTTGTAAAAATTTATCTGATTCTAATCTATTTATCTCAGCCTCTTTATTTAAATTATAAACTTTTTCTAAATGAAATGTAGGCTTCTGATGTGCATTGACTAAATCACCATTTACATTTCTAAATACTGACAAACCAACTGTCTCATCAAGCAATGCATTATTAACAGCTAATTTTTTTAATCTTGAAATTGCCCCTTCATTTTCTGAATTAAATAAATCTCCATTTTCTTTAATAATATCTTGTAGCCAAAACATATCGGCTGCTAGAATAGGCTTTACTTCATTATTGAATTGAAGTATAGATTCTTGATTGCTAGTTTCTGTTTGATTTGAGGCAGACAATATACTATACTTAACATACAACGGACTTAACTTAATGCCCACACCTTCAAATAAATCTTGTGCTAATTTTTTAGATATGTTATCTAAAGGAACATCCTCATACCCTTCTGGTTGAATTAACTCATCATAAATAGCATTAACTGATCTTGTAGCAGCTTTTTTCTTTTCTTTATTTATTTTCCAATCTAAAGACTTAGTTGTATAAGCTTGACCCCATAGTTCATTTTGAGTATGTGTGTCATCTCTCTCAGCCGCTGAAAAAGATATTACTTCATTGGTATTGTCTTGTTGTAAGAATATCCAATTTACTTTATAGTTAGTAAATCCTTTTGTAATTTGATTAAACAACAAAGGATTTTTGATTTCCTGAGGCAGTTGTATATCAGATATCTCAGATACATCATGATAATTTATTCCTATATCATTAAATATGCTTTCTACTGCAGCTTTAGTATTAGGGTTATTACCACTAAATGTATACATGCGTTGTAATATCTTTAGAGGATCTGTCTCATTCTTAACAGATTTGATTATACCATTGTAAGTTTTAAAAGAGTTTATTGGTATAACTAATTTTTCACCACTTTCTAATTGCTCATTACCAAATGCATCTGTATATGGCATTGTTATAGTAGAAAGGTATTGTCTTATATATGTTGGTAAAGATGCCAGCCCTCCACTCATATATGCTTCTTTACCAAACTGAGTTACATTTCTTAATCCTTCATTGTTTTCATACTCATCAATATTGTTATCAATGATTTGTTGTTGTACATCTATAAGTTGTAAAACTTCAAATACAGATTTGTATACTGGGCTATCTTCAATCTTTTCTGATGCATTAAATGTAAGTGCATCATGTATTCTTTCAAGTTGCTCAATGGCCGCTATATTAGAAGCTTCTTGAGAAGAATTATACTTACTATTAATTGGGTTTGTTACGTTATATAACCAAGCAAAATCTTCTAGTACATCTTCAAATATATCTGCATTACTTATTTCTGGATCTATGTTTTCAGTTTTTCTACTAACATAACTAGCAGCCATACTACTAATTAAATTATTAGCAATGTTACTATCTAGATATAAATAACCTTTACTACCATTAACTTGCAAACCTTCGTATGGTAATATAGCATTAGCTATAATTACTTGTGGGCTTGGGTCTAATGTAAAATCATTAGCAACTACTGATGCTTGTGCATATTTGGCAGAATCAATATTCTCAAACAATGTTTGCAGTTTATTTTTATTGTATGTACTAAATAATGATTTAAACCATTCTATTATTCTTGTAAAGAATGATTTAACTTCTGCATCTATTTTTGTTTCTTTAGGATTAGTTTTAAATATTTCAAACTGATCCGCCATGTACTCTTCATAGTATCTGTTTTCTAATTCTATATCAGACATATTAGCATAAGTGTCTGCAGAGTTTCTGAACTTTTTTAGTTCAGTTGAAATTGATTTGCCTTCTGACCTAAGTGATTCTCTCTTTTGTTTTTTAGCAAAAGACAATAAACTTTTTTGTTCTTGTGGTGTAAGTAGCATCCTATATACACCATGAAAAGCTTCATGATATCTAAAAGGATTAGATGCTCCAGTATATAATGTACCACTTGCTCTTAACCCCCCACTTACAGAAGATAGATCTAAAGCAAATGCTCCAACTCTAACTCCACCAGCTTTCATATTATTACCTAGTGATTCAATATCAGCTATATTAATAAATGAAGGCAAGTTTGTTTTAGCCCACTCAGTAAATATATTGATGTCTTCTACATCTCTTTTGGATAACCTAGGAGATAAAATTTTATTAGCTGGACCAATCAGGTCCTCTCTTTGCTTTAATAAGTCTTGATATATTTTATCTTTTCTTAATGCTCTTACCTTTTTCTTTTCACCTACTTGTTCAGATATCTCTAATTCTCTTTCAGCTATCTGATTATTTATTGCATCTATAGGAGTTTGTGCAATTAGAGTAAGGTCAATATCATTTTTTTGATCTTTAGTAACTGTAACTTTTAATATATCTTCAATCTCTTGACTCTTGGCTTGACGTATTGCCCTCTCTCTTTGTGAAAGTTGTTGACCTGTTTTAATTTTATCAGCAATAGATTGTATTACTTTAATTTCTACTACACCATTATTAGTAAATTCTAAAAATGCTTCACTAGATATAGTATCATCTTCAGACTTGTCAAATGCTTTTTCAACATTTTCTTGACTTATCTTATCACCAAGATTAGTAATTGCTCTAGCTCTTGCTCTAGCAGGATCCTCTCTTCTTTCTTCAGTATCTTCTACTCTTTTTAATTTATCTGGCTCAAGTTCTGTTCTAGGTCTAGCTAAGAATATACCTTTATCTTTTGTAGCTTGGATAGCACTAGCACTTGCCTCAACATTAATAAACTGACCTGTTCTAATTTCTGGACCTAGCTTGGTAACTAAGTCTTGCATTAACATGTCTATAGAAGCATCTAATGGTATTGACTTTCTAAAGTTGTTGATACTTAAAGTCTCTACACCAACCTCATTTCCTTTTGGATCACTAATAATCTTTTCAGAAAATCTTTCCAAATGCTGTATTGTAGTTCCTTGCTTTTGTTGATCAGCTGCATTATAATATACTTTGCCTTTTTTACCTGTATACTTATTAAATAGATCTGCTCTTAATGCCCCATCAGGTGCAACATCTATAGTTACATTTACTCCTTTTGGCCCACTAATAAAGAACTCACCATAATCTTTAATAAATTGTAATTTAAACTCATCATTAAAACCTTTGTCTTTAATAACTTTCTTACCATTCTTAGTAGTCATGTTATCTTTATTAGCAACACTTGCTTGCTGCAATAAATCATTAAACATTTTAATTACAGTATCTTCTTCTACTCTAATTGCTTTTGCAGTTGCTAATGTCATTAATCCGTTAGGCTGTTCAATAGGCATTATATATCTATCAGTATAACCTCCATTTGGACCAGTCTTATCACCGCTTATCATTTTATTCCAAAGACCTGCATCTTTAAGATTATTTTCTATTCTATCTGCCAATTCAGTTTTAGCATCAGATTTTAAATTAGATATAATTGTAGGTTCATCACCTACCATATTACCAGCAGAATCTCTTTTTATATCATAGATAATTATAGCACCATCTGTAGTAGTACTTTGAGATAATTGACTTAATGAAATTTCTGGGTTAGTTCCTTTTTTATAAGCAGGTATACCATCACTTCTTGTTATCTTTAACCCTTCTGATAAAGTACCTACAGTCTGATCCTTAGATATCATATCATTAGCAAATGAAACTAGAACTGCCTGTGTATCATAATCATTACTAACTTGATCTAATGCAGATTGCATACCTTGATTGTTGCTTGAAGGTATAATTATGTTTTTAGCAAAATCAGTTGTCATAGCTGATGGAACAACAACCTTACCTTTAGCATCAACAAAATATAAAGAATCATTAGGTAAGAAAGCAATAGTACCTTCACCCCTTTCATTTACAAGCCTGCCTTCTATTATAGGTAGCTTGTTGTCTGTTAGCATTTTATTAAAATCTACAGTCTGATCTTTACTTAACTTAAGAGCAATAGTATATCTCTCTCTTTGTTTTTTAATATATGGGTTAGCCTTACTTTCATCATTACCATAAAATCTATTATCCTTTATAGGCTCATTTATCATTTCATTCTCTTGAATGTCCACAATTAAATTTTGGAAATCAGCAGGTGTCAATGAATTAAGAAGAAACTTATAAGCTTCTGGTGATAAAGGAGTGTATGCTTTGGTTACTCTATCAGAGTATAACTTGTATGTATTAGTTGGCAAAGTATCAAAAGATAATTTTTCTAATTCATAATTAACAAAGAAATCTAATTCACTTACAGGTTTACTATTGTTGTATCTTGTCTTATAGTCATTAGTATAAAACTCAGAAGGAACAATACTAATCATACCTCCCTTATTAGCTGTACTATTTATTCTAAATTCTTCACCTGTGTTTTTATCATATATAGACATGCCTTTTGACACAGCTTGTCCATCAAACATAAACGTAGAACCATCAGATATTTCTCTATCAAGTATATCCAATAATCTTTTAGCTTTAGATAGATCTGTAAAAGTACCTGTCTCTCTTATATCTGTTGATATAATATCTAACTGAACTTGTGATAAGCTACCTCCTTGTTTATCTATAATCTTATAAAATGACCCACCATCAGTTACTACTTCTGTAATGTCAAACATTACACCTTCTGCTACAGGGGGTTTTGATTTAGATACAGTTTGACTATTTTCAGTAGTAAATATATCCATTGTTAGGTCTAATGCATTAAGTATATCTACAACTGTTGGATCTTCTAATGCTACTTTACTATTTAAATAATCTTGAAAAC